ACCTGTTATGCCTTGGATACCTTGAGTTCCGGTAGTTCCTTGAGTTCCAGTAGTTCCTTGAGTACCTTGAATACCCTGTGCTCCTGAAGTTCTAGTCTTTAGTGTACCGTCTGAAGCTCTTACAAGAAAATCTGTTAATGCATTATCTGTGAGAGGAGTCTCAAGCTTTAAACTTCCTGAGACGGTAGTAGTTGATCCGGAAATACCTGCTTCGATATTACCGCTTGCATCTACGTTAAGGAATGGTGTACCTGATATATCTGAGACTGTAAAGATATCTCCTGTTAGATCATCAGTAATTTCGAATAACCTGCCACTGTTTCCGTCTACGGCAAAAACTGTTGTATTTGCTGTAGATCCTGAACCTTGAACTAGCAGAACGTTAGCTCCGCCTTTTATAATTTCACTTCCTGTTACTCTTAAAATACTGCCGTCAAAAGTTAAGTTAACCTCAGCGTTGGCTGTATTAGCACCTGTTGAAGTTAGAACCCTGCTACTAGAGAAATTAGTAATTGTAGTAAATCCAGGTCCTTGGATACCTTGAGTACCTTGGATACCTTGAGTACCTTGGATACCTTGAGTACCTGTTGTACCTTGAGTTCCGGTAGTCCCTTGGGTACCAGTAATACCTTGAGTACCAGTTATACCTTGGATACCTTGAGTTCCGGTAGTGCCTTGAGTTCCGGTTATACCTTGTCTTCCTTGAATTCCTTGGGTACCGGTGATACCTTGAGTACCTGTTGTACCTTGGGTACCTTGAGTTCCGGTAGTACCTTGGGTACCTGTTGTGCCTTGATTACCAGTAATACCTTGAGTCCCTTGAATACCTTGAATACCTTGAGTACCTTGAATGCCTTGAGTTCCGGTAGTACCTTGAGTACCTGTTATACCCTGTCTTCCTTGAATACCTTGGGTACCTGTTATGCCTTGGATACCTTGAGTACCAGTTATACCTTGTATACCTTGGGTACCTGTTGTACCTTGAGTACCAGTAGTGCCTTGAGTTCCGGTAGTACCTTGAATACCTTGGATACCTTGAGTACCAGTAGTACCTTGAGTTCCGGTAGTACCTTGAATACCTTGGATACCTTGAGTACCAGTAGTACCTTGAGTTCCGATAGTACCTTGAGTACCTTGGGTACCTTGAATACCTTGAGTTCCGATAGTACCTTGAGTACCTTGGGTACCTTGAATACCTTGAGTACCAGTAGTACCTTGAGTACCTGTTATACCCTGTCTTCCTTGAATACCTTGGGTACCTGTTATGCCTTGGATTCCTTGGGTACCTGTTGTACCTTGGGTCCCTTGAATTCCTTGAGTACCTTGAGTACCAGTAATACCTTGGATACCTTGAATACCTTGAGCACCCGTTGTGCCTTGAGTACCAGTAGTACCTTGAGTTCCTTGAATACCTTGGGTACCTGTTATACCTTGAGTACCAGTGGTACCTTGTCTTCCTTGAATACCTTGGGTGCCTGTTATACCTTGAATTCCTTGAGTACCTTGAGTACCTGTCGTACCTTGTGTGCCTTGGGTACCTTGGGTACCTTGAATACCTTGAATACCTTGTGCTCCAGTTGACCGAGTCTTAACTGTTCCGTCTGCGGCTAGTACTAAGAAGCTAGTTAAGGCGTTATCAACCGGGACAATACTGACTGAAAGACTTCCTGAGATAGCTAGGCTACCGGAAATTACCGAGTCATCTTTCGATAGGATGCCGTTCCGGGCAACAAACTTATTATTAGCCATAGTTTACTCCTTTTTCTCTATCCAAAGGACGGTTGTTATTGTTCATATAAATATGTTACATATATCTTAGGTGACCCTTTACTGTCCAGGTTCCGGCCGGTACTGCTAAGACTATGTTAGCATTAGATCCGGCAAGAGTCGGAGTGAATTCTGCACCTTCAGTACTCCCTAAATCTAGGGTAGAGACATCCTTCCATTCGATATCCGAAACGGTCCAGACCGAGGTCAGAGTGCCGGCTCTTTTGTTGCTTCCACTTACAATTAAGTAGTCTAAGAAGGCTCCTTCATATGAACCTGTACTAATGGATTTAACGGTAAGGGTAGTCGTACCGGATACTAAAATACCCTCCTGTACTACCGCAGCGCTTCCTCTAACGGTTAAGCTTCCTGAAGCTATTAAACTTCCGGATACATTTACTGATCCGTTAATATTTAAGCTACCGGTGATTAGTGCATTAGTAGTGACGATGGTCTGGATGCTGGAATCGTCTCTTTCAAAGTATAGCTTACCGTCGGCGGTGTTGATGGCTATTTCACCGGGCTCTAGCTGGGCGGTGGTAGGGACTTTGCCTGATACTGAAGATCTTTTCAGTTTTATGTTCTGGGCCATAGAGATGGAACTTCTTTAAAGGGTATTTACCTGCAAATGTCTATATAGACTCTTATAAATAGGAAAGCCGGCTGTTGCCGGCTCTCTTAATCTATAATAAGTTTCTTTAGAACGTTCCTCCGTCGATTACCGAAGTTGCTACGAAAGTTCCGTCAGCTTTATATCCAACTAGTGTTGATACTTCTATAGCTGAGTCTGTGTTTGCAAGAGCTCCTAATCTGTTTGATCCGTCTCTAAAGATTACTCTAGAAGAAGTATCAATAACTCCTGTTAATCCGGTTGCTACAAATCCTGTAGAAGCAGTGATTGTACTACCGCTGATAGCTCCTGCTACAGTTACAATACTTCCGTTGTCGGTTATTAATGATGCTACTAACCTTCCGTTACTGTCTACTTTCTGAATGCTGTTAGCAGCAGGAGAAGCGTTATCGTAAGTAGTTAGCCTGTAATGAGTTGATCCGCTTACCCCTGCATACCAGTAGTCTGAAGTAGCGTTCCAAAGGAGTGAACCGGTTCCGGCAGTTCCTGTTGTATCTACTACCTGTATACCTCCGTCAGCTACTGTTCCTACAGCATTCAGAACGATGATGTTATCACCGATGTTGACAGTAGTTGAATCGATCGTCGTAGTCGTACCCTGTACCGTGAGGTTGCCGGGGATGGTTACGTTGTTGCCTGCAAACGTTGTGCCTTCGATTAAGGTGCTACCGTTTTGAGAAGATATCGATAGGTTGCCAGTAGCACCGGTGTGGGTGATGGACTGGTTACCGTTATTGTTTAAGACAAAATCATTGTTGGTAGTATTACCATTGTTCATGACGTCGTCAAGAGTCATTGCCATTGGGTTAACTCCGCCGACTAATAAGCTATCGATAGAGGCGCTTACGAAGTATCCCTGTAACCATTTATCTGAGGGTCCACCGATGTTAAAGGTGGCATTAACAGAAGGAATAATACTTGAACTTACATCGGCCTTGAATGCTATAACATCTGTTGCAGCATCTCCTAAGTTAATATTTCCGTTTAGGTTTGTTTGACCTCCTACTGTAAGGGTGCCTGTTAGGTCTGTATTACCATCTACATCTAGGTTGCCACCAGCGTAGAGATATCCCGAAGAAGAAACTCCTGTAGTAACGGTTAGTGTAGCTCCTACCGTTGTATTTCCTGTTAATGTTGAAGTTCCTTCTACGTCTAGGTTGCCTCCGGCGTAAAGATACGTTGAGGAAGAGATTCCCGTAGCTACAGCTAGAGTTCCTGCAATAGTAGCGTTGCCGTCTATATCTAGAGCTCCTGCTGCATAGAGATATCCTGAAGAGGATATACCTGTTGCAAATACAGCTGTAGACCCGCTTACGTTATCTCCGAAGATATTTAACCACCTTTTTGAAGTACTACCCAGGTCAAATGCACTATCAATGTCCGGTACAATTGAAGAAGATATCTCTCCTCCAAAGCTAATAAAGTCGGTATTGGCATCACCTACTGTAATGTTACCTCCGATTACTACGTTACCGCTAATCTCAGCGTTGCCGGTTAGCTTTAAATTAGAACCGGTAATGTTTCCGGTTGTATTAATATTTAAAGTCGTAGCATCTAAAGCTGTTCCAGTAACTTTTAAGTTACTTGTTGCTGCGATAGCTCCTGCGTTGTTAAAAAGTACTTCAGTGGTACTGCCCGGTGCGGTGATGCTGGCTAGAGAGAGGTTCGTTAATCCTGAACCGTTGCCTGTAAATGATCCGCTGAATGAACCCGTAGCAGTGATGCTAGAGATAGTAGTACCCTCTAAGTTACCTGAAAGGTCTAATGCAGTACTGCCGGCATTATTAAGAATGAAGAGAGCCTGGGAGTCAGTCTTGTAGTAAGGTGTTCCGTTTAGTGTAGAGTTAAACGAGTTTGCTGCTGCAGTACCTTGGGCTAATCTGCTTACAGGAGTGAAGGTATTGTTGCCGTCTGCATTAGCAATGAAAACTATGTTCTCTACTCCGCCAGAACTTCCTGAAGCAAAGATTAGTTCACCCTTCGTTACAGCGATGGTGCTGCCAATGTTTCCTATACCGCCTCTACGTAATAATATTTTTTGTGCCATTTTTGTGGTGCTGTTTGAGTCTTAATATAAATATCAATAAAAACCTCCTAAATCTAAATTAGCATTACTGCTTCGATCTGCAAGGGTGCCTAGGTTCTGAATTGTTAGGCTGGCTGAAACTACTTGGGATTGAATCTGTGCTTTTACGATCTCTATAGCTCCTGAGACTATCAAGGCACTCTGGCTTACTGCAGTTTGATACAGTACGGTTTGCCCTTGAACTGAGAAGGATCCTGTTATATTTAACGATCCTGATGGATCTAATTCTCTTAGGCCTATCCTTGACATTTTAATTAAACTTTCCTATAAGTAAAACTTCATCTACTGTCTGTAAAACTGCACCAGCTTGTTCAAAGAATCCTGCAACATCAAGTAATACGTCAATATCAGCACCTACTTGAGTGACTGAGGTGATTTGAGAATCTGGCACTCTTCTACCGTTAATATAAACTTCAAAATCCTTAGTTGTAATTGCAGCAAATCCGCTTGGAGGTGTTACAATCGTTCTATTAGTAAATGTAGCAGTACTGCCGGATTTAGAATTCGCTATCGTTGCATTTCTTAGCGAAACGTACACTATTTCTTCTGCTGTCATACCGGCTACGATTTGTGTTATTATTTGAGGTGCATTAAGCTGACCATCGTAGAATCTTACTGCTCCTTTATTTTCAAAAGACGTAGACTGTACCTGTGTTCCATTAACATCGGTTACAGTCTCAGCACTAAAGAGGAGCTGGGATTTAGAGTAAAATTTCTTAAGGTTAGCCTTATCTCTATTATACGTATCTGTAATTATATATCCATTTAACTTAATGCTAAAAGTAGCTTTTACTCCTCGGTCTTGGCCCTGGACCATCTCAATAGTAGGAGTAAAAGAATCGATCATAGCCCGGAACCTGTACCGGTCTTTATCCCCCCAGTATGAGTCCGAAGCAAAGTTCAAAGCCTCAATGAGTTTATCACACTGCTCGACGTAGTCGGTGAAAACAACGCACTGGTAAGTTACCGTAACATAGTCAGGAATGACTACTCCGTAAAGTTCTTCAGAAGGATTCCTGTTCCCAAGGAGTGAAAACCTGTCGTATATATTTCTCTTTGAATACTTTTTCTGATAAATCACAAAGTTGTTAACCTCGTTACCGTCTAACTTATTGCCTAGGTTCCTATTCTTCTCGATGTTACTTTTCTTGAACATGATAAGAGGTACTTGCAGTTTTCCGTCTTTGTCTCTGTAGAAGCCGTCTTTCTGGACTGAAGACCATCTCTCAGGTGATCCGTAGAGTACCGGTACGTCAATCTTAGCGCCGTTTTGAATTACCGATGGCTTTATTACATTCTTAAAATAGAATACGATAGCCTCATCAATATCTTTTAACCCGATTATCGGTAGCTTTACCGTATCGTCTTTTAGAGAAATTTGGTTCGCACGGCTCTGCTTATTAGAAGCAGGAGCTAATCCTCGTCCATCATAGGGAGTGATCTGCTCCCTAGTCAGTTCGGACTGAGTTTTAGGAATAGGTTTGTTGGATTTCTGCTGTGCCATTATCTAGTCGGTAGTATTCCGAGCTTGTCGGCTCTTGTTAGATGAGTCTCACAGATTATTGAAATACTCTCTCCGTGCTTATCCCCTCTTCCGTAGTTGTAAGAATCGTCCTTACCGAAGAAGTACTGATTTTCTTTTACAAGATCTACTTCGTAGTAGTTCTCATATAGCATTATAATATCTCCGATCTCCGGTACCAGGCTTGCGTCCACTAGATCGTCTCTCAGAAAAGCAAATGAAAGAGTTCTCTGAATATCAGGACCGAATTCATCTGCGGTAGCTGTCTGATCTGAGGTCGTTAGTAGGCAATTGATAAGAACAGGCGGTAAGAAAGTCTTATGAAGAGATTCTCCGTAGATATTGGACTGGGTATCCTCTAATGAAATTTTATAGTAAACTGCTTCCTGCTGGATGATGTCTCTAAGCAGGGCCCGGTTCATTTTCCGGATCAGTTTAAAATCGTTTTGACTGCCGAATAAACTCATATCTCAGATTGCTCGATGTGACGTTCAGAGAATTGGAATTTTTTTAGGTCAGGGATTGTAGTCATTGCAGCTCTTTGTAATTCCTGGAAGGTCTCAAGGGCTGGCTTAGTGGTGATAATTTTTATCAATAGCAGACCCCTTGGTCTGTCATCCTCCTTATTAGATTTGTTATTCACGACTGCGACCTTGTCTACGCTTCTGATTAGCTGGGCGATGGTAGTAATGTCGGTATCAGGATTGAACTCTACATAGACATAAGTCTTGTACATCCTGAATTCTACCTCACTTAAAAGTTCTTCTAGCAGTATCATCCTACAAAAATAGTTAGCGGCACACTCTGAAGTGTTGTTTTAATAAATTCACTTTCGTTGGCCTTTCTCTCTAACTGATTGCGTCTGGAGGTTTGCTCAAGCATATCTCTGAGCTGGGTAAGTAGTTCGGTTTTTTCTGTCCTTGCATCCGAAAGCAGGTCAGCCTGGTTTAAAGCAGTGTTTGACCCCGGAACTGGGATTTGCTGGTACTTTCCCCGGATATATCCTAGCAATTCTTTAGATAGAGCTAAGGTATATTTGTATATCCACTGTCTGCCTACTGAATTGATGCCTTCATAAGTAGGGTTACCGTAAGGAACTTCCCCTATATTGGTAATCAGGTTAGCCCCGGAGCCGGAAACTGCAGCTCTTCTATCATCTGTCTTAAAATATTCGAACATCATATAGCCGTCCGTCTTGGGGACCGGGAAGAGTCTTAGCTTATTGTTGATAAGTTCAAATGTGTAAGCTGATCTTCTGATCTGATCATTAAGTTCAATAGCTTGAACCTTTAAAAGATCGTAGTATGCGGGCATTAACAGGAAGTTAATACCGGGAGAGTATGATCCGAAGTCAAATGCATCCATAAGTGATTGGATGCCTGTGCCCGTACCGGCGTAAGGATCAAAGTAACGCAGGATTGCTGGTGGTGCTTCGAAGAAAACTCTTCTAATCTCTATTCCTCCGGTGATTCCTTGAGCTGTAGCCCATTGATCTAAGTCATAAACCTGTACCCCGCCCGAGACGTAAAGCGAACCGGTGTACTTAGTTACGTTTCCTCCTACTCCTGCTTCAGTTCCGTAGTTTTCAGTGATCTCCATCACCCTTCCTAAGGTTGGCTGGATCAAAGTATTGTTAAAGCTTCCTGCTTTTGAGGCTCCTTCCATCGAGAGGTAGTTCTCTCTAACTTTATACTGGAATACTTCGTTGCCGTAAGTTGTTACTGCTTCTTCAAAGCAGGCAAAGAATGATCCTGACTGCAGCTCTACATCCATCAAAGGGTAGCCTAGTCTCTGGCCACAGAACTTAGCAACTCTGTTAGCATCAGTAACAAACTCAGTATCGGTGTCGTAGAAACCGAATGGAGTTTGACCAGCTGAAAAGTTAGAAGTTCCGTTCCAAATCTGAATATCTGCCATGTCTACAGTTTAAATATAAATAGCAGTGACAGTTCAATCTCTAAAGGTCTCGTATACCTTTAAGATCGGCTCAACGATTGGGTGTCTGTGGTTCTGTTTAAGTGTAACAACACGTACGCCCTTAACCTGCTCTTCGACCCGGGTTAAAAATGAAAGACCTGTCTCTTTTTTGGTCTTGAGGTCGATCTGGGCTAGATCCCCGCATATGGACATCCAGCTGTTCTTACCTAGTCTTCCTAGCACCATCTCCATCTGGGTGTGGGTTACGTTCTGGGCTTCATCTACAATCACAAATGCATTGATAAATGTCCTACCTCTCATAAACGCAAAGGGTAGAATCTCTATCCTTCCATCTTCTACCTCACGGTCGACTTTCACCTTATCGTATAGCAGGTATAGGTTGTGGTAGATCGGGGCAAGCCACGGGTCCATCTTTTCTCTGATATCACCGGGTAGAAAACCGATATCTTCTTTAGAGACCGTAGGCCGGGTGATGATAATCTTCTCCACCTGTCCGGTAAAGAGCAGGTCTAACGCCGTCTGTACAGCCACCAAGGTCTTACCGCTACCGGCCATACCTCTTAATACTGTTACGGGGTTACTTAGAATTACTTCTTTGGCGGCCTTCTGCTCTTCGTTTAACGTGATGTTAAACTTGATAGGATTCTTTGGACGTCTCTTTGCTTTGAAGACTTCGTCTTCATGATGATTTGAGGACATGCACGTAACGTTAGTTAATATGTCAATAAATAGAAATAAAAAAGGGGCCCGAAGGCCCCTCTCTATATCATCTTACTAAGATTCTATTAGATAGTAGCTACGTCAGAGACGAAGATCTTACCGTAGAATTCTGGACGAACCATCTTCTTAGCGTAACGAGTCATGATACCTTTCACTGGTGAGAAGTTCTGTGGATCGTACACCAAAGGTGTCATCATAAGAGGAATGTAAGGAGCGTAAACGGCTCCTGTCTCTAGGAACTGTGAACCTCTGTAGCCCATAAGGATTACGTTTTCAGTCATGTATGGGTTCTTGTAGACGCGGTAGCGGCTGTTAAGTTGACCTACTTTCTGAACGCCCATTGCAAAATCCATTTTGTCGCCGTCTGTGTCAGCAGCATATCCTGGGATTGACTCGAGGATAGTTGCAACAGTTGGAGAAACTACTAGGAAGTTAGCACCTCCACGCAAAGTCTTCTGGTGGATCTTGTTGGATACCTTCTGTACTTTAGTACCGAGGGTTTGGAACCACTGACCTTGTGTGTTGTAGAAATCTGAAGTAGAAGTGGTCCAGTTAGTACCGTTCCAAATCTTGTTGTTCTCAGCTGACCAACGCTCAGTAGTAACTGCGTCTTGGATAAGCATGTCAAGAAGCTCGAGATCGATCTCCATAGAAATGTACTCAGAAAGCATTGAAGTCAACTCGGCCTCAGCGTCGATGCTGTGGTAAGCGTTCAAGTCCTGAGCGAATTCTGGTGACCATTGAGCCTTCAACTTACGAGTCTTAGCAACAATAGCTTCAGAAGCTAGGGATACGTTGATCTCTGGGATAGCAGGAGTAGTGTCTCCAGCACCGCCAGTGAATTCGAAGTCACCTCTCGTGTTGTCAGTAGGCTGCTTGTGGTACATAACTGATCCTGTGATCTCGGCAGTTACGGTAAGGGCAGAACCAGATACTACGAAGATAACGTTGTTACCAGATACAGTAGTAAGTTCTGGGTTAGTAGTTACGTCGGTTGAACCAGAAATCAGGCGGAAAGCTCTTGCACCTTTTAGATCAGCAGAAAGACCACTCATACTAACAGTTACAGTCTTGTATGAAGCAGGCAGAATGCCGTCTTGATAAGCGATAGAAGCTGAAGTAGCAGCACCAGTAGACTGAGTGATAGCTAAAGAAGCTGAGTTGATGGTGTATCCAAAGCGACCGGCACCGTAAAGGCCTCCAGCTACTTCAGTGTCAACGCCGATTTTGCTGTTGGCAGTTGATACGTTACCGTACATATTGCTGTCGGCAGTAAAGCCGTTAGCATTGTTACCGTACTTAAAGTCAAGGTAGAAAACCAGACCTGAAGGAAGGTTCATAGGCTGTACAGATACGAAATCTTTAGCAGCGATTTGAGCGAATACCTTTCTTACAAGTGGCAAAGCTACACCAGCCCACTGCTCAGCATTACCTGTAGCAGTACCGATGGCACCGCCTCCGGTAGCGTTAGCTTCCTTGATGATTTGCTTGGCTTGGTTTTCAAGCACCATAGCCATGTTGTTCTTGTCGATGTCGTTTGATAGACCCTCAAGAAGACCGGTTGCAGACCACTTGTCAGCGAGTCTACCGGCGTCAGCTTGCAAAGACTTAAAGCCTTGAGCTGATTCGTTTAAAAGAGTGTTTAATTCCATTTTGAAATTTTTATATGTTATTTAATAATTCCTGCAAGTTTTTGCATACGCAATACAGCCTGGTTAGTTTCTGTGATTACTCCTGGTTTGGTAGAGATTCCTGCAGCAGCAGAGGCAAAGCCCTTGGCTTCCCTCACTACTTCTTTCTTACCTACAGAAGAAACATTTTCACTAACTGTTTCGTATACTAGCTTCACTTCCTTCACTGTCTCGGCTTTATCAAAAGCAGCAATGACGCTGGCTTTCTGCGATTCAGATAGGTTGCTGGCTTTAAAAACTTTATTGACGTAGAGTAACTTAGCGTTAAGCAAGTTAGTCTCGTTTAAATCGTTTCGAAGAGTTTCGATGGTTGATAGAGCTTCCATAAGGTCGTCGGCAGTAGGAGCTTCTTCGCCAGCTTTCGCTGCGTCTTTTGCTCCGCCTCTGATTTTTTGAACGATCTTTTCAACTCCCATTCCGGCAGCAGCAAGAGCGGGAACAGCTGCTAAAATAGCTGCCATTACTTGCTCTGGGTTTTGAGCTGAGAAAATAGCTAGATCTGCCATGACGTTCTCTTCCATTTCTGGAGCGTGCTTCATCTCGGAAGTTAGTCTTTCCATTATTCTGTGGTAAGCAGCTTCGCCCAAGGCTTCAGCAACTCCCATCAGTTCAGCGACTTTCTTAACTTCAGCGGTAGTTCCGTATTCAACCATCTTTCCTAGGACTTCATGAACGTCCATGCCTTTTGCTTCAGCATATGTTCTCATACCTTCCATAGTTCCGGGCTTCATATGCTTCTTTAGTTCGGCAATTGCTGATTCTCTAAGAGGATCAGCTGCTTCTTCTACTTCTGCAACGTTACCGTGTGCTGTAAGTCCCTGGGGGTTGTTAAGAGTCGCTAGCTCGGCCATAAGTTCGTCGATATTGATTTCTGTATCAGTTACAGCTGTCATATCATCTCCCGTCATGTCCATAGCGTCGGCTTCTAATTCGTCCTCTTCTCCTTGTTCCTGGTCGCCCATTACTTGCATAAGTACGTCCCGGATCAAGTCCTTAAGGTCTTCAACACTCATCTCTCCTACCTCTTCTTCAGCCTCGTCTTCTGATTCTTCAGAATCAACCTCAGCTTCTTCGCCGGCTTCATCTCCTTCTACTTCACCTTCTTCTGAGTGCTCCTCTTCCGCTCCGATTGCTTCTTCAAGGGTCTCTTCTTGAACCTCCTCAGCTACTTCTTCTTCAGAAATAACGGTGGTGGGTGCATCCTCTTCTTCCATCTCTGTGAGACGTTGAGCTAAAAGCTCTTTAAGTTGAGGAGTAAGAGACTCTTCCAAAGCAAGTTTTGCGTTAGCGATAGCAGCTTCACGAATTGATTTAGCGTCGGCGATAGCCTGCTTAAATAAATCTTTGTTAGCCATAATGTTAACTTTGGATTTGTACACCCATTATATTTTGTGGGGCGTAATAGTAATTTTTTTTACTTTAAATATCGTATCATTCACGATATATTCTTATATAAATACAAATAAGTTATAAAAACAAAAAACCCCAGTCTTTCGACCGGGGCTCCCAAAGGTAGCGCCCTAGGGGAAAATTTATTTAGTCTCTAGCCTAGCTAAGGTCTTAAGATTGGCTAGCATTCTTTTCTTAAATTTGAGCTTGGTGCTCCGACTTAAGGGCTTAAATGCCGCTTTTCTTTTTTTAGCTGACCCTGCCATTACTTGGCCTTGCTTTCGGCTGTAGAAACTTTTCTGTATTCAGTCACGAGCTTCTTAAGCTCTCCTAAAGACTTTCGGGCTCTTGCCTTGGCAGCCTTAGTTTCTTTACCGTGATTGATTACAAACTCTTGATACAAAGTATCAATTTTTTCGAATAACTCTTGTGATGTCATAACAAATATAATTAAAATTAATGTTTAGGGTATTCCCTTAGTTTACATATCCTCCATGGATACGTGTCTACCGTTAGGGTAGTATAGGTCGGTTAGCTCTTCTAGCTGATCTGGGGTTAGTTCGGTTCCGTCAACAAAGGTGGCCTTATCGATGAACCACTCTAGTCCGTTTCCAAAGTCGTCTTTACCTAGTTCAATAGAATCAAAGTTTACCTGTTTTCCGTCAACCATGTATTCCCCGTCTTTCATTTCGGCCGCTTCGTTTACACTTAGCGCCTTAGAGTTAGTAGTGAGTTTGTTCTCTACTAAGAATTTTTTTAAATCGAAATTGTTCATTTTTTTTTTATTTTTTACTTTTACGCTCTAAGAATGTCACCTATGATGTTGTGAAGCCGGGCGTAAGGATCTACTACCTGCTTTACCTCATTTAAGGAGACGGGGTTTAAAAATGCTCCGTGAGTGGAGGGATTCGATACGAAATCCCAACACACAAGTTCGAAGTCGTCCTTCACCATTAAGGTATTCTCACCGATGGGCTGGACTGAGCCTGTGCCTCTTGAAGAGATACCGATCGTATGACCGCCCTTGATGATTTCTTTCACGATGTTGCCAGCTGGGGTGTTCAGTAACTCAACCTTACCCATTAGGTTATCTCCATCCCACCAAAGATCCTTCACCACGTGGGAAGCATTTTTTAGTGAGACGATAGGTGATTCCGGGTGATCTAACTCCCCGTATGCATTACCCACCTTAACGAAAGCTTCCATGTACTTCTTGACCTCTCTTGCAAGGATGTCTTTTTCGTAGATCCTTCCGTTTTGGTTCTTGGCATTGGCTCTCTGCATAACACCCACAACCTCGAAGATACCGGGTCTTTTTACGGACTCGGTGATCGTAGGACGGAAAGGGGTATATTCAATTAAGAGATTTGCCATGATTATGATTCTAGAGTCTTCTTAATTAAAGACTTTACTGCTTCTTTGAGCTGGGTTTCTTGCTGCGAGTTAGATTCTAGTAGAAAAGGACCTGGAAGGTCTTTAATTATTTTAGCGAAATCTTCTTTCTTCCACGAGGGAAAGAGCTGGTCTTTTATATCACCTAATTTACCAGCTGCAAGATCTTTAAAATCTTTTAATTTTGTATTATAAGCGTGTTTACCACTATTCTTTAACGAATTTTTATAGATATCAAACTCCATAATGTGTTTTTCAAGTTCCTCCTCCGGTGCACCGTCGCCTTCTTCGAGCCGGGGTACATTCATCGTTCCTGAAATATCGTAAGTGCCGTCTTCTTTTTGTTTCGCAGATGAATCGTAATCAGTAGTGGTGGTTCTTCGAGGATCGATACCGGGTTCGTTAACGTCATCTTCACTCATGTTTGGACTCTCTGCAAGGGCTTTAAGTACTTTCTCAAAATCTTCCTTCTTCCACTCTGGATAGTGTTCAGTTTTTGTATCAGCCGACTCACCAGCTGCCATATTTTCAAAATCTTTTTTTGCCTGCATTTTCCAAATCAAAGGATTTTTCTTATAGTGGTCTATATTTCCTTGTATTTCCTTTTCAGATGCACCGTCACCTTCTTTATACTCGTACGAATAACCAGATCCTTCCTCTTCATCTTCGTACCCCTCTTCAAGCTTAAACTTGTTAAACTCTTTTTTAAGTTCGTGAGCAGACATCTTAACGTAGTGTGTAGGATTTGCAAGCACTTTTTTTCTAAAAGCTGCTCCTACGGAGGCTGGTTTCTCAGCTACTGTATCAGCAATATCTCCTAGCTTATCTTGAACTTTGCTAGAAGCGTTTCTCTCAACCCTGTCTAGAGCAGTCTCTTCACTTAGCTTTGCTTTCTCCATCTTCTCACCGGGTTCGGTCATGGTCTGGGCGTTCTTGTAGCAAAGAGGATCTTTGATAAGCTCTTTAGCAGCTTTCTCTTTTGCTTTTGCGTACTCTTCTTCTGAAGGAGTACCGGTGATGCCTGCAGCATGAAGCTCGGCTTCAATACCGTGATCCAAAAGATCCGGTGCAACCATGTCGATAGGATCTACTTCTGGCTTCTTGTAAGCTGTTACTTCAGCTTTCTTAGCCTCTACCACCATCCCCTTGTTCTTAAGGATAGCGACGGTGTCTGCAAAGCTGTTGAATTGGGTAATGAGGTTAGAGTGTGCTAGTCTAGCATCTCTTACGAATTGTACTTTAGAGAAGTTTCCTTCTAAAATAGCATTATATTTTTCTTGTAGTGTTTTCATCTGAAATCAAACAATTTAGTGTTGGAAGGTCTCTTTGGTCTCTCTGTCTTAGTGTAACCAAAGCTCTTCATTGCGGTGACGGCTCTGTTGTCTTTTTTCCCTTTCGAAAAAGCGTAAGGGGTTTGGGGCGCTCCTATCGCTCCGGTGACGTTCATCTCGCTGAGCCGGTCTAGGATAAGTTCTCTGAGGAGCTCGGTGAATTTATGCTTTTTCATAAAGTCTTTAGCTCGTTAACAAGTTCATAGTACTGAAGGAGATTGACGATGTGATTGTCATCAATCCGGGTCTTCTTATCCAAAGGCTTGATAAGCTTTTGAACTTCGTCGATCTTGATCTTAATAATCTCGTCTTTGACCTTAGGGGTAAGAGCATTAACTTCTATAGAAATTTTCTCTAGCTCCTCGTTGATCATATTCCTAAGCTTGACCTGTGACTCAGAAGCGGTGATAAACTCTCTAAGGATATCTTTCTGCTGAGGTAGGAAATTTTCATACTCTCCGTTAAACTTCTCCAGGAGAATCTTGTAAGTAAGTAATCTTAAATCCTTATCGTACTTTGAAAACTCTTCGATCATCGCATCCTTAACATCGTCTTCGTTTTGCTTCTTAGCAGTCAAGTGCTCTAGAATAGTAACTCTGTTATCGACGATGAACTTAGGATCGGCAAGATCTTCAGAGCTTTGAGTCTCCATCAAGCAGTACAGAGCAGCCAGCGGCTTGTAGTCCCGGACCTTCATTGAGAAGAACTCCTCTAGGTCGTAAGACTCTTTGATCTCTTTGATAAGATCGTACTTCTGCTTCTTGATAGCTGTTCTATCTAACTTGTTTGAGATCTCGATGATAGTGGAGACGATGGTGTCGGCTTTGGGCTGGGATACTCCTTTGTTCTTAAGGATGTATTCGTAAAGCTTGAACTCTCTAACTAGCGATGTTTTACCTGTGTAGAACTTCTTGAGTACCTTCACGGCCGGGGAGTCTTTCCTCGATAGAGTGTCGGCAGCAATTTGCTTCACCAACAGCTCAAAAATAAGGCCTGTGTTTTTATACTTCGAATGCTTAATTTTCATGAGTATGTAAGTCTACTGATATAAATATATGTTACTTCTCTAAATCCTTAATATTGCTTTCATCTAGTAAAGTACTAGTTTCTGCAGTATGATCTTGTTCAAAGATTAGTTTTTTACGCTCTTTGAATAAATCCTGATTTTGAAAGAACACTGATTTAGTTGCTAGACTACCCTCTTTAAGTTTATCGTTCTGTGATTCATAACCGCCCTTCATATCGTGGGTACCTAGTCTGTCTCTCCCTAGGGGATCGTTCTGGGTGCCGTAGATGGACATATTTGTTCTTGGTCTGCCCTCGGGATTAGTTTCTCCTACAAGCTCATCATAGCCGGTGGGTACTTTCTGTCCGTCGACACCCTTCCTACCGTACATAGTGGCTAGGTCGTGAGGTGTGCCGTAGGATATCCCTGACTTGACAGGATCATTACCTTCGTTTTCAATTTGAGTGGTCCGGAAGGTTCTCTTCTTATCCTCTCTAATCAAATCACGCATCTCGTTGTACTGATCTTCGGATAGGTTGAAGATATTTTCGTAGATATAGTCTGATGAGAATAAAGCACTGCTCATCATCTGAGTTGCTAGATCAATCTTTTCTTTGAGTAGAGCTACCTTCTCCTGTTCGTAGATGATAGAAGGAGTTGTTAGCTTTAGTTCAAAGTTAGTAAGACTCTCTCCTTTGTACCCCTGGGTGTAAAGGTGTATAAGAGCAATCTTAGTCAGCTCTGATTCTAGGATGCGCTGGATTCTCTCTACTGTTCTAGCAAAGCGAATATCCTCGGCAGCAAGAGTTGCCTTGCCCTGCAAGTCTCCTTCGTAACCGAAGTATGCCTTGGGTATCTTAAGGGCAGCAAACATCTTATCTCTTAGGTAAGAGACGTCGTTGGTTCCGTCATACTCTAGTCCCTTGGTCGTATCGATTCTGGTTGAAGTATCACCTCCACGGACCGGGATATAGAAATCCTCGATCATATTCTGCATGTTAAAGCGAAGATTGTACTGTCCGGTTTGCGGATCTACGTACGGGGTCTTCTTCATCTGGTTGATGGTCTTCTGCATGAACTGCTCCACCTCGTTAGGGGGTACGTTACCGACGTTGATGTAGAAGGTCCTCTTCTCAGGAGCTCTCATGATCCTGTGGATAAGCATTGCATCCTCCATAAGGATGAGCTGCTTGAATACCTTCCGGGCTGGCTCTAGATAAGACCTGCCGTAGGGTAGGAAGTTAGTATCAGACAGAAGACGGAAGTGTGCTACTTCGTAGTTGTCTAACTGGATGATTTTGTCTTTGTGTCTGGGGATGTAATTAGGGTCGGTCGATGAAGCGATACCGTCAGGATCGATTGAGAAGGTGACCTTAGCTGGGGCTTTAGGGTCCTGGCTCTCGTGACGAACCATGCTATAGACGGTATAAGGGAGGACGTTGTAAACTCCGAACGTCTCAGCAATCTCTAGCTTAAGGAAGAAGTCCCCATACTTACACATATTCCTAGCCCATGACCATAAGTTAAACTCAATGTTTAAAACGTCGTAGAATAAGTTGTTGAGAATCTTCTTTACGTTCTCATCCGAGGTTTTTATCGTCAAGATGTCACCCATATCATTTCTCAGGCAAGACTCGTCAGCGATAATATCAAGGGCTGAAGCGATGATCGGATCAGTATCCATTGCCTCGTAATCGGAGTAGAGCTGAATCCTTAACGTTTGATAGTTAAGGTTTGGGTTGAAGATATTTTTGTTATTGTAGATGTAAAGTCTAGAGAAGCGGTCAACCAATGAATTGGTCTCGTAACGTCCAGTACTCTGGATGTGGTTTACGTCTGCTATCTTTAACTGATTCCCACCAACGTTACGTATTACGACGTCTGTGGAGAAAAGTCTCTGTAGTCTACTAAATAAAGAAGTGTTAGCCATTCAAAAGCTGTTTAAGTATAAATAGTCCTAACGGAGTAACCAGGTTAAATCCTCTTTTCCGTGCGGAGTATCCATAGTATACGGATTATTTTTCATATCTCCAACATTATACACAGGAGCCTGGCGGGTATTTAGGCTTGAGAAGGAAGATAACTGGGCTCTAGCCAGGTCCATACCTTGCTGGCGGAGTCTTAGGGCTGTATCTCGGACGTATAGCGCAGTAGCAAAAGCGATTATGAGATCGTCGTTATAACCGCTCTGTGCTTGAGCTTTGCCGTTTTTCCATACAAAGACTCTCATCTCCTCTAGCAGTCTCTTGGACTGAATAGTGACTGATTTATCTCTGATGTATTCCATCATCTTAGCGATTACTAGAGGACGGGTCTTCATAGACATGGTAAAGCCTGGGACTAAATTCCCTTTCTCATACTTATTCATATAGCTCTCGACCGTATCCTGGTCTGATCTAGAGGAGTAGTATAGGTTGGGGTATTCCCGGTCTAGGACCTGCTCGATGGTAGCCCATCCCATGGATGCGTTTTCAATCACTAGCAAGGCGTTGTTATATTCTGAGGCTATGCCCACTAATATGTTTCCGAAGTCACGGGGAGATACCTTGCTCCTATATTCACCGATTTGCGTAGCCGCTTCGATATCGATGATATGAAAGGTGCTGTAGTCGGCTCCGTCCCCTCTTGCTACGTCAGCCACAACCATATAAGACTTAGTGTAATCAGGGTACTCCCAGATCCATAAATTGCTATCTACTCCTCTTCTCTCGTTGGGGTCCTTGCGGTAGGTCTGCTCGTAGAAGGAGAGGTACTCAGGCTCAAAGACTGTTTCTCCTGAAGAAAGGAAGTCACAGTCACATTCCTGTGCTGCCATCCTAGGTCCTAGGTCGTTATCCTGTAAGTCTCTCCAGGCCTGGGTTCTTTCCGGATGCACGGTCCAGGGCAGACGTATGGGTATGAAAGAATTCTCTGACATCTCTGCTTTAGCCCAGGTCTGATGAAACCAGTTCCCTACACCGTTCGGGGTAGATAAAGCCATACACTGTCCTCCTGTTGCTAGGGTCTGCTGTGCAGCAGCGAAAGTCTCATCGATGTTATCGATAAACGCAGCTTCGTCAATAATCAGTAGCGATACAGCCTCAGATCTAGCAGCATCGGAGTTCGATGATTTAGCAGCGATCCTTGATCCGTTTACAAGCCGTAAAGAAAGTTTGTTTTTCTCTAAGGACTTAAGCCGCAACCAGCTCGGAAGCTGCTCGTACATAAACTGTACCTTGGTGACTAGGTTCCGGGCTGTGGCCTGGGTGGTTGCTAATGCGAGGATGTTCTTGTCCTTATGGAAGATCATCAACCACAGCGCATACCCTGATGCTAGGGTTGAGATCCCAAGCTGCCTAGATTTTAAAGTAATCAGAAATTGATTATCTTTGAACAGATGCAGGACCTTATCCTGGAAAGGGTATAGATTGAAAAGAATCCTGCCTCTCTGGGGATGCTGGATGTAGCAATACTTACGCATAAAGTATGCCGGGTCTTGGGCACACTTGGCGTATTCTTGTATTACTAACTGTTTTACATTCAGCGGCTGTTCGCTCATAATACCGTCAGTCCTAGTACCAGGGCAGCGCCCGTCCCTAGTCCGGTTAATAACCCTTTCCAGTAGTTGGCGGCTTTGCCGGCCTTCAACACTGCAATTTCTTTCTCTCTTGTCTCTAGCTGAATCCCTTTTTCAGTAATAGTTTCATAGAGAGCTTTAGTAATACCGTCTTTCTTAACGATCTGCTCTTTCTGAATATCTATGACATCTCTAAGCCCTTTAGCTTCTCTGATCCAGCTCTCAAGCTCGATCTTGCAAAGGTCACCTGCCTGCAGGTCAGCAATTACTTTTCTTGTAACCGTCTCCGGTAGGCAAACTAAAGTATCTTTATTAACGACTATAACGCTCTGCGAAATAGCGGGCAAGCTCAGCAGTAGAAAGCTTGCTAAGCTCAGCCATCCTTTTATTGAATTCATCTCTTTCTTTTTTACGTTTTGTTTCTTCTCCTTCTAATGCTTTGAGGGTAGAGTCGGCTCTGTTTTGAAGTCTTAGTGCCTCATTCTCTAAAGAGAAAACGACCGTCTTCAAAGAATCTTCTCTTGCTTCAGATGCCTCTCTTACTGCCTTCAATTCAGTCAAGTACTTTTTCTTGTAAGGGTTTAGTAAACCTGTGAACATAAGGATTGCTAGTGCAACTGCAATAACTGTGATAATTGATTGTAATTTGTTCATAGCTTAGATTAGAATCCTAGTAGCTGAGGGGCTTTGTTGCTTTTGGTAAAGTCGTTCTTAAATTTGATATCACCTGATAGTACTGCGGCTTTGAATTCTTCACGGGAGTATATCTTATAATTCCCTTGCATGTAAAGTAAAATTAAATCACTGGGTTCAGTTGCGTAGAAGTTATCAACATACCATCCGTAAAGCGTGTTGCGAATTTCACCTATATTGGCAAAATCAGATCCTGCAAAAGCGTCTTGGAATTCTCTATTCACCGCCTCTCTGACCTTTGTCAAAGTTGCAGGGTCTAAATTAGCTTTACCGATCTGTTCGAGGTACTTGGCGAGGTTAACTGCTTCCGGGATTTGCGTTATCTGTTCTAAGGATTCAATTAACTGCTTTAAGTTACCGTGACGCTCTCCTAATCTAGCTGAGTCAGCTTTAATTTCTATACTAACTCCTTCAACATCTACGTCTCCTACTGATCTTTTAACCCCGTCTTTCATAAAGAGAGCCAGGCCGTACTCACCTTTGCCAACTCCTTTGCTTGTACGGATAGAAGAGAAGTCAACTATTGGCTGTACCAGCTCCGTAGGTAGGTTTGTCTGCTTTACAAAGAAATCAACTAAACTGCCTCCAGCACTAGCTCTTAAATCACTAAGGCCGGGCATGGAGTCGGATTCAAGAAATTTAAGAAGTTTTTCTTCAGCATTCAATCTCTGGGCAGTTGTTAGTACTAGGTACTTACTTTCCTCCATACCTTTTTCGGTAAGTATTTCAGATATTTTTGAAGATATTCCTTGACCTTTGCCCTGTATCTGAGTGTATAGATTCTTAACGAATTCAGCAGGCAGATCGTCTTTGCGAGTCTTAAGGAGATCCATAAGAGCATCTACGGTGATTTCAGATTCCTCCTCTTCTTTTACTATTTCAGTATTGGTTCTCAAAGATGCTTCAGTAAGGTTAATTTTAAATAATCCTTCTAAGATACGAAGATCTTCCTCAGAGTCCAACTGCGGATAACCCTTAGCACATCTCCAAGACCATTCCTTGATTATCTTGTCGACTAAATCCATTATAGTCCTGCGAATACGTCCTCTCCAGCTCCGGGGGTAGTTGCGGGGGTTTCTGCTCCTGTCTCGGCTCCTGCTTCAGCACCGGCATCAGCACCGGCATCAGCAGCCGGTTCAGGTGCTCCTGCTCCTGCGAATACATCTCCTCCTGCTCCCTCTTCTCCTCCTAATGCATCCATTCCTGTCTGGATTGGACCGTGAGAGAGAATGATGCCGATCTTGTCGAGTGCCTGCTGGTACTCCGGTAGGTTGGCTAGGTAGTAGCGCTTGCCCTCGATATTGGCTTCAAAATTCTTACCCATCCACTTTAAGACCATATCTTGTCCGGACTTAAACTCTACCTTGAACGTAGAGGGTTTAGGGGACATCCATCCTACCTTCTCTACAAATTGCATGTACTGAGGGGTTAGGAGGTGGGTGAGAGTCTTTTGGAGGGTAGGAAACTTACCGAGAATATTCAATGTAGGGTCTGTTTGGTCCCTCTTCGGTCCTTGGACCGGGGGCTGGGCAGCCTCAATAAGCACCTCAAAGTATGCCTCTTGAATTATATCTTTAAGCTTATTTAGTTTCATTTCTTCTTAGAATGCTGGGCGATTGCTGCGCCGATCTTAACTCTTCTACCTTTGAGGTACTTATCAGTCTTGTCTACTTTGCCGTCGTTGTCGATATCTTCATCTTCATGACCGACCGGGTCTAGTTCTTTAGCTTTTTTTTCTTCTGCCAAAGCCTGATCCATTGCAGGTTTAGCTAGTTCAAATTCAAGGTAGTGCTTGGCGCTGCTAACCATTGAGTTTGCTTTTGTGATTTTAGACTGCCACCAGGCTGGAAAATCAACTTCAGCCTCACTGTCAAACTGGTCTACCATCTTATAAAGCTCGATAGCGTATTTTGCGATCTGGTAAAGCTCTGATTTAATCATATGCGGTTCGTGATCCTCATGTCCTAGGTCTAAATCTTCATCTAACGATTCAGCAAACATATCGTTAACTAATTCTTGAGCCATTGAGTTTAAATCAATCTTATTATTGCCACGACCCATATTCCAAACACGCCCTAATGCAATTTCAAGATAACTAACTCGATCATCTGAAGGAATCATAGCTTCTTCGGCTGTAATTGTGTCTCCTTTTTGAGCATTATCAATTTGCTTTAAAAAGTCAGGGTTTGCTACACCAGCTCTCATTGCTGCTTCTTTTGCCCGTTTTTTTGATTCTGGATCACTTATTACAGTGACCTCAACTTCAGTTAACACTTCTTTAATAGCTTTTAAAATATCTTCTTTTTTCATCTTTCCTTTGTTTGGTGCTACGAAATAGGCATCATCGCCGTAAGTTGATAACCCTTCTTTGAAAGGTCTTGGGCAAGGGGTTCCTTTGACGTGAGTATGTCCGCATCTTCCGCAATATGTAGCTTTCTTTTCAGTCAGTACTTCTTTAATGGCTTTTAAAATAGCTTCTTTATTCATCTTTGATTTTTTTTTAGCTACATTTCTATTTTCCTTATAAAAATCTTTAAGTTCTTTAGTGGAGAGATTGCTTATTAGTTTATCGTCTTTTACTTTTTTTAGAAAATCTTCAACGGTTTCCGAGTTAGTCGCATGAAGAATAAGGTCCCCTAAGTCGCTTTCCTGCAGCTTCATATTATTTAGCTAAGAAAGCTCCTCCTGCTGATAGTTTGATTTCTCTGATCTTTACATCTAGGTTTAGACCAGCTGCTAGCGGTAGGTTTGCGGCTGTACTGCCATCTGCAAACGTAACAGATTGAACTACAGTGCTTGAGGATACTGAGGTGATTGCTCTCCAGCTACCTGATACTGGGGAAGTACCTGTTAGGTAAAGGCCTCCGTTGAAAGTTACTTTAGACATGGTAAGGTTTTTTCTTTATAAATAGATCACTGACAGTGATAGTTAAGGTACCTCTGCAGGGCTTTTGCATACGTAGTGCCTTTGTCTTTAAGTTTACCCCTAGCCGCTCTTACTTTTGTACATGAAAGCTTACCTAGCCTCTTTTTGAGGATGCCTGGATTCATAGGATCGTGAATTCCTTCTGCCAGCACTTCGGCTGCTAGTTCCTGTATTAGGTTTGCGAATTCTGTATTTTTCATCTCCATCCTACTACTTCATCATACTGTGCCTGAGTCCAGTATGAATAGTAATCTCCTGTTTTTAATCTATTAGACGCCTGTGTTAGGTCACTGAGTGACTGTATTACATATAAATAACACCCATTAAAGGTTGTTCGATGACCGTTTACTGTAAATGGATTGCGAGGATCGTTGTCTAAGATTACTTTATCTTTAGCTTTAAACATAAAGTTAAGTTCTTTTATCTTCTGCTCCAACTCCTCTATAGTAAAATCTGTGTACTGCTTAAAATAGAAAATGCTTACATCGAATTCGGTAGTATCTACCCGGTCGATTAGCAGTTCTAAATCTTCTATGTTTGTTAGAGCAGTTATATCTACTCTCTTCTCTTTGACTGCTTTAGCGGCATAAGGACAGATTGGACCGTTGCCAAGCTTGCCAGGCTCCTGGATATACTTTATCCACTCCTGGAGCTGGTCTTGCATTATTCCTTATCTTTGATCGGTCCTCCTACCACCCAAGCATCGCAAGTTCTAGAGGCTGCGCATTTAAACTTTAGAAATCTGCAGTATCCTAGCTCACCGGCATCAATCACATCGTAAGGATCTTCCGTACCCATGTCCGATCCGATGCCCTTGGCGATACAGTCTAGGGTCTTGGTCGTGATATCGAAAGCAGCACAAGTACCGCATACCATATTCTTAAGCTCTTCAGCTGTATCGACCTGCCACATATCCATCTTCTTCTTCCAGAACTTTTCGTTCTTTTGGGAAGGGTCAGCAGGGCCGTATCCGTATTCGTCAATAGCTTTCTGTCTGTTCTCAAGATTGAGGTCGATGTCTTGGGTTGCGGGAGGACATTTAACCTCCGCTTCGCTGATAAGTTTACTTAGCTTCATCTTGCTTGACGATTTGATCGTAATGATCCATTGTTAGAGTTTCACCTTCTGTGGAGAGTCTGATAGCGTTATCGGCTATAAAGTGTAGGTCTACGTCTGCTTGGGCATCTTCTCTCGCGTACTCCAGAAGTCTGATGAATAGGGGAATATCCAGAGTAACTTTGTCCTCCGGGTTGCTGGCTTCTAAGAGGAGGTCTATTAGTTTCATTTCTTTTCTTTTTTAAGAATCTCTTTTCCAGCCTTAACAGCATCTTTGTAAGCCTTGGAGTTAGGGTGAGATGGTTTTTCACCCCTTGCTCTTTGTGCTCTAATGTTAGCCCATAGTCCGGGTTTCTCCTTGATTACCTCTAGGAGTAGCTCACGCATGAAAGCGTGCATAGCAGATTTACTTACCTTGGCCACGGTACTTCTTGGTATAGTTCTTGCTGGTTTTAAGAACTGAAGTCTTGGTCTTAGAATGTACCCCCGGTCTGCTGACCTTCGGCCTGTCTTGAAATGTTGATACTGCTTGAGACTTGATCTTAGCCATTACTTGACTTTGACGACGTCCGCTTTGAGTACTTTAACTCTTTTTCCCTCGATGATTGCAACGGCCTTCTTTCCTAGGTTGGAGACGTATCTCTCAATCTTTTTTCCCTGGTAGTACTCTCCTGGGGTAAGAACCGGGGCAGTAACAGCTACAGGAGCTGCTTCAATTACAGGAGTCAATTCGATTTCCGGGGTTATCTCCGGGGTAGCTACAGCTACTAGTTCTTCGATAATCTCGTTATCAGTATGCTTTTTCTTTGCCATGTTTAAAAATTTTTATAAGTAAATGACCAGAACCTTTAATGACCCGATGCCACTCGTGTTTCTTAATAAATATCCTTTCACCCTCTTTAAGAAGGATGGGCATTTCATTGTCTCTTTGGAACTGCCAATCACTAGGGCAGAGTGGTTCTACAGTACGATCTTCGTCGTCCCTATGCCACATTAACTCTATTGGGTCAATGTTTTCGGTAAATTCTCGGATGATGTATTTGTCTGTAACTTCTAGATCAGTGTAGGGTCTCATTTGAGTTTTACTATTACACCACCACTAGTACCATATGGTTTTACAATAGCATTAGGGAATTCATATTTAATATACCGTGTGTAAAGGTTTAATCTAGATACATTTGCAGTTTCACCTTCTTTTTTTGATGGGGTGAATGTTATAGTATCAATTTCAGGGTGATTTTGAATATCTTTTTTAATAATAGCTGTTACAGTTGCCATAACTCTAAACAGTTCACCTTTATTTGTTACAATATCATCTCGTTCCAAATCCGGTTCATCTTCATCTGAGACATAGAATCTTACTCCTAATACGTTAGTTGTATCCTCGTCATAGAAATCTAAATCATCATATTGTAATTCTACAGTATATGGATAATTTTCAGTATAAAATCCATAAACTCTCATAACATCATAATCACCATAAAAATCAAATTTATATGGTTGAGAACTTGAGTCTCCTATTTCTTTTATAAGATCTATTAACTTAATCATATCACCAGAAACCACCAAAGCTTGATTTAAGTCCAATCAACTTGGCGTACCTTGGGAGTCTGCAAGACCAGTACCCGGGCTTGGTTTTATCGTTTTTCTGATCGCAGTTGTGACGGCTGGCAAAGTTACGGCGTGCTTCAGGATTGTTGATCTTAGCGGTCAGTCCTGTAGTGCCTCCGAAGTTAACTTTGATAGTTTTGCCGGTCTTAGGGTTGCGGGTGTAAACGAAGAACTTCTTAGGTCCTCCTCTTTTAGGTTTATTCAAAGCTACTTCCTTGCCCTGGTACTTAGCCTCGGCTAGTGCCTCGCTTGTAATGTCCACAACCCAGATATCGGGGTCGGGATTGGTACCTGAGTCAATCAGGCTGTGAAGGATATCTTCTCCTACTACGATCTCGTACTTTACTACTCCTGCCTCCTGGTACTTCAGGACTACGGGCATCTGGACCTGATCACTGTCAGTAAAAGTAACTAGCTCACCTGTTGCCGGATCTTCCATAACGGGGTCGATGTCGGAGTACTTTGCAGTATATCCGAATCCTCCGGACGCTTTGGATATATCAGAAAGCTTTTTCCACTGCTGTTCTCCCATCTTAAAGATCTGAGGATTTGTAGAGGCTTGAAGCCAGGTTGCTTCAGCGTCGGGGATTACAAAAGTAATCTCCTCTAGCATCGGGAAGTCTAAAGGTACTTTTTTACCTTCGAATTCTGCATACTCACCTACCTGGGTTTCAAACAAAAGCTCCATATCTTCTAGACATAGATTCTGTAGCAGACCTTCGTTCATAAGCAGACGTGCCTGACGAATAGTGTTGAAGTATTCCTCTGACCCTGGACGGTAAATATTCTCGTATAAAGGATTGCCGGTCTGCAAATGGTAGCGAAGACCTTCCGTTAGTACTGTCGTAACTTTTGACTCAGTTAAAATCATTCAAGTTTCTTTATAAATAGTTACTCCAGGTGCTTCTTCAGGTGGTCAAGATATTGATTGACGTTCTTGATGATTTCGGCTTTTTGCCGGGCAGGATTGTTTCCCCAGTCCTCTACTGTACCGTCCTCGGTAACGAAGGAGATTGACTCTCCTAGCTGCTCGATCATCCATTGCTGCAGACCCTCAGCCCAGCCCTGCATGTTGCCTTGCATCATCTGCTTTTCATACTCCTGGTATAACCCGGCTCGTCTAAGACCTGCCTCCATATCGATGGTACAATCAAAGCAAAAGCCGTGGATCTTATACATTTTTTTAGCCAGGTGATGGTTCATAGAACCGCTGCATTTAGGGCAGATGAGCGGGGTCTGAGCTAGCTTCTTAGCACCGTCGAGTTTGGTGACATTCTGTCTAACACCGTTTTTAATGGTCCAGGTCCTACCATCTTCTAGCCAGGTTTCGCCCTCGGTATGCTTTTGCTTTACCTTCTCGTACCCTAAACCGACCATGGTCCGGCTGTTAAAATTTTTAGTGATGAGGTTCCGGGCTCTGTTTACAGCCCTCTCATCAAATTCCTTCTTTAGATGGCTTGACATAACCTAGTGTTTCTAATCTTCTGATAATTAAGGTGGGATCCCCGTTCTTGGGGTGATAAATTCCTATTCCTCCGGCATCTTTCCATCTCTCGATAGTATCTTCCCGGTCATCGATCAAGATGTCATCGGGTCCGGAGCATTCTAGGTGCTTTTCTTTAGCTTGTCTAAAGATGATAGGAGGGATAGGATCAAGTTCTCTATTCGCCCACTCGACTTTCCCGTCTCTGGATGATTGCTCGGATGAAGGAGCGGTAAGTAAAGTAGGGTTAAAATCCTGGATGTGCTTCCATAAAACTTTCCCGTAAGGGGTCCATTCCATTCCTTCCCAGAAGATCTGCCCGATCGGGGCGATGGCACTCCAGAACCCTGCCTTGCCTCTCCGTTCTTCATACTCGGCTGGAAGCATTTCAAAGTAGTGATCAAACCTCTGATCGAAGTCTGTCAGCACTCCGTCCATATCACAGTAGAGCTTGCCTTTAGGTTTTGGATTCTGCTCTTCTTCAGTAAGTAGTAAATCTGCTAATATTCCCATCTTTAGTTAAGATTTGGTATGCCTCCGATCTGAGGGATCCGGGCTTTAAACTTATCGTAGACTTCTTTCCTCTTCTCTATCGATATTACCCCGGTATCAACCAGGCTATCTAAGTACTGATCGACAGTTGACTGAAAGTCAGTCTTGTCGTAGTTTGCTTTCATGTAAAGTCCTTGGATGTTTGCATCCACTTCTTTAGGTAGCATGAAGTACTTGTAGAATGTCTCTGGATTCTGTCTGATCCTCTTGCGCATGGCTAGGTCACCCCTCATCCATTTGGTGGGCTGGAGCTGAGCTCCGGACTGGGTAAGGTGTTCGGTCTCATGACGGATAAGATCGGTCAAAGTAGATTGGATCTTTTGAAGGATGCTAGCACCGTCACCGGGATTAAACGCTAGAATAATATCTAGTTCTCCGTCTTCTGATGAAGCTTCTCCGTCGATGTAGTACTCCCCGGGCTTGACCTCATTAGATTGAGCAAACTTTAGGTTAACTTCTACAGTGATCGGTTTACCGTCTTCTGTTCTTGTACCTTTCTCACTCTGGCTTGTGAACTTGCCCAGGTAAGCGGTCTGGTATTCAGTTGATAGCATAACTCCTAAAGGAGACATCCCGTATTCCTTGGCAGTTTCAACGTCTTTCTTCTTAGGTTCTCTTAAGGTCTTAAGGTTATACCCTTTTAGCTTTTTACCCGATATTAAAACGTTTAAAGCATCGTTAACAGCCTGTCTAACATCAGCAACGATGGAGCGGTATTTAGTACCTTCTTCTAGGGTATCTTGATTTTTGATCGAATCCTCATACTCCCTCATAAGCATACTTCCTTTAAAATGTGCCTCTTTTTCAATCTCGTTTAACGCTGAATCCTCCTGGGTGTTGGTGGTAGCAATCATCGGCAGACGTCCTTCTAGATTCTGCATATGATGAATCATCTCATGACAAAAAGACCTCATGACGTCTTTGGGGTGACGGCCTGTCACATACAGCACGACTTCTTTCTTACCAGGATCATACGTAGCAGTCTTACCAAAAGTCTTAGCAGCGTTTTCTTCATCTTGTCTGGTTTTGATCTCCGGTAGCGGGACTACCTTCATACCTTTAGTTATCATATGCTCCAGTATCCCGGCGATATACGGTACGTAGTTGAAGTACGTTCCTAATTCGTTGATGGGTTTTTGCTGGGGTGTAAAGTCAGCAGGTCCTGTCGGTTCAGCCTTGTTGTAGATCATCGGGGTAATGACGATCGACTGACCGTTGAAATCAACGATGACATCATCCGGGGCTAAATCCCGAAAGTAAACCGTAAGGTCTTGCATCCTTTGACGGACTACCGATGGGACGACCGAGATCGGGGTGACGGGGGTACCCATACTAACTTCCGAAGTCTCTTCTTGCTTTTCAGCTTTTTCTTTTTTGCTTTCTCCTAGGAAGTTACTAAATACATCATCGATGGCTTCAGCCATTTTGTACTCAGGAGTTGCTTTTAAAATTCCGAGTACTACTTTTTTATCGTCTGCTGAAAGTTCTTCAGGCATCCATTGACCTGTTTTTAGGTAGTCGGCATCTGTTCTGACTGTGGTAGCAGATAGTTTTTCTTCGTTGATCGTTGACACAATTTTTAATTTTGCTTTATCGTAGAAATTGTCTTTGTTGAGCTGTAAAGCTTTAAATTTACCTGCATCTCCCGGATCGCTAGAAGAACCTACTACGTAGTCTTGCTTTGGGTTAGCTTCGATCTCCTGGTAGATTGAAAGGATAGGTGTGATCGGAGCGATTTCAATCTCGGTAGGCTTACCTAAGTACTTTGCATATACCTCCCAGATCTCTTTTGACTGCTGAGCTGTGATTATTTCTCCTTCTCTGATCCTACCACCGATGTAAATCTTAATTAAATCTACATCCTTGCCTAGCTCTTTAGCGATGTGGAAGTGACCGCGGTGAGGTGGCTTAAAGCCGCCCCCATAAAGTCCGATCACAGTTCCTTCTGCTTCAGTTAGCGTTTGAGCAACGGCCGCTAAAGCCTTCTCTTTATTATCTCCTTTAGGAGTACCTACTTCCCCGGACTTAACCGATACCATTGAGCGGAAGATTCCCGCTACGCGGTTCTTGCTTCTAGGATTTTTTAGCGAGCTTGTGACCTGGTCTAAAAGTTTTTCAAAAGGCTGGCTTAAATCAAAGTCCTTAAGAAGGTTTTTAATATCCTCCCAGTTATTGGATTTCCAAATCTCTTCTCTAGCTACTTCTTTAAAGTTATCCAGAGTTACTTTTCTAAGGGTTAAATTTACACTAGAGAGGTTGAATTCATATTCCTGATTTGCTTCTAAAGGCGGTACGTTCTTGATTCCCAGACGGGCAAATACTTCGGCCGGATCCTGCTCCAGCAGCGCAGTCTTAACTAATCCTAAGATCAAACCCTGCACTTCTGCGGGTAGGTCTAGGAATGAGTTCTTAAACTGATGCTCTACTTCTGAAAGCGATACCATGATATCTACCTGAATAGATTCACCGGGTGCTCCTTTGATAGGATACAGTACTGAGATGATCTCTCCTGAATTGTAGAATCTTTTACCGGCATACCTCTCGCTCTTAAAAGGTATAATCAAGGAGTCCGGCATCTTTGATACCGTATCGATGATCGCCTGCTTGGCTACTTTCTTATCATCATACTCAAAGGTAGCGATAATGTCTAGGTCACCGAAGTCAGGCTTTGAACCTGCTTTCACGCTCCCGGAAAGACTAGAGACTTTATAGCCCGGGATCTTACTGAGTACCTTCTCAGTAAAATCGTTAAACGTATCCTGGACGTTCTGTCTCTTGATTCTATTTCCTCCTGCTACACCGCTCATTTAATCTGGTACTTTATAAGATTTGAATCCTCGGGTAAGAATTTACCCTTTAGCTGTAACCTCTCCTGGCTGGCGATCCAGTAATCCTGAAGATCTTCCGGGATATCGGCCCGGGTGCTGTCAAGTATCTTAAGGTAGATGTCGTAGACTCTGTTAAGGTCCTGCTCACTTAAGTTCTTCTTAAGGGATTCAATGATGCTAAAATAGTTCTCTAATATCTCATTGCTGAAATCAGCGCCGTAGAGTTTGTTTAGTAGCTCGATGGCCTGGGCAGGAGTTTTAGCTTCTACTTCCTGGGTGTCTTTGTTCTTAACTCCGTAGTTATGGGAGAAGATATATCCTTTGTTAGCAAATAAAGCTACCAGGAGCTGGGTCCTATGCAGGCCCTTAACGTTACCGGAATAAACGCTAGAATAATAAGCGAACTTAAGCCAGTCTATATCTCCTACGTTTATATCAATCTGAACGTTCTTCTCTAATTGCTCTCCTGCCTCGTTGAACTGAGGGGCTTGGAGGAATAGCGCTCCTGCGGAAGATCCTTTTACATCAACAGCAAGGTTGGTATCAGACTCTTGGATTTTTTCGGCAATAGCTACGATCACTGCTCTTTTCATAAGCTGGTCTTCAGAGGCTGTCCTAGATCTCTTCTTAAAAAGTTCAAAGAGCTCCTGAACGTGCTTCTGATCTAAACCCCAGTCCTGGATCTTATCAAAGCTTTGGTCTGAGATCGCTAAATCGATATCTCCAGATACCTCTTTCTTGCCGGCAGAGCCTAGGGTCTGCATCTGCCTGAAGTGCGGTTCGGCTGCGGGGAATAACCTTTTGAATTCTTTTAAAAAGTTAAGCAGGGTAGGTTTGATATCCTCCCTGTTAATCTTATCTGTAGTTCCAAATACGTTTCCTCCCATTTTTTTTACTATTTATCTACCTAAAGATAGGCTCTTTATAAATAGCTTACAACTTTACCGATAAAGGATATGTCTGAAAGGATGGTTCATCGGCAGGATGCTCTAAAAGGTAGAGTTTATAGATGAGTTGGAATAGTTCAAAGTTCTCATCGATGTTATCAACTACTTTAAGCTCCCATCCCTTACCCTGGAATGCTCCGTCCTTGCTAGAGGCAGTTCTCTTAGTTGATTTTAGCCAGATAATACCTGTCCGGTCGATCTTCTGCCCGTACATCTCTTCCCAGGCCTTGGCGTAAGCCGATAGCTGTAACTCGTGAGACTTATGCAAAGAATTAGAAGTCTTAATATCCAGCAACCAAACCTCATCACCGATCTTGGCAATGATATCAGCAGTACCGGCATACTTATGGACGTCTGAGAAGGTAAATTCTTCGGTAGCAATGACGTCAGGGTCCATGGCCTTCCAAGCTTCAACGAACTTATTGATCATCTGCCATACCAGCAGCGAGTACTTAGCCTTGCCGTAATCATCCATCCACTGGACTTCCCCGCCTTTGATCAGCTCCTCGGCTGCATTGTGGACTGCCGTCCCTTCTTCACCTGCCCTTCTCATGATGAGATCGGCATTATGCCCTACGTCCTTAATCCACTGCTCAAAGAACTTATTTTTGGGCATGTACTGCAGGATCGTAGTAACGGAGGGGTAATAAATGCCTTCGCCTCTTCTGTAAACCCGGCGGTCCGGCAGAGTGATCTGCTTTAGCTCTCCGTCGAACTGAATGCGTTTTTGCTTATGCTCTAAAAGAAAATTGGAACCTGGATAAATCATACGAAAGCTAATTTGTGTCGGAGGAGGTCACTGAAAGTCAGCTCCTGGGACTGTTGAATATGGTGGGTGAAAGTAGTAAAACCCATCTGTGAAGGATCTTTATCGATCATGTCAACAAGGAACACTCGTTTACCCATAGCAAGGAATTGCTCAGAGTACCGTAGCGCACTTTTTAAAGCATCTTTATCCAATGCTATATAAATGTCTTGAACCTTGTTTGACACTAATTTTAACATTAAACTCTTAGATAAGGACTTACCTAGGATCGGGACAGCATTACGTTTAACAGCCATGGCATCGAAGACTCCTTCAACTAAGATGACGGGCTGGTCCCAGTTAATTAAATTCTCAAATCCTATCACATCCTTGGATGCGGGAGGATTCTTGTACTTAAAATAATTATTCTCAAAGGTCCTGCCAACGAAAAAGTTTAGCTGATTATTTTCATCGTATGAAGGTACGATGATTCTTCCAGCATAATCTCCGGTGGTGCAGTAGCCGATGTTATATTTTAAAAAGTCGTTCTCGGTAAGACCTCTATTGTAGAGGTAGTTCCTGATCTTGTTTGCAATAACGGAAGTCCGGGTGGCGGTAGTCAATGCCTGAAACTCTTTAGGAAGTTCTACAAACGTGACTTCGTAGTCAGCTGTCTCTCCTTTCCTGACAAGTCTTAAGACCTGGTTAGCTTCATCCTTACCAAGCTTCATCTGCCTTAGCAGAGACTTAACAGTCCTACCTCTAGCACTACAAACCCAGCACTCCCACGGATTCTCCCCCTTCTCGTTAGTACTCAGCTTGATCTCAAGCTTGGGTTTGCGATGGTTGCAGAACGGACAACTAAATGCATAGTTATCCCGGGCCCTCTTATTAGATTTCCCCAGTACGTTCTCGATTGCGCTTAGCAGTATAGGATTCTCCATGCGGAGGCATTACATAGTTATAACCTTAATATAAGAACGAAACCGCTTGTAACCAACTTAATAGTCGATAAGCTTTATATCACCATCGGCGGTTGCCATTACGTTGTTGTCATCTCCGAACATATCAACTTCTTCAGGATCAATGCCGGTTTGAACCAGCTCCTGCCTTGCACCGATAAAGACCTTCTGCAGGTACGGGGATAGGTCTGAAAGCAGGCTCTTATCTCCTTCGCTAAAGAACTGATCTAATATATGAACGTTCTTCTCAATTTCCTCAGAGTATTCTTGAGAGACCGGCTGTAGGTTTTCGATTTGGTACCAGCCTCCTTTTTCCATCTTTACTGCCTTACCGATGTTTGCCAGGTATTTAAATTTTTTACCCTGGGCTTTAATCATAGCCTCCATTTCGATGTCATCCTGGGTGATTTTTACAAGGTACCCTTCTCTAGGTTCGTACTCTAATTCCGGTACAGGTTTGGGTGCACTATAAACAACCCCTTGAGATCCTACTCCTACATCAGTAGCTCCAGCTGCTTTAAAAGCATCTTTAATTTTAGAGTAAGTGCTCTCAGTAAGAAGTGCTTGGATTAGTTTCATATAAAATCTTTCCTGTAGAATTTACCTAATATGTTATCGTTGTAGTATAACTCGTTATTCTCAATGGCACCGTATTTAAATAAATATTTACACTCATAGTAGGTAAGCATCTTTTTACCGGTAGCAAGCTCTAGAATCTCTTTATGGAACTCTTCTTTAGGGAAGGTTCTGGTTAAAGATAAGAACTCTTTGTTGGATCCGTAGTAACTAGCCCAGTCACTTTCTTTGGTGACTAATTTGGTGATAGGCTTGCGGCCAGGGCCAGTCTGTTCGGCGATCTCTTTTTTGGTGAGCTTAACCTTCCGGGTAAAGTACATGACTTTCTTGCCGATATATTTTTTGTTGGTAGGGGTGTGGGTGATCTGGTAGATAAATCCGTAAGTGCCTTCCGGCATATCGGAAATTTTAGTGATCATCCTACCCTTGTAAGTCCAGGTAGGTTCTGTCATGATATTAAATATCTAGTGCGATAACAAAAGTCATATCCGTGTACCTGGATTTAGGTATCGGTTGACCTAGCTTAGCTACTGCTATGAGTTCGTTTGAATCGTTGTAAAGTCCTACCGTTGTGATGTAGGGCTGGAAGTAGCTCCCGGTTGCGAAGTTGTAAGTTTCTCCGTTGCTGCCTGATTTGATGGAAGGGTTCTGAGAGTAGTTTAAACTACTTTCATTCACCCGGCAGCGGTACTGATGCTGGAAGATGGTGTGGGAGGCTTGCCAGTTTACATTAGTACCGTAACCAACAGAATTTTTTAACAAGGATACTAGTTGATCGGTTTTGCTGATAACGCCTACCCCGTGCGGGTAGAAAATATTACCTACGTTAGTACCTCCCCCTATAGTATAATCTACATTAGAGCTTGAAACAAAAAGTATCTCTACTGGCCCTATGTCAGTTGTTGGATCAGCAAACTCATAAACTGAGCTATCAGTTGTCATTACTCCTGTAGTTGCATCATAGATAATCCCTCGGCTATCAATCTCTTGTATCTGGGTAGAACTTACCAAGTAGAAAGGGCTTTTGATTGCTGATCCTTGCCATGACGCTGAGGCAAATGTATACTGTGCAGGAGGGGTAGTTGGATCTAAGGTGATTTGAGCGGAGCCGTCAAAACTTACAAACTGGGCTGATTCAGAATAGAAGGTTAGTACCGGGATTGTTAACGTGGTGTCGGTTGCAATTTGCAAATTCCCTTCTCCGTCGTCGGCGATAGTTATCGAACCTGTTATAAGAGTGAAGCTTGAAGGCTTGATTGCTTCTCCGAATCTATCCCTTCGAATATCTACTACAAAGATGTCTGTGCTGTCGGTGAGAGTCAGGCTCCGGGAGTAGAACAGAGTAGATTGGTTGTAATTTTCAAAACTACCGCTTTCGACTGAAGAACTGAAATTCGAATAATATAGATGATTTATAGAATCAAATACTAAGCTAGAGTATTGATTTTGTGTCTTTAAGGATGACGAAGAGAAAAGGGATGTTCTATCCCTAGTTCCGATATAGAACTCTACACCTGCACTCCCGCTGTCGCTGAAGTACGGTAAGGAAAATGATTTATGCGCAGTATAAGGTACTACGAATGCATCCTGCTTGTTTAGTCGTATAAATGCACTCATTCATTTAGAAATCAAGCTTGATTCTAATTAATGCTTCTTTAGTGAAGTCCTTTAGTAGGGGTCTTGATAGCTTTGCAACCGCTAGCAGTTCGTTGTTGTCATTGTACATACCAACTGAAGTGATGTAGCTCTGAGGTGCGTTTACCATATTACTGATCCTTAGATCTCCTGACCCGGTGACGTAAGAGGGGTTAGTGGAGTAGTTAAACTCACTGTTTCTTACCCTTGTAAATACAAACTGTGAAGATACTGTCTCTCGGTAATTAAGCTGGAATGCTGCTCCTGCCTTAATAGCATCGTAGAGCTTGGCCATGTTAGTAGCGGTGACGGCTGGGGCTGTGGTTCCTCTATTGATCGATAGTCCGATTCCGCCTTGAGCTGCTGATCCGCTTAATGCTAAACCGCTCAAAAGTATCGTACCGATATCTGGTAAGAAAAATCCGTAAGATCCTGATGCTAATGTAAAGCCTGTTGAGTTTACCACTGTAGTGGGAGTTCCGTTTGATCCGCTTACTACTTCAAAAACTCTTCCTGCATCATTGAATTGAATAGTAGATGTAGCTGCACTGTTGTCAGTAAGCTTAAGGGTGTTTGCGCCATTAGTAAGCGTTAGGTTGAAGGTTCCTGGTAATAGGGATTCTCTATACCTATCTCTGTCGATACTGATTGCGTAGAAGTAGTCGCTGGTAATACTACCTCCGAACTTAAATGAGCTCTCTTCATCACCTAATACCAATGTCCGGTATTGCCCGTAGACTGTTTTGGTTGGGGAGTAGCCCGGAACTGCGCTGTTATAGGGTGCGGTTCCTAGGCCAGCAGCGTCACCATAAGCTATTGCTAACTGTACTTCTGAGCCGTTGAGCTGTGATCCGGTCTGATAAATATCTAGGTAGTAGTTCCCGGAGGTGGAGGTGGGTTGGGTTGAGGAGGTGAAAAAAGTTGAAAGTATTGGAGTGTTTGTACTCCAAACTGGAGCTGATACTGGCTCAGCGCTTACTACTAAATCGTCAGCTTCGAATCTCTTAAATGACATATCTTATTAGTTTGATTTAGTGATGGTTACTGGAATGGTAAGTCTTGCTCCAGAATCTCTACCTATTAACGTGAGGGTAGTCTGTAGTTGAGTAGTAGTGCCAAACAATGTATTAACTGTTGTAGCTGAGAGATTAATTGAAGTACCGATCACTGTCTTAGATACATTAGTACCGAGAGTCGTGGTGGTGTTCAACCTGTTTGCTTCTTCAGTATTAATACCTACTCCGTTAAATGTTGCAAGAACTCTTACGTCTGCAATAGTGGCTGTGTAGCCACTTGGTTCAAAGGTTTGATTAGCTCCTAAGAAATTAAGAGTCTGAGGAGTAATTGCTAGAGAGGCTCCTTGCTTTAGCGTAATCGTAGAGTAGCCAATGTTGAGGACCGGTAGACGAGCTGTACCTCTAGGAAGAGTCACGAGCTTATACTTCATAATTTGAGTCTCATCCGGGAATGCTTCAAGTAGCGGCATATTCTCTATAGCCTCGCCGTAATACGAGGATCCTGAAGGATGAGTTACATTGTAAAGGGTGTAGTCGATTTCATCGTCAGATAGAGCGAATTGCGTGATCCTGAACGATCCATCGCCTCTTGCTAGAAGCTCTCTACCTTTCTTGGTTAGGATAGCATCTACTGTTACTACAGAGTTGTTTAAATATGCCATGTTTTAGTGGTTTATACTAATAAATATGTCTTTTATAAAATACCTTTGTTTTTAAGGTCGGAGATTATTCTTTCGTAGTTTGCTTTTAGTCTAGCAGAAGGGTATTCAGGGAATAATATTCCGTTACTCTGAGTTCCTCTTACTCTGTCAGTTTTCATTAATATCATATTACTGGAGGGGATGTACCTGCGAATGGCAAAGAAGTCCTTGTTGGCTGCTTTATTTGGTTTAGAGTCTAAAGTTATATAAAGAAGCTGTTCGGTGTTCTGTGAGGGTTCCTGTACGGCTGTTACTAGAAAAGTTCTAGCTTCATCGTTATTAAATTTAATTTCGTCACCGGGCTGGACCGTAAAAGGAAGGGTTACTGTGTTGAATCCTTGGTTTGCTGCAGTTGCGTTTCTTATTCCAATATATAAATTATCATATTTTGAAGAAAGACTAATACTGGCGGTTAAGGTAGTATTGGTTGCAGCACTTCCTGTAGCGAAGAAGAATCCTTGTCCGTTATCTGATTGAGCTACAAACGTTGATCCGGATGCAAAACTAGTTGCTTGGAAAGATCTTCCAAATAGTTGTAGGGTGTCTAGGTTTGAATCTCTAGGCTGTACTACTACCCGGACTACCGATCCGCTATTAAAATTACTAAAGTTGCTTTGAAGATCGATATCTCCAGACGGTGTGCTAGAAGTGTAGGTAGCTGTCTGCGCTGCTAAAGTAGATATCGTGTTTGAATTAAAAGTTCCGTCACTGCTAACCTCTATCCTATAATTCACTTGTGCTGCTACGAATCCGTAGCCGGTATCGTAGGCAGTTCCTTCATGTTCAATATAAGCTGAGAATTTTACCGGCTGTTGAGTATCTTGAGAAAATGAATACCTAGAGGTGCCTGTGTTGTAATTACTTAGGTCGTCTTTACTTTCGAGTGAAAAAGTAACGGCAGTTGTAACCGGGTATGAGGTTGATGGAGATTGAGTACCTGATCCTGATGCTGCGGCATCGTATGTCTGAAGACTATCATCAACATCGAACTCAAGCTGGTGTGAGGCGGAGTATGCTGGCTTTAGATACTGGGAGGCTGTATAGCTGTAGAGTATAGGTTCAACCCTTACTCCTGACCGTAAAACTTCGTTCATCCCCAGTAACTTTGCCTCTGTTCCTCCTATGGCTGAAGATTGTATTGATATCTCAAACTTAGAGTCTGAAGGGAATCCTTGCTGTAAGATCGGCAGGGCGGTGGGTGAGTCGGGGGTTGTTAGGTTTCCTAATTCGTCTACAATGTAAGATATTACAATAGCGTTGGCTTTGTTGTGCTCGGGTGAGAAGCCGGATATGTAGTCAAATATACAGAAGTAGGGGGTGGTGTGCTCGATAACTGGGGTTTTACCATAAGACTTATCCCCGTTTCTAAATTCATTAATGAACTGTCCAGTTAGCTGCTTACCTCCGTACCGGCCGCTGATTAGACCCGGGCTTGTGTGGAGGAGTTCTTGAACGTCCGCTCGCTCGGCTATATTGTTTCTTATTGCAACTATGTTTACAGGAATGTTTGGATTGGTAGAATAATCAACTTTTTGAACGTTAGCGGTGTTAGCTGGGGTAACGGCGTTGTTGAAGAGGGCGTTAAAGTCAGAGTTATCAAAGTTTTCCGAAGTAAAAGGTTCAAAGATAGTACTAACTACAGTTTGATCTGATCCGGAAATATTATTGCCACCGACTGTTACGTCAAAGATGTAGGAGTCGCTTAGTTCCTGCCTTCCAAAAATTGTATAGGTAAGAGTGGCGGACGGAGTATTACCTACAGCACTGGTGTGGGGTATAATAATTTCTTCAACGTTCTCGAGTTGTCTTGTAATATCAACTCCGTTAGCACTAGTTTTACTAATCCTAAGTTTCCGAACGGTAAAATATGTTTCTATAGCAGGCATTTATGTTTACTCTTTATGCTTAGGCTGGGGGAGCTGGCGGTTCTTCTGAGAGGATTGTGTTAGATTCAATCCAGATATAAATATCTCCAGCTGGAATACTGCCCGCTAATGATGTTGGGCTGGTTGTGTTAATAATATCAAAAGTTAAAAGGGGCTGTTCTAACTTTTTAAACGGATTATTGGGATTTAAACTACCGGTATATAATCTTAAATTTGATCCCCCTAATTCACCGTTGATAGTCTCTTCATTAGCATTAAAGACCTTTACTAATAGCCCTGATGGAGTTCGCAGACTTTGACTGTGGGCGGTGCTGTAGTCAGCTAGCACTCCTCCGTTTGATCCTGTGATAAATGCAGTATCTATCGAACCTGTGTATTCAGGTCTTGTTCCTGAGGATTGCACGGATTTTACCTTGCTTCTGTTTAGGATATGAGGTTTTATAATTATACCCGAGGATGTGATATCCCGGGCAGGTACAAAATCTTTAACCATCTTAAAAAGTTGATTATCGAAGAATTTTATTAACCTCACGAAGTCACGTACGTCGTAGGCTGAAGAGCCTGAGAGTATTGTTTCTGCTACTCTGTTTAAATTTCCGTACGTATCGTTATTATATCCGGGTTGGTATAGGTACCTAGGGTCACCAATGTATTGATCTAAATCAAAGCTCGAAGTTATACTGCTGCTTATAAAATTATCTAAATTGTAAGCGGGAGAGAATCCTACCTCTACGATGTTTAGATCTTGAGTATACTTCTTACTGTTTTGCTGAATTGTAGAATAGTATGATAGAGTGTTTCCTGAGGTAATGCTTCCGGTGTTGTCTAGCCTGATATTACTGCCGGTCAGTGCAGTAGGTCCGAAGTAGGGGGTGGGGGTTAGAGTATTTACACCTCCGTAAGTTCTTACTTGAAGTGACCCACTTGGAATACCGAAACAATTGATAAGGGCTCTTAAACCTCTTTCAGTACCTTTTGATTTAATAAGGTAAGGTAAGTTGTGGTAGATTCTTTTGTAAGTCTCTGCAAGCAGATCTCTATCGGGTGTGGGGAGGTTTGATGCAGTTACAAATGAACTTATCTGCTCGGATCCGCTATCGTAAAACTCACCTAAGAATAGCGAGCTTAAATTAGCGATTGAAAAATTTGAGCTATAAAGTTTAACTCCAAAGCTCTTCAGTACCTCCCCTATTAGGTCTTTTGATATCCCGTAGTCTATTCTATTATCAGCATTGTACTTATCGGTTACAGCTCTAGCATATACCCATAAGCTATCAAAATGCTGTCCCAGCATATTTAAGAATAATGAATACGGAGCATTAGAAGTGTCTTGTCTAATAAATTCAGGAACCGTGTAGACTAGGCTACTCTGATTTACCTCATCATAAAGTGAGGCGACTAGTGACTGTGAATTAAACCAGTTAATCGCTGTGGCGTTGCTAACTGGAAAGTTTACGTACGGTAAGGTGCTTCCTGATTTTGGCCAAGTAGAGCTAGAGCTTTCAAAAAATAGGTAGTTATCGTACCCATCAAATTTCTCTATTACGCCCTTAACTAAGTTTTGGTAGAACGTTACGCTTGTAGAGGAAGCTAGGGATGCGGTTGTGCTGAGTGCTGTACTGATTGCGTTAGATGCACTAGTGTAAGTTTGTATTAATTCAAGTTTATATGCAAAATTGTTTAACCTCTCTTGAGCTGAGGAGAAGTGAACGAAGTTATTGTAGTCAGCATAGTCAATATTAATTTCGGCTCCGCTCTGACTTACTTGATTTAATAACCTGTAGTAACTACTAGTAACTGGAAAGAGATATAGTTGATTATAATCTAGAAATTCAGTTGGTTGAGCTGATTGTCCATCAAGTTCTGATGTGAAGTTGGGACCTCTCAGTATGGGGAATACTTCTGCATCCGGCTGCGTTACAGCTTCAATACTGTAATTTACACTATCGCTTACTACTTCTACTAATCTAAAGTTTACTTTAGTGTTAATTGAAGCTGGCAGGGGTTCGTAGAGCTTTATTACGATGTTTCTATCGCTATCTACATTTACATTTATCCCTATTAAAAGGGTGCCGTTTAAAAAATTTAACCTAAAGTCGTAAAAGTAGGTTGATGTATTTAGCTTTTTTTGAAGCTCAGCTATAGCAAGCAACAGCTCGGGGACTTCTTCTAGAGTCTTAGCTTTTATTTCCGTTCTATCGGGAGAAATTTCTGAAATGAATAGGCTTACATCTGAGATGTTTCTTAAGAAGTTGTAGAGTAAAGAGACTCCTCCTTGGTTGTAACCTAGAGTTTGACTATCTTGAATAGGGTCAATATAGAGAACGCTAGTTCCTTCCTTACCTGCGCTTGCTGAGTTACCTAGCTCTTTATACCCGGTGTAGTTTGGGATTAACTGGAGTAGGGTGTTGTCTTGAGCGTATATCGATAGCTCGATAAGGTCAGTTGTAGAGTTAAACTCAGAATTAATAATATACTGATCTACTAACCCTGTATCTTCGGCTGAGTAGCTGTTAATTCCTTCTACATTTGGAACTTCTTCAGTTAATATGTATGTAGTTTCTGCCATTAGACTTCTGATTGTTGAACTGCCTGTGCACTAAGTTTTACTATTTCAGTACTGCTTTCTAAAAGCTCCTGACGGAGTTGTGCAATCTCGTCTAGTAAGGGTTGAATTTCAGCTGACTTATCCTCAGAAGAGTATACTTCTGAGCTTCTCTTTACTAGGTGTTCGTGGGAGTTGGTTTCTCCCCTTATGGGAATAGTAAAGAATAACTTATCGTAAAGTCTAAACAGTTCTTGTACTGTGTCTGGATCCTGTTCAGGAACTGGTTCTACAAAGGTTTTGAAAGACCTGTCAACGACTGCGTTAAATTTATTGCGATCTAAAACAGTCCTACTTAGACGTACTTCTTCAGCCATTTCTTACAACTTTAAAAGTATTTGAGCCATCATTTATAGTAGTAGTACCGCTGATCTCAGTCTTAATAAGGACCCTGTAGTGACGTTCAGGCTGAATGCCGCTCATATATACATCAAAGTAGTTGCCGGTATTATCAGCGCTAATTTTAGTAAATGTAGTATCGAAATCTATTACCATCTCTTCAGTGTTCTCATCTCTAAGGCCCCAGTACGAAGTGGCGGGAAGAACATAATTTGTTAGGTAGCTTGAGCTAGTTGCAAAGGTTCTAGTGGGGTACTTCGGCCTTACACTTAGTCTGAATCTTTGCTTACCTTCGTTAGTGTAGTTGCCTTTATTATTGCTCAAAGTGATGACGGGGTTATCATCCGTGACTTGAGTTAAGGTGGTACTCCTAACAGTATCGTCCCATTTAAACTCTAAAGCGGGCGGGTAGATGGTATGGGTGGTGGCGGAAAAGTACTTTAGGAACATATTCCTACTGGTTTGAAACACTAAACTCCCGGTTCCAAACTCTAAGCTTCCGGTAAGCTTTAATATAAAACCGTTGTTTGGTAGACCGTATTGGGTCTGACCTATTGAATGAGAGTAGTGTAGCTTTACTGAATTAGTAACGTCTATATCTAGGTCGTGGGTAGAGTTGACGGTATGGGTTTGGGAATGATATAAGCTAATCCCGTTGGAGCCGGTGTACCATAGTCCTCCCTCTACAGCTCCGCTTCCGGAATACGAAGCTGTGGTATTGGCTGCTGGAGGGTTAGTCCAGCTGGTAGGGGGGTTGGTTAGGGTCCAAGTTACTCCATCAGTTGCATAAGGAACATCGCCAAACTTTCCGGTTCCTCTAGCCCAGCTATCAAACAGAGGATAAGCTTCTACTTTATACTCGATAGGAACTTCTTTACCTTCAGCTAAATATGCTCTTAATGAAGAAGAGAAATTAAGAAGATTAAGTCCTTTAGTTGCAAGAGAAGAAGATATCTCGTTGTTGATTAAATCTTTCTGCTCCTGGGTATTAAATGCTATGACAGTTCTAGCTACATACCCGATATCTCCTACGAAGTAGGAGTCTACTTCCATTATCTCATCAAGACCGGTATTGAAAAGCGGGTACCTTGAATAGAGAGTTGCTGTTTTGTCGGGAAAAATTCTATAGATTGCCATAGTTTATAATAAATACCCTATAATGAAGTTACTCGTCCGATTATATCGGTGTCTGGGAATTTTACTTCAAAGATGCAGGGATCGTAGGAGGGATAAACGGTATTGTTTCTGGTTGCTCCTTTGATATCGTATCCGTACTGAGAGTAGCTACCTCCAACCTTGTTAGTGACTTGTATACTCTGGACTGTTTGGACTCCTTTGACTCTGTCTAGTAACGGGAAGAGACTAGATAGGTTGATGCTTTGGTTAATATTCCATTTTTCTATTGCAAAAAAATCTTTAAGAACTTTGGTGCAGTTAAATAGTACATCTCTTCCTGCAAAATTAGGTAATACTATAATCTCGTAAGTAATTCCTATATTCACTATAAAAGCATCTTTTATATTAACTGCATCCGTAATCATCTTATACTGACCTAAGTAAGTCTTTAAATTGGACTTTAAAGTAGCGCTAGATGTAGCGAGTTTTTTATTCCCATCGTATGATAGGATGTAAAGAGATAGGGAAAGAGGATTACTGTCAATTATGCTATCAGTCGTAGAATTACTACTCGTTAGCTGATCTTGTGTTACATAAGTTTTAGCTACTGTACCAAATTTAGGAGGCATTGAAAGAGCGCGGATAGCATAATCATCTCTTGTTACTGTTCTTAACTGTTCGTTAAAACTTCTAAGTGAGTTTTGCCTGATTTCTTCAGAAGTATCTCCATCCCTACCACCGTCTGCAGGATTAGGATTTGTAAAAAGGAGACTATTTGCTGAACCTGTCACAGTTGCTGTTACTGAGGAGGCTAGTATAGTTGTGATGGTATCTGAAGGTACGTTAGCTTCAACACCACCGCCTGTAAGATATCTGATGGTAAGAGTTGTGTTTGCGGGTGCTAATCCGTAAGCTCCAGTATACATAAAGTTGGAGGGATCATAGGCGGTGTCGATTTTTGACACACCTATAATCTGATCTCCTAAGCCTACATTAGTAGGGTCTGGTGTTATTATGGAGTCGCTCTGTCCTGATGTACCTGCTCCGAACTGTACCTGAAGAGTGCCTGTAGACGTAAACCTGGTAACAAATCTTCGAGGTACTTTTTGTACCTGCAAGCTGTAGGGTGTGGTGCTGGCGTCGGAGCTTAGATTCGTCTGCTCTACAAATGTAGTATCTTGACCTAGATAAGGTACTTCGTACCATCTGGTATTCCCGGTCTCCACGATGTCTAAAACACCTAAGATATTATCATCAGTTATATTTACAGTCTTAAACTTCTCAGGCGCACCTACTGGCAGGGTTAGGGTCTTTACTTCTGCAGAGATAGCTTTTACTTGTTTTTTTAGTAGAAAAAGATTAATCGTATTGCCGGTTGATGAGTCGATACTAACTTCAGTTGGATCGTAGGAGCTTGAAAATCCGAAGTTTACTGTATCCTCAATTAAAAACTTTACAGGAGACCCTGTAGTTGACTGAAGTTGTGTGTTGCCTAGTACTGTTAGAGCTTGGTCGTAATTAGGTACTTGCTGGCCTCCTACTAGCTTAGCAGGTACAGTTTGGTAAACATCTAGAATCACTTGTGATGCTGTGCTTACTTTTGGACGGTATCCCATCGCATATGCGAGTGCGTAAAGGTTCTTACTTTCCTGGGCGTACTGTAGGTAGGTTTCTTGTAGCTGGGTGTCTTGGTAGAAGGCTAGTACATCTCCTACGTAAGCAGCCATCTCTATAAACATCGTACCGGGCGAAGTTGGTGAGAAATCGTTGTATGTGTCTGGGAAGTAATTCTTAGTGTAGTTTATTAGCTCTTGTTTGAAGCTACTAAACGACTTGTTAATGTACTTTATGTCTCTTTCCTCTGCCATTATAGTTCAAAATTTATTGTAAGCTCGTCAGTTATTCCCGTCTCTCTAATAGCGTATTTTAGCTCAAAGTTTACAAGGTTTTCATCGTAAATTGGAACTAATTGCAAATTCCTTATCTCGACCTGCGGGAAATATATCTGCAAGCCTTGCGTAATATTCTCGGTAGCAATATCAATACTCTCTTGAGTTAAGTTTTCAAAAAGTAAATTTCTAATTCCAGATCCAAATCTAGGATTAAAAACTCTCTCATTCTGCCCTGTTAAAAAGAAATTTATTAAATTTGTCCTGGTGGCATCTTTAGTGGTGTAGGTAGAGTTAAAAACAGCTCTGCCCTGGAAGGGGAGAGCTACTCCTACAGCTTTTCTAGGCTGTAGATCGAGTGGGTTAATCCTACGTACGTTAAAAGCCATATGGTTGGCTCTTCTTATCAGCTAGCTTTACGATAGCGGCTGCTTTGTTAACAAAACCCAACTGAGAGAGATCTAATCCTACTTTAGGTGCTGCAGCGATTGCTGATGCTACTGCCCTGGGGTCTTCAGAGACTGGTTTGTAAGTCGGTTTGGCGGAGTAAGAACTACCTGCAAACATCTCAGACATATTAGCTCTAACGGTGCTCGGTGACTGAGTATTACCGCTCTGGTAGTCTTCAGAAGTCATGGCTCTGCTTGTCATATTAAGTGCTTCCATAAGCGGATTACCGCTTGTAAACTGCAAGGGTTGCTGCTTGGGTGCTTGGTAAACGCTCTCAAAAGCAGGACTAGAGACTGAGGACTTAGGGGTATGCACTGCTTCAGAGAGGATGGTTTTTAACTCCTCTTGAATAGCTTCTCTTACTGCCTCTTTAATTATTTCTTTAAATTCACTGGCTTTCATAATTATAAATAGATTTAGATAATTAGTTGATCAATTCTAAACTTAATTTCATCTACAAGTACTTGTGTTGATGAGCTAAAGGACGGTCTACCCTCTAGCACCACTACCCCTAACCGGTCGATAGCTACTGCGTAGCGCTGCGGAGCTACGGCTTGCCTATCCACTATCCTTATCTCTATTTTATACTCTTTGTAGGAATTGTTAAACTGGGTGATGGATTGATTAAGGGATTGAGAGAGTGCTCTAATTTCTTCATTTTCACTAACAAGGTTGGGGGCACAAATCTCGATTATTCTATCTAAGCTCTGCAATAGTCCTAGAATCGTAGCAAAGGTGCTGTTAATCGTAGATAGTACGAAGGTTCCTGCAGCAACCTCTCCACGGTATTTTTGCGAGAGCTCTTTTACCTTCTCCAGTCTATCACCAAGGGTGAGAACAAAGCCTGTAGTAGTAAACTGATTAGGAGTGGGTAGGGCTTTTATAATAGTGATAATCGGAGGTATAGCTATCAAAACTACCTGCACTCGCTGTAAGATGGTCTGTAGGGAAGTGACTCTCCGCTGTAATGCTATTACTGAGCTCTCTATGTTATCTTTGGTTGCTATCAGTATCAGGAGCTGTTCTGGTGTGGGACAGAATTGTCTAAGGCTTTCAGGGTCCTTTGTAGAATCTAAAAACTCTTGATAGGGCTCTAATAAAACACTGAGCTGTGAGATGACGGTCTGCTCTAGCTTAGCACGCTGGCTTAGAAGTACTCCAAATAAACCCTGTAGTGCCATTACTTTGTAAAGGTTTTTTTCGACTTTAAACCTTCAAGCTGCCCTTTCAGCGTGCTTACTTTACTTGCCATATCAACTCCTGCTTTCTGTAGCTGAACTATCGGCCCTCCGGTTGGTAGAGAGATTGCAGCTTGCAAATCAATTGATAAAGATAAGAGTTGATTGAGTAGATCTTCAAGTAGTGCGGTAGTTCTACTCCCGAGGAGTACAGGTTCTTGAGCGTTTTTCCCTAGCTCAATTTTATTTGCCTCAATAATAGTGGTGCTAGTGGAATCGATGTTAATCGTATCTCCTGATAGTCCTATTGATAGAGGGGAGGATAGTAGTATGTGGTCAGTAGAGGCGTTTAGGTAAATTCTACCGCTACTAAGCAGTACCTGGTTACCTTTGTAGGCTTTAGTCTCAGTTGGTTTTTGAGAGTATGATTTTCTGTTAACGCTGCTCTCTACTAAGGGGATTGTTTGAGTTGAAGTTAAATATATTGAACTAAAATCCTCGTTTATATTTTCAGTAATAAACTCAAACCCGTTTGTAGTTGCTACCTGTCCGTTACTCAGAATGGTTATAGGGTCTCCTTTCACTGTACCTCCCCAGGGCGTGAGATTAGGTACTGTCTGAGAGAGTCTAAGTGATTGCCCGTTTCTACCTTCTAGTATGACATCTCCTTCGTATGGTAGCATTGGATTTATATCTACTTTTTCCTCAAAGTACTCCCCGAGCTTGGGGTCGGAAGATGTGTCTTCGGGGAAGCCAGTAAAATGAGGAGAGTTCCATATATTTACTACATCTAAGTAGTAGACCGTTTTACTAATAGCTAAACTATCTAGATTTTTTGATGCTGCTGAAACTAAAAGTACGATTTCGTTAACTAGCGGCAGGTGTCTGATATGAGACTGGAGAGGAAAAGCGATGGGGTACTGCTCGGCGGGTAGATTGTCAGTTACTTTTCCGAGAATCTTATAATGTACGCTTCCTACTAAATCGGGAAAGTTTGGATCGAGGTTAACTTTTACAACTCTCCCGGCTTGGAAAGCTTGTTTAGATCCTCTAGCTACTGCTGGGTTTGCTGACCTAACGAATAAGCCTAAGCTATTTCTAGTATCAACCATTACTTCTCCTGTGCCAGGGCATTGGCCTGGTCTAGAATCTGTGCAAGTTCTTCAGCACCTAACTCAAACCCTGCAGTATCGCCTGATGATTTAGCGTTGTCCATCCTCTGGACTATGGTGAGCATCTTTACTAGCATTTCATCGTTCTTAACTCCTATCTCTAGGTAGTTAGCGATCATAGGGACTACTAGGGTAGCGTCACCGATATTTTCAACCAGCGGCTTAAGCTCTCCAATTAGAGCGGTGATCTGCTTATCCTTCTTTTTTGAGTTATTATATATCTCTTCTAAGACGTCGGAGAAAGTCTTATCCTTAAACAAAGTCTTGTCTAGTGCCATGCCTTTTCTTTATAAATAGAAAGGTTAGTTTTTTAGATCAATTAATCCTTGTTCTTCTAGTCCGTTGTATAGTTGGTAGAATTCTGTCTTGAGTACGTTGATGACTTTGGTGAGGTACGGAGTCTCGGTACCTGTCATCTCTCGGATATAAATATATAAAGCCTTCTTCTTGAAGATATCTAAATCATAACGCTTCTTAAAGAGAATGAGTATCGCATCAGCGACCTTGCGGTCGGACTCTTTAGGAAAAAGGTCATCTAACTTATCATAAGTCCTCTCGATATATATGTCAAAGATCTGCCTGAGTGTAAATGCGTAAGGTCTTACATCGGCTGTATCTAAGTCATAGGTGCCGTTAAAGTCTTCAACCGGTGCTAGAGACTTTAAACGCTTATAATTCTTATTGTTATAGTTAATAAGATGCCTTTTGACGATAGTCCCGAAGTAAGAGTATGCTTTCGCACCACGGGTTGAATCAAACATATGTATCTTCTCCTCAATAAGTAGGGAGATAACCTCGTGCTTTAAGTCCTCTAGGTCTTCCACATCGGTGTAGTAGAATCTAAAGGTGTGAATAATGTTTTCTACTAGTTTGTAGAACGGATAATAGATTTTATCCGTGAAAATCTTCTGACGAAAGGTTACATCTTTCGAGTTATTGTACGCTACAATTGCGTCTTCGGTGTCTTGCGTGAAATAGTTAGTATCACTTTTCTTTCTGCCCATGTATTACTTAAGGATGTAGGCATCGAGGACACTCTGTATTTGTTTTAAGTTTTCAAAGAAGAAACCCACCTCGTCATCGGAGCTAAAGCTCCCCTTACTGTCGATTTCACGTAACCTTTTGCTTGAATCCTCGAGAACATTGGAGATATCCTCAACGTATTTCTGTTGATTTTGAACGGTATCCTCTAGTTTCTCTAGTTTTTTAAGGAGATTCCATGTAGAGAACCCGAGGACTCCCACTAATATAGCTAATAAAATGATTAAAACCAACATTTTTTATATATTTTTAAGTAAATTACTGAGGCCTTCTGAAGATTTAACAGTTTTTCCTGTAGAAGTCTTAAGTTTTTCGTTGTTAGGAGCTGTTTTACCCCCTGTTTTCAACCATCTATCGTATTCTATCTTAGAAGCCATGAAATCGGCCTGGTGTAGAACGAAGACTATGTTGGTTTTGAACCTAGAATCCGGGTTATGATTGAAGAAATACGCTTTATTTGCATCATCGAAGATGCCATCATGTAGTCTGATACCTAAATACTCTTTCTGAGACATGGAAATACCGTATTTCTGGAGGAGATATAGGGATCGGTCTTGAATAAGCATAAAATCTAGGGAAGTATTGATAGAATACTCCTCTTTTAGCTTATCTCTCCTCCAATTATCGGTTTGAGGTAGGTAACCATCCTGTTCTCCGTCACCGATCTTACCTAAATCGTGGTTTAGAGCAGCAAAAACAAGTTCTTCTTCGGTAAAATCGATTTCTGCACCGGAAACACCCCAGAACTTCATAGTCCTTAGCGATAATTCAACAACTCTATTGACATGCTCGATGTATCCACCGGGGAAAGCGTTGTGATACCATGTTTTAGAGGAGGCAGGAGCAAGGACCATGTGGTCTGCTAGTGCTTGATAGGTACTTTTAAGTTTTTCCTTACGGTCTCCGGTGATATAGTCCTCAATATATTGAAGATGACGGGTCCAATTAGCTTCTACCTGTTCGGGTGTAAGTATCATAGTTAGGATTTAAAATATTCTTCTTCTCGGTTAACCATACTTTGCATATCTCTAAGAATCTCTCTTGCTTTATCAAGTTCTACGTAAGCTGCATCACGATTAAGTGTTGCAACGTTGTGCTCGATCTTCCTAATTTGAGATTCAAGTCGACTTATCTTGTCTTGGTATATAGTTTTATTTTTCATATCTGCTTACTAATTATTATTAAAATATATTATTAATTTATATTATCTATATCTAGTATATTATAATATATTAAGTATATTTCCCTTCTCCCTTTTTCTCTTCCCCTTCGTTTTTAATATACGAACTAGATCAATGCGAAACAACTGGTTTAGAAAAAAGGTTTTAACACGCGCCGCGCCGCGCACCAAGTCGACCCGCAAATCCCTACTAATAGTATATCCCGGCACCGGTCTTGGTTCTTTCCCCCATCATCTCAATTACTTCGATGGCACGGTCTAGGGTTACGTTAAAAAACTCTCTTGAGGAACCCTGGTCGGTGGACTGCCGGTGATTGACAAGATACTCATGAACGGAATGCTCTATCATATAGTCATTCTCTACCGGTAATGAGTACCGAAGTGACCATTCCGAAACAACACCGGGTCCGTTGATCTGCTCCACTCTCCGTAAAGGATTAACAGCCTTACCGATCTTGACATAGTCCGGATAGGCGGGATTGGTTAAAACATAGACAAAGCTGCCCTTAGAATGATACTGCTTGAACTTGACAAGGTCTTCAGTTAACTTGGCATAAAGGAATTTCCAGGCGTGGGTGTTAGTCTCAGGCTCAAAAGGTAACGGGACATCAATGCGGTAATCACAGTTTAACATATTAGAGACTTCGGACGGTGAATGCTGACGGAATTTAAACCGGACATCAGAGTAATTCTGGAACCATTCCTTGGCCCGAGCGTGGTACTGGAGCTCAGTAGCATCAGGATGAAAATCGTAGATAGTAATAAGAGATTCGGATTCTAACTCCAAAGCCTCGTCAAAGGATAACTTCTTTAAAGACATAACTTATTTTTTAAAGAGAGCGGCTATAAACGTTGCTAGACCAAACCCTAAAGCCACAGGCCAGATCATAGACACAATAAGCCGTTCTTTGACAGTGAAGCGATTCTCTTCCGAACCGGTATATGAGATAGTAACATCCCACAGGTAGTTAAACGTAACTCCTATTAACAAGTATAAAATAATAATACCAAACATAACCTTTATTTTTTATTGATACTTAAAGATAAGAAAGTATTTAGGTTCTACCAACTTTTTCTCCTACCGTTAGCAGAAGTATTTTCCATAGCCTATCACATTTTCTGTAATCTTCTATAGACTCATAAAAATCTAGCACGGACTTGACTGCATAGAGTATCTCTGAGTCGGTGAACTGCCGGGCCTCAATTATGTGTTCCAATTGCGTCTCATCGAACCTTTCTAGGAACCCGTACACTCTATTAAAGTACTGGTGCTTTAAGCGCTCCTCAATTTTATCAAATTTCTCCCCGTATGTATTGCGGTATGTCTGGCAGATGATATAGAAGTTTTCAACCGACCGAATGAAGGTCCCGAAGATGATGTACGGGTGCTGGGTGTAATCCAAAACCGCACCCGTCAAGCCTTCCTGCCGGAGATCGTTCTGATCATCGTAGTCAAAGAGCTCAAACAGGGTAGGGGATAGAGGTTTCATTAGTTCACCTTCTTATGCCGGCCTAGTCTTGAGACGATATCAACGGCGCTATTACCGGCTGCTATAAGGATCTGTCTCTCGAAATCCTTAGCAACGGGTGCAATATTGAATTCCTTCCCCATCTTCCTACGCAAATCCGTATCCATCAACTTAGTCTTGATGTAATTAAGTAAAGATACGTTATCAAAAGCAAAATGACCGTAATCCGGTGATACGATACTGGGTGTAAACTTAAAATCTATCATATTCTCACGAGATCCCTGCAAAAAACCATCACCGGAGGTAATCTCCCCACCTAACATCCTGTAGCCTGTAGCAAAAACATTATATTCATCATTGCCAAAGTCCTTAATACTGTTGGTAAAAAGACCCGAGATAGATTCCTGGAGTAAAGCAGAGATGAGTTTCATAGTTTTTTATATAAATAGAGATTCTCCTATAATATTAAATATATAAAGATATACTTATATAGGCAACTGTATAGTAGAATTTTTTTCCGGAAAATTTTCCCGTCAATAGTTGGTTTTACCCCCAAAAGTTCTTATATTAAAACCGTAGTAAGGGTGCTACAAGTGCTTTGACATATATAAAATATATAATATGGAAACAATATCATTTCTTTTAGGTGTAGGTGCTGTTATTACTTCGGTAGTAGTTGCGGTTACGTTTATGAATTACATGGCAATTAAAAACCTTATCAAAGAAGTATCGAATTTTGAGAAGGCTGAGCAAAGGTTATACGAATTTAGTAATGAACAGGATAACGCTATAAGGCGGGACCTGGAGGCAGTCTACCGTCATGTTGACAGTAGGGTGGATAAGCTTGAAGAAAAAACAAAAAGGGAGTTGAAGGATCTTACCTCAACTAAATCTAATTAATTAACCCGTTGAAGTACTTGTACCCTTATTTACTATATATAAATATATATTAGTATACCTTAAAATCTATCAGCGATGCATTATTTTAACTAGCTGGAGAATACCGTCGAGAAAACCGTATAGTGAAATATACTAGCATGGTTATCGCACAGTGCAGTAACAGTGACCTAGCCCTGACCTACCCTTGACCTCCATCCGACCTCCGGGAAAAAAAAAGAGGCCCGAAGGCCCCTACCTAGTTTCTAATTTCAGGCCTCCCAGACCATCATCGTACCGGCGTCATGCCATTCAAAGTACCAGCCGTTATCTTCCACCATCTGATTCAGCTTAGGCTCTACACCGAATGTATCACCCCACACCTCGCTATAGTAGTCAAATAGACTGGGGGTATACTCAGCAGCCACCCATATACCCTCATTAGAAGCCTTAGCACCGTAGAACTCTGATGCTGTACCTGATACCATTATGCCCTTACTCTTAAGAGCCGTCATCATTGCTTTGATTTCTTTTGCTTTCATAACCTTTGTTTGTTTGTTTATTATATCTAAAGATAAGAAGAAGGCCCCGAAGGGCCAACTCTTAATAGGGGAGAGTATCCTGGGCTGGTCGCGAAGACAAACTGAACCCAGGAGTACTCTTAATCCCCTAAGATGGGTTGAGTATTTTTAAGCTCCTCAATCCCGAACTCGATACCGAAGTCCTGCATCATGAGCGAGGTCCAGTTAGGATGAAACATTGGACGCTTACCCTCTGCCTTCATTTGATCTAGCTCCTGAATGAAGCTTGACTGCCATAGCTTTAGAGCATTGATTAGAACGACTTCCATAATTGGACTTACTGTACCTTTTTTACTTTTCATAACCGTTGTTTGTTTTTAATTATACTTAAAGATAAGAAGAAGGTCCCGAAGGACCAACCCTTATGCGTTATCGATTATCTCCTTAGATTTCTCTAGACCTCTCTTTAGTAGGTCTTCCCTCTCCTGGGTAGATAGGCTAGCACCTCTCTCGAGTGTGATCTTAATACTAGCTTCTAGGACACCTACTGCCTGGGCGTAAGCTGAAGCGATTTCCCTAAGTGCGTTTTCTGTAACTGATGACATAACTTTTATTTGTTTTTAATTATACCTAAATATACGAACTAAATCCTCTGGAGGCAACTATTGTAACCAGGAAGAGATCCCGAAGGACCTCAACCCAGACAAACAAACCCTGGGTGTATTAGCGCCCTACCCAGGAGGCTAACTTATCTAATCTATATAGTAGCTTATCTCATCCCATCCATCTTTCTGCTTGATGGAGGTAAAGTACTTAGGTCCTTGCTTCCTCTCGGCGGAGTAGGGCCGGAGTAAATCCGGCTCCCACTTCCTTAGGTTCTCCGCCAGCTCAGCTGATACCCTCTTTAGCTTAGTCTTCATTTACCGAGGTACTGGACTAGCTCTTCAGCACTCTTATTAGCAGTCGTTACATCGATAAAGCGATGAACTAACTCCTCATCATTATTCCTTCTGGGCGCAACAACTAATAGATTTCCATTTTGAAACTTCACAGTCACAGTATCGAAGGAGTAGTACCTACGGCCACTAGACGCACCTTCACGGCTCACCGTCACTTCAGCCCCAGGAGCAAGCTTCCGATACTTTTCAGCAGTATAGCTAAGCACTGACTTATTATTTCGAGCAGAACTCATCTCCCATTGAGCACTTGAGTTCTTTTCAGCTAAGTTCTCTTTCAGCTTCCGGAAGGTAACCCACCGGCCATTACCGTTAATAGTATGGCACTCTACTTTATTTAGCTCGACACTAAAACCTGCTATCGACTGAACAATCATATCAGAAGTAGCTTCATAACGATCGTAGAGTAGCACACACTTACCATTAACCCGCCGAACATCTACAGTAACTATCACCTCATTATCATTCCAGCCATTGGCATTAACATCTGCGTCTTCATTTACCTCCTCCATAGAGAAGCTAAAATCCTTACCTTCGATAAAGCCATTTTCTAGCAGTAGAGCCTGCTTACGGAGCAAAGAAGCTTTAGTATTTTCATTACTCTTAGTCAATCGCTCTTTGAATGCTTCTACTCGCGCTATTTGCTCAACAGTCAATACTTGGTTTTCAATACCGAGAGTAAGCTGATTGGGATCTTGAATTTCATTTATCATAACCTTTGTTTGTTTTTAATTATACCTAAATATACGAACTAACTTTTAACTAACCAACCCTTTTCGTTCTTCCAAAAGATATTCTACCTGCTCTAAAGGCATACTTAATATCAACTGCCTTAGCATCTGATATTCCATTCCTACTTTATGAAGGATAAACTCCATCGTTTCGCCATCACAATCGATATCAATTAGCAAATCAATTACTGTATCTACTATAACTTTATTATCTTTCATAACCTTTGTTTGTTTTTAATTATACCTAAATATACGAACTAAGATCTTAGGAGACAACTATTTTTCAAAAAGTGCTCCGTGGATTTGAGCATCGATGAAATTGATGATATCTGCTCTATCAAATCCTTCTTCCTGCAAATCAAAAGCCAAACTCTTAACCACAGATCTTAAAATCGCAACATCAGCAATTCGAACCAGCCCATCCATTCGCAGGAATGTATCATCGATTTGATCATCGGTTTGTTCATTCATGAAACCCCATAGTCGGGTGATATACCGGGGGTAATTATAGCCCTGGGTATCAACTAAGAAATATCCATCGGTAGTCGTATTATGAAATACATAAAACTGCTGATCTCCATCAAGAGTAAAAATATCCATCAAATCAACATCATCATCGAAATCCAAAACCGGGAAGGATTTTATAGCCGCTTTGGTTTCATCTGACAGATGTATAAACATGCTAGCAGTAGATTCGCTAAAACTATTCACTTTTCGGGCGTAAGTAATGCGAGTTAATACTTCGTAAACCCCTTCATTTAATTCATTTGCTTTCATAACCTTTGTTTGTTTTTAATTATACCTAAATATACGAACTAAGTTAACACGAACCAACTTTTATTTTAATTTTCTTCGAGGAATTCGATAATAGACTCGAATTCAGCAGGGTCATCGACCGCGTAACCATCTTTTGTGGTTATTACCGTATCAATAATCTTATCGCTATCTGCCTGGTAGTAATCTTTTACAATGTAAACGCTTGAGCCGTCTTGAACAATTGTCTCGATTACCTTTTGAACCTCCGTGGTTGTTTTTAGTATTTCCATAACCTTTGTTTGTTTTTAATTATATCTAAAGATACGAACTATATTCTAATCTTCCAACTCCTCAATCAAATCTTTATTTTCTTTTAGAAGCTGAATCAAACGAATCCTATATCGTTCATCTCTTTCATTTCCAGCTACATCTGAAATATTCGCTAAACAATCTAAAAGATCGCTATACGTATTCTCGAATCGACAGTAACTCATATTTGCCATAACCTTTATTTTTTATTTACTTCGTAATTATTGACTGTATCAATTACTATTTTACAAATAGTATCAAGGACTTTATCATCATGTCCATCTAAGTAAGTAATTAGATTAAACTGTAAAGTTTCTTTTAACTCTCTTATTGTTTTAATTTCCATAACCTTTGTTTGTTTTTAATTATACCTAAAGATACGAACTATACTGGTAGGATACTACTACTAACTGGGGAGGTTATCAATTTCATCATTCACCCATTCCTTCTCACCTGGACCTAGCTGGTCGTAGTCCATTCCAAATTCATTTTGAGCAAGTACATCACGTACATCCATAACCGTTGTTTTTAATTATACCTAAATATAGTAAATAAAAAGGGAGGAACCAACTTCCTCCCCTAAAATTTATTTTATATATTGCTCCAATAAATCTTTTGCTTCTTCTATTGTGCTACTCATTAGCAAATCCCATCCATTTATTCCATAATCTTCCTCAAAAGAAGCTATTACAGATTTAGGGAGGGTGTCTAAGTAGTCTACTACTGTCTTCATAACCTTTGTTTGTTTTTAATTATACCTAAAGATAAGAAAGAGGGTCAGTATAACCAACCCCCTAACTAACTTTTATTAAACAAATTCCAATACTTCTGCTAATTCCATCTCCTCTAAGTCGTCCCGGGTTTCGATATCTTCACCAAACACCAATTCGATATCAGCATCTTCTAGTATCAAACAGATATCTTTTCCCATAACACGGCCCATCAACTGGATTTCCTTTGCAGTAAGCTGCTCAGTAAATACTTCTTCTACTTCACCTGTTTCATAATTCCAAGTGAATCCAAATACATTATCTTTTAACTTTATATTCATAACCTTTATTTTTAATTTGTATCTAAATATACGAACGATATTTCAATTAAGCAACTACCTTTATTTTATTTCATACTACTTTCCTTCTAATTCAGATTCTACATAGTATTTATTTCCTGGGAAGGATTCTGATTTTACTAAATAAAATGGTTTGTCTTCATCTTCCTTATTTATACAATTTTCATCTAAATCTCGCTGAAGTAATTCAACTGTAATAGGATCTTCAGTATTTGTTAAAGCTTCCTTTAAATTAGGTTTTACACCTAATACTATAACTTCTTCCTCACCCCCATAAGTTACTAAGTTATCACCGATTTTAAATTTGAAACTACTTCCTAAGCCTTTCATAACCTTTATTTTTAATTTGTATCTAAATATACGAACTAAATTTCAATTAAGCAACTACTTCATAAACTTTCTGTACCTCTCTATCGCCCCTTCAGGAGTGTAAGCATTGATGTACAGACCTACTGTACAGTCTTTTTTATTAACCAGGTATGTGTTAGTATAACCCGGACCCTGCATATACACCTGTACCCGGTACTGAGTACTCATTCTCATTTGCGATTATCCGCAAAGAAATTCATTACCTCCTCATATTCATCTTCATCTAATACCGGTAACCCTGAGACTGCCTCAGTCAATTCCTCTGAATAGGACATTAAATCTTCGTAATAGAAGAGGTTATATATATTACCACCAAATTTGATAGTATAATTGATAGTCTGATTTTTAACTTCTACTGATTCCATAACCGTTTGTTTTTTAATTATACCTAAAGATAAGAAGGAAGGTTAGTTAAACCAACCCCCTCCTAAACTTTTTTTTTAAGCAGCAACCTCCTCATTCATCTGGTAGGCGTAGCTTTCCCATGAATTCGCATTGACGGACTTATACTGATACTGACTATACAAAGCAGTCTTATAGAGATCCTGATTGATATCCCCCACCTTAATCTCAACTAGTAGACCTTCTGAAATCCAGATCTTCTTCCCTACCCGGGCATAGACCGTTGAATCAAAGTCATCATTTATAACCTTAGCGATAGAATGGACTGATTTTAACTTATACCGACGAAAGACCTCAATGGCTGATTCCGCCTCAGTAGTACTGGTAGTCATAAATCCGGCCTGACACTTTACAATCACCCGATATTTTCCCTTACCGCACATATCGGTAGATTCTTTATGGAAGACCTGAAGATCCCTATTTGCAATATTGTTTACTAACTTATTCATAACCGTTGTTTGTTTTTAATTATACCTAAATATACGAACTATATTTTGGGTAACCAAATCAAATCTGAATCAAATCAAATATTTGTTCTCCTGTACCTTCTCCATTAAATGTTACCTCATAACTCGGATCCATTCCATTAATTATGACAGACTCTATTAATTCCTCTAATGTTTCAAATTCTGCTTTAAAATAGCTACAATCTAATGAATACATAACCGTTGTTTGTTTTTAATTATACCTAAAGATAGGTACAAACTATTTTCAATCCAACTAAAATAAAGTTTGTCACTAAAAGATTTTTTCGTACATTTAGGATGGTTGACGGGCCTGCCCTTGGAAGAGAGGCGGAAGAGTAGACGGGCCGGTACCTTATACTCAAACCTTAAAGCTTTACTTTAACTTAAAGCTTTGCTTGAAGTCTAGACTGCAGTCACCATGTAGGCTAGTACACCTACTGCTATGGCTAGACCTATACCTGCCTTTAGCTTTTTATCTAACTCCGGCCCTAGCAGATACCAGACCGAAGCACAGAAGCCCGGGGCGATCACCAGCCACATATCCGAAGAGGCGTCTGGGTATGTTACCCCTAAGTAGATTAGCGCTACTACTCCTATAAGGCTTCCTCTGAAGCTAGCCTTTAGTACCCCGGGCAGGTCCTCTCTACTGGACAGTAAAGTAGCTAGGGAGTAGACCCAGCCAAAAACTCCTCCTACTAGCAGCATCACCACTAGCGCTATCCCGCTCAAATCTTTTACCAACTTTGTCATAACCTTTTTCTTTCATCTAAAGATACGAACCCTTAGAGCAGGAGACAACTTTCAGGACGGTTTTTTCCCTACGGTTTACCAGACGGTTACCTCCGTACGGTTTTCTAAAACCTTAAAGCTTTACTTTAACTGTTCCAGTCTCCAGGTTTATAACCAGCCTTACAGACGGCTGTACGGTACTCTCTACGATTTTCTCCCTACGGTTACCTTGTACGGTTTCCTCTGGACGGTTACCTAGTAGGTACGGTTTTCTGCCGGTTAAAGCACTGATGATTGCATGGACGGTTTTCTGCATACGGTTTACTAGTCTACGGTTTTATCTACGGTTTACTGAATACTTAAAGCTTTACTTTAAGGTTTGAAAAATAATAATTTTCTATAGAAGAAAAGTTGCAAGGGAGGGAGGCAGGTACTAGCTATTAAAGCTTTGCTTTAACTTCACTCTTTGCTTTAAGTTTATACATAATTTATATCTTAATATCTTTATATCACTCTATACAAATATCTTTATATACGCTACGGTTTACTCCCTTCATCATCCTCTCCTAATCATCTTACGTTTTAACCTAATGAGAGAAAGGAGATCATCAACTGTCCCGGCTCCAATCCTCCGGCCTTGTACCGAAGTAGGGCCGAAGTTTTGCATTAGTCTCTCATAGTTTATCACCATCCTCAGTCCTGCCTCCAGATGCTCTTCCTTGTTACAGCTCCATATCACCGACCTAGTCTTTGCATATGCCTTATCCCAGTCCTGCCATTGTCCTTTACTCTTGCCGTCTTTCATAAGTACTTTGTATAAAAAGTTATTCTTCATCCTCAAGGCTATCACTGTAAGTCCTCTTACCGGGGTTATACTCTCTATCATCATCCTGAGAATCATCATCATCGTACTCCCTCTCTAGCTTCTTTTCTAGCTCTCTTTTCTGGTAGGCTAACGGTGAAGGTATTCCCGAGTAATGATCCCACTCCTGTTCACTCTTCTTCATCATCCCACTCTTCATTTTCTAGTCCGTCTTGTAACGTGCCATCCCAATCCTTATTCAAAGGAAGGTCCCAATTAAGGTCCCGGAATGCAGGGTCCTGGTCTAAAGGTATTCTCTTACTCATAAAGATGCAATTAACTGTTTAACACTCTTCCACCACTCCGCATGTTCATCGGTCTCAAGACCGAGGTAGTATTCTTCTGTCATAGAGACGGCATTCAAACCCTTCCTTATGTTCTCTAACCTCCACTGTAGCATGTCCTGGAAGTTATCAAACCTCTTAACATCCGTGATACCTTCATCATCTTTTAGCAGACACACCCACGGCCTCCATCTTATACTTCCGTACTCCATAACTCTTATTTGTTTTTTATTAATCCTTTTATCTAAATTTTTCCAAGCCCGGTAGGGCTTTTGATGAGAATGCGCGTGGCACCTTCGGTGCGAGAGAGGGAAACGCCCCTCCGCTCGCCCCTCGGCCTCCCTGCCCTAGACCTGCTCATAAAACCTTTCAATGATACCAACCGGAGAGCCTTTCTTATTGAGCTTAACGGCATAAGCCATATCGGCTGTCTTGTAGACTACCTCCCACAGCTGCCCGTCTCTCTCGAAACGGACAGGTGCGGTGGCTTTCTTATCTCTTATCTTACGCATACTGTAACGCTAGCTGGAATAAGTCCTGATTGATCTTAAGATCTTTCTCAAACGACCTAATCTTACGCACCTGACGTACCTTAGCTCCGTTCAAAGCTCCTTTGAATCCTCCTTGGGTGATAGCTTCTTGGATGCGATTAAAGGTCAGCCACAGATCATCGCCCTGGTCTTGGGTCCGGCGGCTAGAAAGAATACCCTCTAACACCTCATCCTCTACCTGAACTTCATCGCTCATCTCGATACCACGTCGAAGCAAGTAAGCCTTCATAGCGAAGTCTTTCTGCTGCACCTCCGTCATCTGTACTTCCTTCATCATATTGATAACCTCTACCTTCTTAGGTAGCGCTACTACTGCAGTCTCGATAAGCTTCTGAAGGTCTTCAAAGCTATATCCCATATGCCGGATCTTGAAGTTAGCAAACTGCTCATCAGCAACTACCAGTCCATTGCTACAGACAAGGCGATATAGCCCCATCATGAACTTAAACGACTGAGTTCCATCATGAGAGTTAGTAAGAATGATCTGAGGAAATACATCATCACCTTGAGCACCTTTGATAACTAAATTAGGATTCTGGAACTTGATCATATGCTTGGAGAAGATCGAAACCTTCCCGGCTCTTCCTCGGCGCTGAGCTGCCTGGACTGGCTCCCAACCCATACTCATTAAGTCTTCTATCACCCGGCTAGTAGGTACGTGAACGTACTTATCTGATACCTCTCGGGTAGGTTTATCAATGAAGGCAAAAGGTACTACCTTCTTTAAATCTTCTATTGACATTACGCGGTCTTGCTTGCTATCTGAAATCATCATAACCATTTTGTTTTTAATTATACTTAAAGATAGGAACTAACTTGATTAGATCCAACTAACCTAAGTAATAATTCCTAACTTTTTTGCAGTAAGATACCCTACCACCTTACCTTCATCAGTCATGTACTGACGCTTGGTCTTAGGTAGTCCTTCATTTCTATGCTCTAACTCCTCATAGGTATTCCTGAATGACCTGGGGTAAGATAGTTCAGATGTAACAGTCCTCTTATCATCGGACATGAAATAGGTGATAGTAGAGCCGTCTAGCCGGGTCTTAGATAAGATCTCTTTCATTTGAGAGTTGCTTGATAAGCTGGTAAGTATCGATGGCATCATCGTAGAGCTGAGACTCCTCGTAGAACTCTAAACATTTAGCCAAAGCCTGCGGCCATTCGGTAGATGGCAAACTGATATCGTACGCAGTATCTCCTCCTTCGAAGCTAACCTCAAATAAGTCAGCGTGTTTCTTCCTAGCCTTGACAGCTACTCTGATGCCGGCGGTGATAGCATTAGTAATCTTTACGTTCTTTCCTGAAAAGAAAGTACTAAATTCTTGCGGGTTTTCGAATACAAACTGTCTCATATAAATTGATTAGCTGTTATACAAATTACGAACAGTATGATTATTCTGCTTAACAGCCTCCTTATTAGAGCCGTAGTAGTACACAGGTCCTTCGTATAAATAGGTCCTCATAGGTACATGAGGGTTAGACTTCTGAGTAAACTGAGGCTCGGTAATCCGGCGAGGTCCGTCATAAGCCCGGAAAGTAATCGCAGTAACTCTACCCCAGGTCCCGGTATTATACTGAATCTCTAATACCCCAGCAGTATTAAACTCAAACTTGATCTTCTCCGTCAGTCCTCTCTTCTCGCTCATAACCTTTATTTTTTTCTTCTTCGATAAAGATAGTAAATATATCCCCTCTAAGCAACTTTTCAGATAACTTTTTATTCTTCTGATCCTGCTCTAAAAGCTTATCAGCATGTTTGCTAAGAAGATACTGCTTGTTCTTCTCGCTGTCGAGCTGGGGACGCTGTCTCTTCTTAGGTACTTTCATGCCCGGGATATAAACTCATCACCGGGCTTCTTATTGTCCTCCCACAGCCCCAGCTCTTTCAGATGGTCAATATGAGATTGATCTATCTCCCAGTCAAAATTCTTAACCTGAATCTCAATGTAATCCTCCATCTGCTCTACCTGATCGTCAGAAATAGGAGAAGCAGCATAGAGAAAGCAGCAGTTGTAACAGAGTAGTTCGATGTTATCCCGGTGGTAGTTGTGCTTATTCTTATCTTTGAAAGTCAAAATCAAAGGAATCTTTCCATCTAAGAGCCTGCTCTCACCGAAGTCACACCTCTTGCAACTCTCAGCTAAGTAACCTTCTGATATCAAAGCTGCTTTAATCTTCGCAGGCTTGAAATGCTCAACAGGAAAGGTTCCGTCCAGGATCTGCTCTAGAGGGGCTTGAGTAGCCCTACCTGTTAGAAATTTAGGTATCCCTACCCCAGCCTGATTCTTATGAGCTTCAAAGAGAGTCACACCATCCTGATTAGTATACAGGACAGCATACTTTCTGTAGTGAGGGAAAGAGCAGTGGAGGTACCGAGCTGCAGCTTTATTTGACTTAGTCATCTTAACTGCTCGCTCGATATCCTCCCTTAGCAAAATCTTACTAGGACGCCCTTTCTTCTTCTCCTCCACTATTCCTCTTCTTCTTCTTCTGATTCCTCGATCACCTCTTCAGGATCTTCAAGGAGCTTGGAGTCTTCCTCATCCTCAAGCACCTTCTCAGCTTTCTCTCTCAGGGCTCGGGTATCGTCAGAAACCATAGTCGCATCGTAGTTCTGGATCTCAGGCATCTCTTCAGCTAAACGATCAACACCAAACTCCAAAGCTACTACTCGGCGGTATACCTCCTCATCTAAAATTTCAATCTCATTATAGGTATGATCACCCTCTCCTAAAGTCAAAATCCGACCTCTCTTAGCACCCACAGTAGAGTGGTTAATACAAGTCTTAGTCTCCGGGAGAGCTTTTACACGCAGGGGATTAATCTCATCCCCACACACACTACAAAACCTTTTATTCATATTCTATTTTTATTTAACTAAAGATAGTAACTAGTCAACTAGTCTCCAACTTTTTACTTAAACTTTTGAATAGCTTCCCAGACATCCTCCGGGGTACGGAAAGCAATCTTTTGCTCTTTCTTCTCAACAGTTACTGAGATGTTACCATCCCACTCCTCTTTGTCGTTGTAGTCGATCTCATTTAAGTAAAGCTCAATTAAGAATACCTGCTCCCTGTTGAAGGCAATCCGCATAAGATTCTCAATAACCCTGAAGAACTTATCCTCGTACTGGGTTGTATCCATTCCAATCTCCGATGCTACGAAGTTGGTCCTGTCGTCAATCTCTTTTAAAAGCTTGACTATCTCGATAAATAATTCTTTAGTCATAGCTTCTCTGTTTCGGGGTACCTCTTTAATTCTGTACTTCAAAGGTATAACATCCTTGAGTATTTGTCTAAGCATTTCTTTAGGCTTCATCTTGTGACGCTAAATATACTTAGAAAATTTTTAAGCGATAAATGCTTTCTTTCGGCAAAGTTTTTTGCTGCTGCTAATCGGGTAAATGCTCGGGTAGACCCAATCACCTCCTGGCTACTATCTGTAAGACTGTAGAAAGAAAATTTCTTCATAAAAGTAAACTAAATTAAGCTTGAGTTCCTAATGCCTGCCGAATAATTTTGTCTACATACTCGATGTAAATAAAGAAGCCAATCACTGACTTGTCCTTGAGCTGCCTGTCCCGCTCTACCTGCATACCGAATTGCTTCAAGCCTGAGTCGAGTTTATCACTCAATGCCATAGCAATCTCATTCTGCTCGGTAGGATTGATAGGAGACATATCGGCAGGGATAAACTGCACTTTAATTCCTTTTTTGTTAGGATCTTCGTTAACGTCTACTTTAAGTACAAACTGCTTACCCTTGAAGTTTACCTTAGTAGCTTCAGCAATTACGTTTTGGATTTCTTTTAAAAGTAGTTCTTTCATAGCTTAAATATAAGAATAATTTAGTTTCGATCCAACTGGTCGCTATCCTTTTTATAAATAGGACTTACTTTTTTCTTCCTATTGGTCTTGATAGGCTGGTAAGGACGAGATTCTTCCTCTAGCCGATCTAAGTCCTGTAAATGGATCTTACCCATCTGTTTATAGATTGATTAAAGTGTTCTGATATTCAGTTAGTGCTTTAATCTTTAAAGTCATAGTACCTAACATGAACTTACCTGGACTTCCATTCATTTGTAGTATCAAAGGTAGCTGTTGTAGTATCTGAAAGTCTCCTTCTTTAAAAGTGTCTCTATCTATTCCAATTATTACTTCATTCTCTAGTTTATCCAAAGGAGTAGTCTTAACCTTCTTACTAAGATCTATTTTGGTATTGGGCTGCTCTTTATCCAAATAGTGCGAGGTTAGCACTTGCATCTCATCATCGATTAGAATAGTTGAACACCATGGCTCTAATAACTCCAATAGCTCGCTGTTACATCCTGTAACTTTAATCCCAATATCGTATTTAGGGTATACGATAGGTTTCATTAAAGCATCGTGTTTAACAAAGTGGCCCCATTTGCGTATAAAGTTTCGAGAACTTCTTTGATTCTGTGCTAGCCACTCCGGACTATCTTCGTAGATGTTCTTAGCTTTATCAGCCGTATTACGTCTACTCCCTCTGCAGGTCATGTGGTAAACACATCCGTGCCAAGTCTGTACAAATGTTATTCCATCAAGGAGGAACCGGTTAAAGATATCTGAATCTTCTTTTGATTGAGGTGCGTAGAGAGGGTCATGTCCTCCGATCTTTTGGAAGTCTTCTCGGTAAAATGCCCAGGGGGCAAACACGCCTTCGGTAACATTATCATTAGGTACTCGGGAATTAATAAAAGCAAGCAAAGCTTCTTCCTTAAACTCTTCCGGCTCTACACCAAAGTCTCTTAAAATCTTCTCTGGGCCGTCTGGGTGTAGAGGGGGTTCAATTCTAGTAAGAGAGACAATTGTGCGAGGTTTAATCTCCTGTTCAATAGCATCTAGTGCTCCTGGGCATAAGTACATATCGGCATGGTAGATCATAGCGATATCCTTTGTTGCTACTTCGTTGATTAAACGGTCGTATAAAATTGTGTGACCTAACCTTTCAGGTCCCTCGTTACGAATCCATTTAAAGTTAGGATCTTTCTTTTCTGTTTCCATACACCAGTCCCAGGTGCCGTCTGTAGATGCGTCATCTGCTACACAGATCTCTACCTCATGATCGCCTTGATTCTTTCTAATAGCTTGGTAGGACCACTTAAGGTACTTTAAGTTGTTCCGGCTAGGTTGTATAAAACTAATTTTCATTTAAAATCTTTCTTAAATAATCTTCTAAGTTACGAGATGGGTTCCAACCCAGGACCTCAGCTGCAGTAGGATCGGTGTTTAAGGTTATAAGAGCTTCTCCTGGTTGAGCTGGAAGGTAGTCGGCTATCTGGTTAAACATTTTTAACACTTCGTTAACTGAATGGTTCTTACCTCTTCCTAGTTCGAATTCGTATCCATATGCCTGCTTATACATGATAAGGATAAGGGCATTAATAATATCATCAACGTGAGTAAAGTCTCGTCTCTGTTCTCCATCCCCATAAATTACGAACTTTTCTTTATTCTCCCAACTCCTAATCCACTTTCCAATTAAAGTTGTATACCCGCCTTCTGTGAGCTGGTGAGGTCCGTAAACATTATAAAAGCGGGCAATAGAGGCTTTTAATCCATAGTGCTTTTGGTATAGCTTTATAATATCTTCACCTAAGTCTTTTGAGAAAGTGTAAGGGTTCTTGAACTTACCGCTGTGCTTGGATGAAGAACCTGCGTAGATTAAAGGTATATTGTTTTTAATACAAAACTTTACAACCTCATAGGTTCCATTAAAGTTTGTATCAATGTATTGATTAGGTCTTTCAAATGATGGACCAATTCTTGCAATTGCAGCCATGTGAAATACTAAATCAAAATCTTTAAAAACACTATACATTGTAGATATTGTTTGAATATTACCACTCCAATACTTACATCCTTCTACTTCGTTTGATTTTAATCCAGTTGAGTAGTTATCAAACGATTGAACTTCATGCCCATCTTTCAATAACTTTTTGATTAAGTTTGTTCCTATAAAACCGGCGCCGCCTGTAACTAGAACTTTCATTACAATATTTCTTTAATAAATTCAAATACCCTAGAATAATCTCGATAACCTCTTTTAACTATTTCGTCTAAAGTATCAACTACAGGTAATACCTTTGCTTTAGATAGTTTATTAAAATAGGATTCTCCTTCAAAATAGCCCGGTCTAATATCTTTAGAAGTATTTACGTAAATAATAACAGGTTTATTAAAGTAGCTACAAAGTATACTTGAACCTCCGCCCATAGATATAAATCCTTCTGCGCTAGAGTATATTTCTAACTGAGCTTCATTATATGTACCCCCTACCTCATTAACAATATCATCAAGTAGGTATACATTCTCAAAGTACTCTGTAAGCTGGTAGTCGGTGATTACTCCTTGACCTTCTACATTGGCTACGATATCTCTATTCTGTAGTTCATTAGGATCGGTAGTAAACTCTGTATTACGAGGTCGTTTATAGATAATGTTATAACCTTTTTCGGTTAGAATGTTGAACATAGTATACAAGCTCTCTATATCGAAGTATCCGATAGGTGCCTGCCCGTGCTCTAAGTTAAACCTATTTGAGATAATAACATAGTTACTTAAAGCAGGTACTCCTTTTTTAGAATACTTCTCAGCATAAGGAGGTGCTACCCATTGAGAGTAATCTAACCATCCGTTGGCTTGTTGCTGCTCTTGTTCAGTAAGTAGACTATAGTCTTTCCCAAAAATAGCTAGAGCATTATGATGTACCCAGGTGTTAGGCAAATTCTGTACCCCGTTAGTAGAATTATCTACAGACCTGTTAGTATATTTTTCTTCTACTTCGTCACAAAACCAGTAGTAAGGTTTCATTCCTTTACTTGTTATCACCTTAACGTACTCTCCTTGCTCTTTAAGCCAGTAGGCATAAGGAGCTGCACATACAAGCTCGTAGCCAAACTCTGGGTTTAGGTCAATTATCATAGTAGTACTCTTTTAACTCGATGAGCTGCTCTTTAATTGATTTCGTTTCTATTCCTCCTACAAGGCATTTATTTACTTCTACTAAAGGGTTTGGTATGATTTCAATATCCTTATTAAACACTTCTTTTATTAAAGATAGTAAATTAAATTTAGATAGGCAAGTACTTTGAATAATATTTTCTACCCCGTAACTATCCCAATCTTGCATTAAACTATAACACTGTTTAGCCCATTCTAAAGTTGTAATACCGCTCCACATCGCTTTGCTGTAGCCGGTAACACTTCCTTCGCTATTTAAAAACCATCCCAATAAGCTTACTTTAGAATCTAGCTCAGGACCAATTATTGACGTCTTAAGTATCTTAGTCCTTGTTCCTTTCAATATAAGAAAATCTCTAGCTACTCTTTTAGAAACTCCATATTCATCGCTATCCATTTCACAATCTGTTCCTGGATGGATAACTTTAGTGTTTGCTAAAGTATCTAGCCAGTGCGGTAAAGTTTCGTTAATAGAAAAGTCTTTAGTCCGTTGAGGGATAGCTCCAATACAGTTAATAATATATTCTCCTTTAAAAGAAGTTACTGCATCGGCAAAATCAGGAGTTAAGTAACGGAAGGGGGTAACAGTGACTGTGATCCCGTTATCAGAAAGGTACTCGCAAACCATGTGTCCGAGCATCCCTTTGTGCCCTAGTATTAGAACGTTCATTGGAAGTAATTATTATGTTGCAAAATATCTTCAAGTTCCTGCTTACTTACTACCACTTGATCGCTTGTAAATTCTTCCCAGCTTACTTCCCTATCTGAGATATCTTTGTAATGCATGTAGTAGGTGTTATTACCTACATTAAAAAATGTTCTTGGCCTCTCCTCCTTTGAAACCATCATTTCATGCAACTTTTCAGAGATGCGTGGTGTGCCGAGTTTATATTCTAATCCAAACTTTTCAGCATAAATTTCAAACAGATCTCTTACCTTAAAAGCGTTTAAATTAGGTATGACATTGTACCCAGTTTCTTGTAGACCTGCCTCAATAAGGTCAATAGCTTGCTCGATATCGATCATAAAACGAGTCATCTCAGGAGAGTATAGAGTAAGTTTATAACCTTTTCTGATTGCATCCCACATCAAAGGGATAATTGAACCGGTTGAGTTCAGTACGTTACCGTAGATAGCAGTGGAAAGCTTAACGTTAGACTTTTCAGCATTTACGATAAAAGCTTCTCCTGCTACAAACTTCATAGCACCGTATAGGGTTGTAGCTGCTCTAGATTTATCTGAGGAGATAAAGCAAGCTGCTTTAAAGTTATTCTCTTCTGCTACTCTTCTAGAATTAATAGCTCCATCTACAATCACTCGTACTCCTTCTTCTACATTCTGATCTACAGCTTCAATCTGTTTTAGAGATGCAGCAAAAATCCCAATAGTATGTCCGGCAGAAGCTCTTTTAAGCAAGTCGTAGTTGCGAACGTCTCCTATGACACAATTAATGTTTGGGAACTCTTTTTTAAGATAGTAGTGCTTTGCCTCGTCTCTAGAGTACACTGTTATTTCATTATCAGTATAATACCTCTTAACAAGATTCCGGCCTAGGTATCCTGCTCCGCCAGTGATAAAAATCTTTTCACTTTCCATAACCTTCAAAATATTTTAAGTTTTCTTCAAAAGACATAACCGAATTCACTCCACTATTATAAATAGGTTTCACAAAAGTATGCTCATCATGCTCGGGTAGCTGTCCCCACTTGTTCCCAAACTTAGCAACATTAGCTAACTCTGCTGATTTTTGCCTATCAGATTTTTCTTTTAAATTATCTTCTTTAAAGTGACTTCCTCTTGCAGAGAAGTGGTACAGTACTGAAGTAGCAACCATTTTAAACTCATACCCTTCAACCTGCATTCTGATAAACAGATCCATATCCTCCCAACTTGACGGAGAGAAGATAGGATCGTTTCCACCAATATTAACAAAGTCTTTTTTGCGACAGAAAAACCCTGCTCCACCTCCTTTGCGTACTACAGCTTCTTTGTTTAATTCAGAAAACTCTGAGGCAAATTGGTCAAATAATTCAGAGTTAAAATTGTAGTGAAACTCCCCAAATGCCTCAGGTGGGAAGAATACTGTTCCCGGTCTATAGTCTGGATCGGTTGGGAAGATTTTAGGTTGTATTCTAAACGAAGAAGCAATTAATTTACTCTTAGTATTTTCAAATAGCTTAAGCAGTTCTAAGTCCTGGTTAGGGCCTATCCACATATCAGAATGAATAATGTTAACAAACTCTGACTGAGCTTTATCGACGCAGAAGTTCATTCCCCCTCCAATACCTTTAGGTTTAGTATTATGATCAATATAATACTCTACTCCTAAGCTTAAAGCCTCTGCTTGCAGCCATTCATCCGTTCCGTCAGTGCAGTTTTCAGCATGCACAATAATAGGTTGGCCCTTATAGTATGCATTCTTCCTTACAGAAGCAATAGCTAGCTTAAGGTAGTTTAAGTTATTATTAGTGGAGATGCACGTGGTAATCATCAACTTCGCTTTGCCAATTTATTAAAGGAGACATAAAATATGTTTCTCCGTGAGTAGAGTACCCAGGTATAGGGCTTATTAATATACGCTTGCGAGCGTTTAATTCCAAAAACATAGAGAAGTCGTAGGGATGTCCCGTTACCTTTCCACTCTCTGGGTGAATTCCGTTTGTGTACTTGCGCAGGATATCTTCATCTGCTTTCAAGGTCTTGACCTTAGTAGCAAAAGTCATAGTGGTAGAATTAGTTACCTTCCAGTGAGTGTGCTGAGATACAAATACTCGAGTGACTTCAGGTCCGTCTTTGCATAGCTTGTTTCCTCCATGTTCAGCGAGTATGTACTTATCTGGATGATCGTAGAGAGTCACGTAGTTTACACCTGCTAGAAATATTTCCTCTAAGACCTTTCTTGCTCCGGCCCTGTGTAGGTAATCATTCTCTACAAAATACACAGTAGTGTCGTCTTCTAATTTAAGAGCTTGATCTAACGCTAAATTAAAAGTACCTGCTCCGTTACCTACAGAGTGCTTCTGTATATTCTCAACCGGTACATACTTGGAGATCATTGCAAAAGTTTCCTCTCCTATATTGTCAGCTATTACTGTTATGGTACTAGGATCGAAATGTTTCACAAAATTTCGTAAGCAGTTCTCGTTGTTAATAAAAGAAGGTTTAACTTTGTTATAACCTGTTTCTGATATTCTGTAGTAGATTCTAAGCATTTTTAAAAACGTCTTTCCAGGTGTAGGATTTATAATTAGGATTAAATAAATTGTTTGAATTACTTCTACAGTATTCGTTAGCTAACTTGTACCAGTTGTGGGATTTTCTTTTACTATCTATGTCCTTTGCTTCAAAAACTTGCTCACCTGCAATGTAATTTCTCTTACTAGGATGCTTTCTATTATGGACTACAAGCAAGTTCTTAAAATGGTACTGCGGAATTGCAGGAAGCAGCCGACTAAGCACATGCATGAAAGCTGTATCTTCGTGAATAAAGAAGACAGAAGAGGGTATATTAACTCCTGCTTTAATAATTTCTGAGGATATTGCTAATCCACATCCATTAAATTTATGAGGGGTTATGGAAGTTACCTGTAAGTCTTCAATATTGTTAAACTTATTCATTTCCTGCTCGGTCATCGTGTAGGGAATATTCCACCAGTTCTCACTATCTCCTTCGATAAAAGGCTTGTCTGTAAACTCTGGGTGTTCTAGAGGTTCCCAGCTCTTATCCCACATCTTACAAATAGCAAATGTTGTAATGTACTTAGGGGTATCAGGGACAGACTGATGTAGGTAATCTAATACCGTAAAGGCTTGTTGCGGGACTAACATATCAGATTCCCCCCATACAAGTATATCAACTAGGTTACAGTAGTTGTTGTTGAAGTCTCGTCTGTACTGAGCGATAGTAACTAAGTCAGGTGTTACGTTGCTGCTAAAGTTATACTTCCTAGCAAGGTCTTTAATCGTATCTAAGCAATAATCTAACTTTCCTTGCTGGGCTACTTCTAGTTCTTGACTGGCGCATACTAGAATATCTACTAAAACTTCTCCTAAGTAGCTATCGATAGATTTGCGTAGAGTGCTGAAGTATTCTTCTACCATATGTACTTCGTACCATTGTACGAGACATCCAATAGCAAATTTAGTTCCCATAGTTTGACTTGTATTTATCCCAGGTCTGACTCATAAAGCTTAGGCGATGTTCTTTGTCAAACCCATTAAAATGCCATACATATCCGCAGTCAACGAACATAAAATCATTGAGCAGTTCTTTCCGGTTAAGGTGAGTTAGATTCCATCTCTTACTCAATAGTGTTACATCGTACTCTGACTGCCGGGTGAGGTAATTAACAGGAGTTTGATCTGTTCCTTTGCGCAGAGTTGTCTGTAAGTATACTAGAGTTTCTGAGTTTTTATGCCAGAAGTCAGTAATAGCAGTACAAAGATCTCTATGCTGCTTGTTTATTACTACGAATCCGCAATTGTAGTAATCAACCCAATCCAATTTGACTTCTGGGAAGAGGTGCTGGTAGCCTTTCAAGCTCTGCCATACCCATCCTACGTTGTCATTATCCACACAAGCTGCTAGATTATGCTTAGTCTCATTAAAGAAGTTAGGAGCATCCCAGTGAATCATCGTATCGATATCCACCAGTGCTACCTGATCGTACTCAATATTATTTGTCTCTAGTATATCTAAGACGTACCACCTCTGCCAGGTAGCTTTCATCTCAGTAGGATCTACTAGAGGTTGATCTAATACGATGAGTTCTACATCGTGTCGCTTGCACCAGTGCTGCCAGGTGTTTAAGCAGAACTGAGAATAGTTAACAGTATCGTAGTTTGTGGCTAGATTCGTGATGAAGACAACGTTACGCATAGGTATAATTTGCAGAGAGAGTTCTGTATTCATTGAATATACGAACTAAATCGTTATTTTCAAAGAACTTAAACATATTTCCTTCTGCATTCATACAGTATTCATTTAGAGATAAGTTACTTTTTTCCTGCTTGTAGGTCTGAGCTGAGTAATGTATGACTGGACACCAGTCAACTACTCCAACTTTCCAGTTGTTCTGTTCACAAACAATACCTGAGTATACATCCTGTCCCCAGCCGTAGATCAGCTGATTAGAAAACTGACTAATCTTCTCAACTAAGTCTCTATGCATTAAAGGTGCTTGAAAGTCTACCCACTTAACATCACGTACTTCGGTAGCAGACCAGCAATGAACATACTTCCATTTGCACTGGTTCTTTTGAGGCTGTAGTACACAAGGAGAAACAATTTTGTAATCTTTTTCGAACATAGCTTTGCGAAGAGATTTAACAAAGTTACCTCCATGTAGAATTAAATCGTTATTGAGAGAAAGCAGACTGTCGTATTCTTTATTCTCTAAAAACAATTGCATAGCAAGGTTTAAAGCTCCCCCAAAGTAAACATTCTGTCCTGTCTCGTGAGTAGTGTATTTGCTTTTACCTTCCGGTGTAGAACCGTTATCTATAATGATTAGGTCATAAGAATCATCTCTATGTGCTTCTAGAGATTCAAAAAGCTGATCGGTTAGATCAGGAAGATTGTGGTTGTAAATAACTGCTAGTGTTTTCATACTATTGTTTAATTGTGTAACATCCGGAAGGAAGAGAGCCTGTATTTAGATTTACTTCCTTATCAGTTTCGGGGTGGAGTAGAGTGAAAGAAATACCTCGTTCTTGTATAAAGTCTTTTATTGCTGCTCGAGATTCGTTGAGGCTAGTATCATCAAAAATAATATAACCTCCTTTTTGTACTTTGTCGTACAGGTTATCCAATACATCTCTAGTTGCCGAGTAGGCATCGACGTCTACTCTGAGTAGTGCAATGGTACCTATGCCTGCATCAGGCAAAGTATCTTTTACAAACCCCTTTAAAAACTTAATACGATTACCTTCTTCAAGGCCAAATTTTTTAAGGCTGTCCTGAATTATTTGTAGAGGTGCAACCATTCTGGGTCCTTCATGGTGATTTTCATCTTTAAAAAAGTAGGTACTGGTTTTTTGGTTTTCAAACCCTTGGTAGCTGTCGGCAAGCCAGATAGTTCTGTTTTCGAATATTTTTGAAAGAAAGACTCCCATTCCACCTTTCCATACTCCGCATTCAATAATATCTCCTTCTACTGCATTAATTTTATCAAAATGCCTAATTATTGTTTCGAATCTTTCAAGGCTTACCTTTGTAATACCCTCCCTAATTATCTCTTCAGCTAGTTGTCTCATATTCTTTTAAGTACAGTAAGTCCGTTATTGTTTGTAAATCTTTCAGCAATACTCCACTCGGGGTTTATTTCTAAGAACTCTTCAACAGCTGACCAGAGTCCAGCCTTCTGTTTGCCTTCTGTCCTTTGATCGCTATACCGGCCCCAAGTACCTTCATCCTGAGTTGCGTACTTTGTCGTATCGTGTAGTATAATGTACTTACGTACAGCGTTGCAATGCATTGGAAGTTCCTGAGATAGTTGCCCGTACTTATGCCAGGTGTCTATAAAAAGTAAGTCTGTCTCTTCTATTACAACATCTAATACGTTTGCTTGTATAAAAGTAAAATCAACTTCAATTTCTTTTGCAGCTTGCTTGGCTAGTGAAATATTTGAAGATGTAAATAGGTCATACGAAACTAACCGAGAAGGTTTTGCATGCAGGAAAGCCCAAGTAGATACTACTTCACGAACTCCCATCTCAGTTACATGATCACATTCAGCTGCATACTTATAAAGTGTAGGTAAATGTTCATGTATATCGGAATACCTCCCACAGTGTTCCTGGTATTTGTTTTCAGCTAGTGTCATAATGCTTTAATATAGTTAGGATGAGTATAGATCTCCAACGGGTGATCTATATTAATTCGAGTTATATAACGTAGAGGATCAGCTTCTAATCTATCCGGCCTGATAATAATATTGTCCTGGTTGTTATGCTTAGCCTGCTCTAATGCAGACTTAAAAGCATTTCTGTAAGCTTCTGGGCGTATGAGTTGTCTAAATCTAAGATCTTTATACTTACCGGGTCTCCACCAGGCATAGTGAAATACGTATCTTGGAAAGATTGTTAGCTGAGGGTATTTCTGACTTGTGAAGTTCTTTACAACCTCTCTGTAGTATTCCCAGGTTCCAAACTTAATAACAATTCTTCTTTTATGAATGCGGGAAGGATCTAAACTTTCTGCCTCTATGTAGTATTGATTCTCCATAAAGTCTAAGTACGGAGCTTGAAGACCTTCATCAGGATTTAAATTGGAGATAAGTTCTTCTAGTAAGTCGGTATCATTTTTGTGAAAGAATACATCTCCTTCGAGAGGAAATATCAAATCTCCTTCTTGTACAACTACACCTAATTCTTCAAAGTTACTAACTGAATGTACGTAGCAGTCGTTAGCATCTATGGCTGAGTAGTCTACTGCATTCCAGGTAATTTGTATCTCGGGGTACTTTATTTGAGCTTCTTTTACAGCTGCTTGTACTACTTGCGTATCCCAGGCTAGGTTAGTATCCTCGAAACAGAACTCTTTACGAAAGCTTTCATCTACTCCTCCTTTATTTTCAGGTCCTTTTGGGAATAGTCCTTCATTGTAAATAATGTGAGTAGGCTTTATAGTGTTTACAAGATTTTCAATCTGTAAGGCAGTAAAGTGCCCTTCACCAAAGCAAGGAATTATAACAATCCGCTTCATGTTTATTTTTTCCAGAACGAATAAATTCCTTTTTCTATTTCGTAATTCTCCCAAACAAATCTCTCTCGTTTAGGTTGGTGCTGAGCCCATTCCCACATCTTAGTCAAACCTTCTTTAAGATCTGTTTTGTGCTGGAATCCTAGTAGCTCGATAGACTTGTCGTAGGTTGGGATAGCGTAATGTACCTCGTGGCGTTTCTCTAAATAAACTCTTTCAGCACCTCCAACAACTTCAGTTAGAATATCAGCTGCTTCGTTGATAGAATACTCTTGAATACCTCCTAGGTTAATAATCTGCTTGGAAGCTTCAGGGCGTACTGCAGCATTCCATAGAGGTTCTAAAGAATCATCGATGTAGCTAAATGCTCTCTTTTGAGTACCGTCTCCAAAAATAGTTACCGGCTGACCTTCCATATGATAGTACATCCAAATCCCAAGAACGTTGCGGTACTTGTCCCAGATGTTTTGATTAGCGCCGTAGACGTTATGAGGTCTGATAATGCAGTAGTCAAGTCCGTGCTGCTGGTTGGCGATTTCAATATCATGCTCACAAGCTGATTTAGCTACTCCGTAAGGATCGATTGGAGAGCGCTTCATATCCTCATGAAAAATACCTCCCTCTCCAAATCCGTAAACGGCCATGGTAGAGGTAAACACCAGCCTTTCTACATCATGCTTGATGCATTCATTAACAATCCGAGCTGTAGCTACTAGATTGTTCTTGTAGTTGTATGTGCGTATAAAAGGAGACAGTCCCTCTGCAGCATAGGCTGCAAAGTGAAATACGTAATCAGGCTTATGAGCTTCAAAACAATTTTCGATAGGATGATCAACCAGATCCATTTGCCAGAAAGTTACATCTGGGTGGATGTTCTCCTTATAGCCTCCGCTCAAGTCATCGATTCCTATTACTCTGTAACCTGGTTTGTTCTTTATAATCCAGTCTGCTAATCTAGATCCTAACAAGCCAGCAACCCCTGTAATTAAAACAGTCTTATTCATTTCTCAACTATACTTTTAAAAGTTCTATCTATTTCGTTCTTGTTAGCTGCTCTACCTTCGTTAGCTTTACGAAGTCTTTTTTCGTTAACTATCATTCTTTCCAAACTAGGTTCAGCTTTTTTTGTTTCTTCTAATCTAGCCCTATCTGCTTCTCCTATATTAATATCATTTTGAATAAGCTCTTCAAGCTGTTCAACAATAGAATTCTCATCAAAAGTTCGATGCTCTTCTAAATAAATATACGAGTTACTTTCTGTGGATTCAACTAATAGTTCCGAAATTTTAAGTTTTATTTCGTCAATTAATTCTCTTTGATGAGCTACTTTATCAGCTAGGCCATCTTTATTAAAAAAATATAACTTAATGCTTTCAGTAATAAGCCTATCAAGGTAGGCGCTTAAAGTATCTATGTTAGTTATTCTCATGTCCAATTCCTTGTACTGTTAATAGTTGATTATAAAAATACTTAACTAAGCTTTCGTTGGAGTACTGCTGGGTGTATTCATTTTTAATATTCTCAGTCAGGTAAGGCTGCAGTTCGTTGTAATTAGTCAGAATATAGTCTATCTTTTCTAGTACGTCAGACCAATCATACTTACATGCAATGTATGTTTCTTTATCCTTATAGATAAAAGGATATGAATCTAAATGAGACATATCCGGCTTTAGCAATACACTGCCAAAGCTAGCTGCTTCAATATCTCTAACTGCTATCTCCCCGTACCCGATAGGAGCTGTAACAATTTTAGAGTTGTACATATTCTGATAGAATTGATCTTGAGGAATTCTTACTCCTTTTTCTCTTTTTGTAACCTTGTAAGAAGTGTTTTCTAACTTCTTTAAAAGTTCTTTGCGGTGATTGTCATAATGGGGAGAGGTAAGATTACCGTACTCGTAATTTGAATTATCCCCCCAGCTAAACATACACGATACATCAAAAGGCTTATTACTGTCGTACTTATACCAGGTAGGAGTTATAGTTGAAAGCCAGTTTGTACCGCTCAGCTTTATCCTATCTCTAATATCATCAATGTAAGGTACTGAGTAGTCCCCATTACCCCAGTAGGTTCTGCCGTTAACCCATCCTTGCTTGTATTGGGAGAGGTCTTTTAGCAAAGTATTCTTAAACATAACTCTAACGTCTGTGCCTTTCAGGATCTCTGCAGTACCTATCAGGGAATGAGAATCTTGTCCGTCTAGCAACAATACATCCTTACCAAATTTAGAAACAAATTCTATTCCTTTTTCAATTGATTCAGATAAGGAAACTTGCTTATCAATAAAACTTGCCTGTGCAATAAAAGCAAAATCATAAGAAGCATCTTCGGTAATAAATTCTATACCTACTTGCTTGAATACTTCTCTAGCTCTCCAATACGGCCGGAAAGCAATCTCATTCCGATGCAGATCTGGTTGCACTAGCCTGATCTTTATCATAAAGTTTCGCTTAAAATACTAAATTCAAGATTTAAAATACTCTCCTGTATCTTGTTTAAGGTAGTAGAATAGCTACTAAACTCGGGATCAGGTACATTTGCGACAAAATATATTTGAAAGTCTAGGTTATTATATTTAAGCTGAGAGACTGGTTTGTCTGGACATTTAAATTCTTGCCTAGGATTAGTCCTAATTTTAGGTAGTGCTATATGAAGTTTCATAAACTATTAAACTTGCTTACATCCATCTGCGTGTTCAGAGGTATTTTTATATCTTTGATTCGTATAGGAGTTACAGTAGGGTTGGTTCTTCGGGCCAGGTTAAACATACTTTTAAACTCTGTTCCTATATTTAAGACCCCCTCTACCTGCTTTTCAATACTCTTAATAATTCCAGCTGCTATAACATTTACGTAGTCAAAGTTCCCTAGCTGATCTATCCAAGCTCCTTTATAAGGAAAAGGATAGGATTTGTGAGTGGCTCTGATAATCAAATAGTGAATAGCTTTTAACTCTACATACCCATCCGCTAGCAATTTAGTATGTGCGTAATGCGTTGCCTGATGCACTGGTACGTCTTCTTCGGAAGGTATCCCGATAGAGTTAGCGTATACATAATCAGTAGAAATGTGCACCAGTTTTATATCCCAGGTATTGCAAAATTTAACGAGGTCAGCTACTCCTCTGTAGTTTACACCCCAGTGCTTACTTTTATCTTCAGAGTAGGTGTCTGTAAATGCTATACAGTTAATAACTGTGTCATACCTAGCTTTACATATAGCTTTTCCTAAATGCAGATCTTCTGTACATTCTAGCAAGAGGTCGAATGTAGAGGGATTTGTAATATCAAAGCCATCTTCTTTACGAGAAATAATATCCCATCTTGATTGCTTTACAAGCTCTGTGCCTAGTAAGCCGTTACCGAGAATAACTACTTTCACCGGTTAAAAAAATCTTTAATCTTATCGCAGACGTAATCTACATCCTCGATAGTCATTCCGTGGTGTGCTCCTAACAAGAAACCATTTTTCATAATAGTATCTGCGTTTTCGAAATCCTGTAAGAACTCTCTATAGGCTGGGTGACGGGTTACATTACCAGCAAACGTTACACGGGTCTGAATGTTATTATTTTCTAAGAATGTAAGTAGTTCAAAACGACGTTCAGTTTGCAGAGGAAGAGCAAGCCAGTTTGGTTTAATTGAATCATCTGGAAGGATTAGGTCTCCTACCCCATAGAGGTTCTCAATGTATCGTTCGATATTTGCTCTACGAATTTGTGCGAACTTTTTAAAACGGCTTAATTGAACTAGTCCGAAAGCAGCATTCATTTCACTTGCCTTCATATGATAGCCCAGTACCGAATATAGAAACTTGTGATCGTAAGGAATACCGTCCACAATGTGGTTAAAGCGGTCGTCCATAATTTCAGAATCGTCTCCTAGGCGGCCCCAGTCTCTGTACTGAAGGGCTAACGTAACGTGTTTCTTATCGTTAAACATAACCATGCCGCCTACTCCGCCGGCTGTAATAACGTGTGAGGCATAGAAGCTAGTAGTAGCAATATCAGACTCTAGAGTCTCTGTGATTGTATCAGCTGAGTCTTCGATTAGGTATATATCGGCTCTACCTAGTAGTCTAATTTCTTGCCTAAGACGCTTCCAATCAGGCTTGTTACCAATGAGGTTTGGTAGCATAATTGCTTTTACATCCGGAGTAATAGCTGCTACTACTTGATCGAGATTAGCAACATAATCACTTAAGCTCACATCTACAAATACCGGCCTGTATCCTAGCTGTAGGATAGGAGCTAGAGTAGTTGAGAATGTACAAGCAGGTGTAATAATCTTACTTCCCTTAGGTAGATTTAAAGCTGCAATAGCTAATAAACAGGCAGATGACCCGGAGTTAACAAATAAACCGTACTTCTTACCAAAGCGGGCAGCAATCTTTTCTTCAAATTCACCCGACTTAGGACCTTGTCCTCCTAGCCATCCTGAACGGAGAGATTCTTCTACTGCTTTAATCTCTTCTTCTCCGTAAGATTCAAACTTATACGGAGCATACCAAATTTTTTTCATAACGTACTGTAAAATTCGTTTTGTCGCTCCTGCCTATCAATATACTTGTGGTGACTCAGACTATACTCCACCTCTAAAGGCAATATAGCGTAAGTTTGGTATCCTTCCAACACTTCATGGACTTTATTTTTCCATTTAATCTTTCCATTGTTGGCATAGATCCTCCATTGGAGGTCGGGCCAGTTAACCCTTCCGTGATTGTCAACAGTCCATCCCCACTTCCGGGTATGTTCCGAAGTTAGTCCATGAACTGTATTGACTCTAGGTACCCTTAGTACTTCTATTTCATTAGCCTCTAGTAGGGTGGGGAGGTATTGAAGTAAGTGTAGGTTAGGTACTTCGTCAGCATCGATCTGAAATATGTAATCTCCTAGACAGGCTTCCGTCAAAGCGTTCTTCATATTAGCAAAATGCCCATCGAAGTGGTAATGTATAGAGCGGAATGGAGCAAAGGTATTAGAAGATAAGCTTCTTAAGTACTCATCAACTGACTTACTTCCATTATTGGAATCATAGAAGATAACTATCTCATCTTCTTTCCTCTTATTTTCAATCAGGTAAGGGAGTAGCCGCTGTATCTCTACAAGCTCATTACAAACCGTTACAGCATAACTAATTTTCATTACATTGCGTAAAACTCAATTACCTCTAGAGCATCCATAAAGTCTCTTTGCTTGAAGTTCCGGGCTCCTTTCATATCCATTTTATGGGTCTGACCTTCAGGGTACTTGTGCTGTTCCTCTTTTAGAATCTCAATAGCTTTAACAGCAGTCCATACCCAGTTCTCCTTAGTAGTTCCGTCTATGAAAACCATCCCTCTACCCGGCAATGTCACCGTAGCAGGCATCCAGATGTTCCCGTCCTGGTCTTTATGAAGGAGGTCTTTGTAGAGCTCTGGAGAAGATTCTAAAGCATTCGTAGTAGCTTGACTGCCTTCAGTCATAACTGTTGAGGTTGTGAACCCGCACCCCATACAAAGCCACGTCGTTAGCTTGTCGGTGACGTGCTGTTCGTAGCAGGCATTGGAGCCACATCTCTTGCAATCGGTTAACTTATCCATTTATTTTTTTTAGTTTAGGTAGTTTAAGTTCTGGCAGTTCATCTACTTTCTGCAGTTTAGGAAGATTCAAAGTAGGAAGCTTGAGCTCTACCTGCTTGGTGAAGGTGGGGAGATTAGCTGTTAGAATTGTATCTAATTGCTCTGCCATCTTCTCCCAGCTAAAGCTTGTACGAGACTTATAACCCTGTCTTTTAGCCAGCTCTGCGTACTTTTTATAGTCTTCAAAGACAAGTCGGAGAGCGGTAGCTGCTTCAGAATCGTTAGGGGTAAACCATTGAGATTCTTTTAAAAGCATCTTATCTACTGCAGCGCTCTTATCAACATTGGTTAAGGTTCCGTTGACTAGATAGCAAAATTCCTTATCCAGGAAGTCAACATGACCGGACCAGTTGCAGGCAATAATAGGTTTGTTAATTAAACTGAACTCTAGTAGAGGTCTTCCGAAGCCTTCTCCCTTTGTGAAGCTAATCATTGCTTTTACTTTAGGGTGATTGTAGAGATGGTTAATCTCCTGATCGGACATCTCCCCGTGGATTATATAGATGTTAGGTAGTGAACCTTTAACGGTCTTTCTTATAGCATCAATTTTTTGCAGCAGCTGATCCCTATCAAGGATAGAGGCATTAGCTGACTGAGTCTTTAAAATTAGAGCAGGTTGCTTTTTTTTATTCTTAAATACTTCTAAGAAAATTTTAACCATATACCCTACATTCTTTCTGTCTTGACCTACGTTACCTTGTAGCCAATGTCCTACAAATAGGTAGGCGAACTCTTCCTGAATGCTTTCGAGGTTAAACTTTGAAGTGGTCGGGAGGTACTTAGTGAGATCAGCTCCTTCAAATAATACCTCAACAGGTTTTTGTAACTTCACCTGTCCTTTGACTTTGCCGTTCTCTTCAATGTTAAACTGAGACCGTTGAAAGGTTTCTTTAGAATGCTCAGATGACACCAAGTTAAGGTCCATCCTATTCAAACCTTCAATCCAACTAGGATCACAAACAGTGGTTTCAATACCGGCTGTGATACCGATATTATAATCTCCTACTACCTGGAATTCGTTAGGTACTGTAATCTGAATCCAAAGGTTAGGTTTCCTTGTAATCGAAGGTACTATAAGGGAAGCGAGCTCATGCTCGGAATGCTCTTTGAGATATCCGAATCGAGTACTGCCCCAGCGCTGACCTAAAATCTTAACATCGTACTTACCTGACTTAAGAAGAGCCTTAACGAGATCTCTTGACCGCCCACCGTAACCGCTGTAAGTATCGATCGGGCAGCTAACTATAACTGAAATTTTATCCATTAGTAGACTATTGGGTGTTTAACATATTTTTTTTCTACATCCTTTACCTTAATGATATCGTAGCTGGTACGAGGAGTAAACTCCTGAAAAGTCCTATCAATATACTTAATAATATTTCTACCCATGTTATCAGCTGACATCATTGATTCTTCTGATAGAGCCCACTCTCGGCCGGCTGCTCCTCTGCTCTGCCTCTCCTGGCTTGACATCTCATAGACCTTGAGGATAGCATCCGTTACATCTCTAAAGTCACATCTATCATCGAAGATGTAGGGAGTCGGAACTGAACCTACTAGTGAAATGTTAGAAGGGAAGACTGGTACTACCCACTCACCATGCTCCTTATAAGTCCCCATATGGTTGGAAGGTACTTCAAATGAAGGAGTATACCATTCACCTTTGTGATCAACAAACCTCATCTGATCTTGCATCCCACCGGTAACATTACCGATGATCATAGTCCCGGCCATCATAGATTCAGTCAGACTTAAACCCCAACCTTCGTTAGAAGAGATCAGCACAGTGACGTCGGCTAGATTATAAAGCCAGTTCATTGATTCGGTACCGAGTCTTTCCTGAGAGAAGAATACATTCACGTATGATGAGTCGCATACAGCCTCTCTTACGGCATATAGATCAGTTCCATTTTCGTCCACGGGCTGGGTATGCATTATCAGAGCACACTTCTTAGCTTTCTCAACACCAATCTTATCGCAGAAGTTTCGGTAGGCTAATATAACATCACCGGGTGACTTACGTCTAATATTTCTAGAGTTCCAGAACACTACATAGTCGATCTCTTTGCCTTCAAAGATAGTCTTTCTAAACTCCTGATACTTGTCAAAGTTCTTATACTCAGGAGTGATAGGAAAGAAATACTTTTGATTGATGCCGTGAGGAACATATTCAATAATTTTCTTACCAGCAGCTTCTTCTAATACAAGCTTATTAATGTTGGTAGTCTGCTTAGAGATTCCCATCAGCAAGTCACAGCACTCGTAGTAAGCCTTATTGTATAGCGGAGCCGGATAATCGTCCCAGATATTCAAGTACAGCAAAGGAATTTGTTGCCTGATCTCTCTTTCGATATCATACAACCAAGTCCAGTACCTGGGATCGGTGAAGTGCAGTATTGCATCTGGCTTCTCAGTCCTGATAAGTTCCCTGACTATGTCAGCTGTCCCGTAACCGGATGTTGCATAAAGCTTAACACTAGCATCCTGAATTCCATTCTGTTTGTTTACATCTTCAGAGAGGTCGAAAGCTTTCTTCTCGTCAGGGTGCTTCATCGCCCCTCCTAGATTCACCCAGTTAAAGTGGTGGGAGGTACCTACTACAATCTCTCTCGCCATAGTAGCGACTCCGGAGTGCAGCCTTATATCATCACATAGCAGAAGAATCTTCTTTCGATTTTTCTGCTCAATATAACCAAATTTGTCTTGCATTATTTTATGTTTAAATCGTTCTGATTATGTACTTTGTTTCTAAACGTATCATCCGTAAGATAGAAAAAGATCGCTCTATCTGCCAACTTTTGGAATGAAAATTTATAGCGTACGCATTGAACTTTAAACTCATCGAATAACTGCTGCTCTACTTTGACGCTTGTCAGCTTTTTGTTGTCCATAGCCTTTGTTTTATATATACATATATAAATAGGCTGTGGCTACAGAATAGCTGCATTGCAGAGAGGGCTTTTGTTAAATGGACAGAATCTACAGTTGTTCTTTGATGCGTTCTTAGTAAAATCTTTTTCTATATATTCACCGGAGTTATTAAAGGCTTCCTCCACAAACCTATTCAAACCAGACATCACCTGTCCTCTTTTGATCTTTCCTGAAGCAGGTCGGAATTGCTGCACCCTCTTAGGTACGAACTCCCCTCCTTCAAATATTTTCCTTCTAACGATAAAAAATTCTACGTTGATGCTATCTACATCAGTACCGAACTGCTGGGCGAAGAATTCTTTATAGAATAGAATCTGAGAGATCTTAGTATCGCTTTTCTTCTCATAGTCACTCCATCCCTTGGTCGAAGTCTTGATATCTAATATCAAATACTTTCCTGTAACTTCGTTAAAGAAGACTAAGTCCAGGTAGGCTTTGAAGTATAGCCCGGGTTTAAGCTTCTGGATAAGCGGAATCTCTACCCCTACTAAGTATGTGCCCTTGGTGCTAAAGTAGATAGCTCGTTTCTTTTTTAGGTAGTCTAGTATCGCTATTCCGTCGTTGTGGAATTCCTGGAGCTGAGCTGGAGTGGTGAAGTCTTTGTTTCCGTTACTAAACCTCTCCTTCTTGTAAGTCTTCTTTAACCGGTCCATAAGATAGGCCGGTAGATCGATCTCATTAGAAGCTTTCACGGACTCATTAAAAAGTACATCAAGCCAGTTCTGGACTGTCTCATGAAGTGCAGTCCCGAAGACAGTATGGATGCTAGGAGTATAAGGTGCTAGCTTTTTCGGATACGAAAGGTACCACTGATGTGGACACGTACTGTAGATTGAGTATTGACTGTAGGAGATGTTTTTATTCTCCTTCGTGTCGTACTTCTCTACTTCATATTCACGAACCAGGCTTACCTCCTTAGGAAGTTTCTTTTTTGCCATCTTACTTCTTCCACATCCCCCTAGCTACTAACTGAGCTATGATGCCGTAGTTAGCCAGGTCCTGGTAAGTATCCATCAAGGATTCGTTCTGAACACTTCGTCGATTAATAAGCAGATTCTTCCATCGGCTTACTTTATCGGAGATCCGATACCAGAGCCCGGTCAGAGCAAAGCCAATCTCATCTTCAGTAGCGAGCTGGGTGCCTGCAGTGATGTTATGCATCCCGTAATCAAGGTGCTTCTTAGCAAAGAGTTCTAGTTGCTCTTGCTGGATCTGAGTATATCCGTTATAGATGGTCGGGTATTCTTTCTTTAGAATCTCAACGGCGCTCGCTTGAGCAGTAACTTTCTTATCATTCATAACCTTAATATACGAACTTTTGCTTAGAAGTTCAACTATTCTTTGAGCCTACTTACTATTTCTATATCTCTTTTATCTATCTTGTATCTCTTATCTCCTACAACAATATCCCAAGTACGTCCAGCCTTATTTACTACTTTCTCAATTTTCATGTCTTTGTAATAGTGACCGGGTTGTCGAGCTAATTTTTGATAACTGTCTCCTGAGTATGTTTTAGAAGGGGCAGCTGGTGGCTGTTCTATAGCTAGGTCTTCTTGGTGTAGTTCTTGAATACTTTCTCCTTCTAATATAGGAAGACTTTCAGGTACTTCCTCCTCTTCTTTAATCTTTAATTTAATCTGGGTAAATGCAAAATTAGCTGCTACTACTAGTGAAATTGCTAGGGGATCAAATACAAAAATTATAATTAAAAGCAAAGCATTTATAATCTTATCCATCGGTACTCCTGTTAATCCTGATAGATACTTTAATGGGCCTAGCTCCCCGGCTGTCTCATTACCGGTATTAGTACTTACTATATCAGTTTCATATGTAAAAAGTTGATCGTTAAACTTATCTACCTTAGCGTTAATTGCAGCTTGTCTCCCTATAGCCTGGTCTAACTGTTTTTCTAAAGCTGTTCTAGTAGCAGAAGATGTAGTAGTAATAAGGTTCCCGTCTTTATCCTTATATCGTATAACATTGTTAGCTAGTCCTGCTCTTAAATCACTCACCGCTCTGTTGATAGACTCTTTTTCAGAGGCATATACTGCTAGCTGCTCCTTTATGTTATCCCTCTTTGTCTCTATAAGGGCAATTTTAGCGTCAATATTGCTGGCTTTGTTAGCTGTTTCTTGATAAGCGGCTGATAAGAAGCCGTAGATGCCCATAGAAGTTATAATAATAAGCACTACAGTAGCAACTGCAAGGTATGTTCGCAGCCCTTTATTTAATTTATCCCAATACTGGTATAATAAAGAAGCTGTTACTAGTTTAGCTACTTCGAGAGAGCCGGCCATGATTGCTACTTCTAGAGCGGCGCCAGCAAATAACTTAGTTAATCCACTAACAGAATAAAATGCAGCGGATGCAGAGACTGATAGTGCTGATAGTCCTACAAGTATTGGGAAGAGGTATGGCTTTAACTTCTGCATATATTATAAATAGAAAAAGCCCGTAAGGGCCTTATCTTTTATTCTTTTCTTTCTCCTTTGTGAGGATCTATTCGATCTAAGATCTTATTTAGATCCCCTATCTGAATGTAGCCTGACATCGAAGCATTCTTAAGAGCACTTATAAGCTGTAGAAGTATGAAAGGTACGATAATGGTTTCAGATAACCAACTGGTACCTGCAAATCCTTTCTCTACCATCAGTATGACAGTCAGCAGCACCACCCAAGTTATTGCTCTCTGCAGCACCTTCACAGCCTTAAAGGTCTTGAAGCCCTCTCTCTTGATCCCGGCTATAATTCCGAAGAACCCATCCACAAACACTACAGCAATCAGAGCAAGATACTGCTCAAAATTACCCATTGTCAGCTCTAGAAAATAAGAGCAGCCGAATGAAAGAGAAGTGGTGATGGAAAGAAAGATGGCAGTTTGTTTCATTACTTTACGTACTCGAAGTACTTCTTGGTCTTGGCATTTCTGTCTTCAAGTCCGTGAGTACCGCCGTTGATGCGCTTGGTGAGCTCTAGGATAGCTGCATCGTTGATGCCCTTATCACAGATAGTCCATAGCTTATTTCTTTCAAAGAAAAACATAGCTGATTCGAAAGCATACTTAGTTGCAACCGTATCAGGGTTAGTCAAGACCTCGTCATTGCCTAAGTACTTTGCAAATGCTTCGTAGTTGGCTTTACCAGTCAACTGAAGAGCTCCTCTGCCTCTGAACTTGTATCCATCTCCTGATGCTTCAGCTCCGTTGCCCATCCTGTCGGCGTAGACTCGGTTTGCAATCTTTTCAGGCTGGCGGGCGTAAGACTCTTCGAGGTTACCGGGGAAGTACTTGCCGAAGATACCTTGCAGGCCTTGGGCGGAGTAGTTTAGGTTCTCTGAAAATGCTTTGAAGCCTCCTGTTTCGTGGGCTGTTTGAGCGAAGAAGTGAGCTGCTCTCACTGGAGTCAACTTATAAAACTCCATTGCTTTCTTCATTGTTCCGGGACCAAAAGCGCCGTCAGCAGCTATACCCATCTTCTCTTGTAAACTTTTTAAGCTCATAATCTAATTTTTAATCGTTATTCTCTTCTTTCTTTCCTCCGAAAATCTTTCCTGCCTCTGCAATACCAAATGCACCTAGCGTAATCATTACAAATGAATTAAAGATTGTATCGCTGATTACCAGTTGGTTACCTAAAATACCTGTTACTATGTCTGCTCCTGCGAAGATAGCCATCACCGAGAATGATAAAAAGCCAACGATTGTCTTCTCGTTGAAGTCATTTTTATCTTTAAAAATGTCCCAAAATGCCATAAATTTTTATTTAAAAAGTTAAACTTGTAGAACTAATTAAGAAAACAATTTACGGCAACCCTTTGATATAAATAGACCTACTTTAGGGCGTCAACGATAGCTTTCTTAACAGCTACTGAAAATTCTGTTCTTTCGAATGCAAGAGTCTCATCCTGGAGCTGCATTAGCGTAGCAGCAACGTTTGTATTAGCTCTACCTACTCCGTGGTGGACTGTCGAACCTATTGCGATATCTACTTCAACGATTGTTTTCTTCTGCTTAAACTCAAAAGGTCCTACTCTGATACCTTGAGTAGGTGCTTTAATTTCAGTCACCGTAACGTAAACCGGGCTAGCATTTTTATCGCTTTGGTCGCACAAAGGATTACCTCTTTCATTGAGAACGTCCTCGGTGATCTGTCTTAGTCCGAAAGTAAATTTTTGATTGTCGATACCGGCTAGGTTAGCATTCGAAGTTACGCTAGCTACGTAGAAGCACATGGCAAGGATTGGATTTATCATAATAGTAAATTAGTATTGGAGGGTAGCTTGGTTGTAATATCCAGATGATAATAAATAGAAGTTGTTTGTTCCTCCTGAGGTTGGTGTGAAGGTAAATGCACCGGTGGTACCTGGGATGGTGCTTCTGAGATCAGCCGTCCCTGTGTTCAAGCTAGTCCATTGTGAGTTTGTAAAGAGTAGAGTATTTTTTATAAAAGGTGCTCCGTTTATTACATCTGCTATCCAACAAATATCTCCTACTGTGAGCTTGCTGTCATTATTCAAATCGTACTTATGGTAATGGAAAGGCTTTAATGCTGTCTTTCCTAACACCACATCACCGGGTCCATCAAAGTCTGCGGTAGATAAATTAGAAGAGACTGTAGGCACTACTACTTCAATGTACCATTCCACTGAAGGATTGGTTGGGCGGCTGAAAGAGTATTGTCCATTAGCATTTGTGATTGATGTTGCATCCACAGCCCAGGCTGTTGTTGTAACTATGTATTCAAACTCTAGTACGTAAGGTAAACTCTGGTTGTTTGGTAGGTCATTCCATCTACCACTACCAACAAACTGAACGTAGTCTTCATTACCTGCGTTGTTTGGCTCTCCAGGATTCCAAGAAGAATATGAATAAGGTTCTCCTGTTACCCATCTCCATTGTCCTTCCGTTACTTCGTCTGTTAGTCCAATCCAGCCGGATGGCCATAGATTAAAAATAAAGCTATTTTCAGCTGCCGAAGTTACTGTTACTAGGTGTCCACCCATATTCTCACAAGCAGCTTTGGCTGTTAACCAAAATGCTGAACCTGTTGACCTATAGTAGGAGTGGCCGTTGTAATTCTGCTGATTTGTAAATCCTGTAATAGTAGGTGTAACTCTCTTGTAAAGTTTGACTGTTACTCCTGGTATTCCGGCTCCTGCATCAGTTCTGATAGTACCTGAGTGGGTAAATGTTTGCCCTATCAGAGATAGAGGTAGAATCAGTAGGAGTAGTATTTTCAATTTAAAAATCATAATTACAACCTATTGAAAGTATATAGGGAGTTGCCTTACGAAACCCAATAGTTTTATCTGAAGGAGAGTAGGTGTAGCAGCTTCTAAGTTTAGTCCCGAACATAAATTTGTCAGTCAGTTTATATTTTACTGAAGAGCCGTAGTATGCACTAAGGTTGAAATTATCCCAGTACCAAATATCTAATGCGCCTTCAAAGTCATCTAAATTAAAATAGTGTGTTCTTATAGAAGATAGTAAGAATAATTCGGGTCCTAATACAAATCTCTTATATTCAAATTCTTTCATTGCTATGAGCATCCCACTGTATTTTGTATAGGATGCAGCAGGATAAAATTGCTCAAACAAATAAAAATCATCGTGAGTATTGTCTCTGATAAAGAGAGTGTATCCAAGTTTGGTATTATTTCTAAACTCGTAAATCTGATTAAAATAAGGGCTTATTGCTACAGCCGAATGATCGGCAAATGCTGATACCGTCATTCCGTATGAGGTTGTTCTATCTATATTCTTAAGAGTTTTAGACCTACTATGACTGTACCCTACTTTGGTGTACTTGAAGAAAGGAGTATTGGATGCAAATATTCCATTTGTTACATTCTCTTTACCCCATTCATAGGTTAGGTTGTAACTCAATATCCTCATATCACCTAGGTACCCAACCGATACGTTGGAGCTACTCATAACATCGTTGTCAAAATCAATATACTGTATTGAAGTAACATCGGATATAGTCTGAGTATTCTCGGAAGTCTGAGCTAATATGTTTAAAGGTAGTAGAGCTAGTAGTACTAAGTTTTTCATAATAACATTTTTGTTCCTGTTGATATCTGGTAGTTAAGTATTTCTGCATTCCACTGATAGGCACCAGAGAAAGATATACTCCATTTAAATTTATCTGTTAGTTTAAAGTCTATGTTAGCAAGAGGTACCAGCAGCATCCCTGAACTGTACCACTGGCCTTGGTAGTAAAAGATGTAAGGAGAGTAAACCCCCAGCATCATTAAGTTCCCGCTTACCGTCCTACCTCCTTTAAAGTTAGTGAACCCTCCTCCGATCAAAGACCAGTTCTGGAACCAGCTCTTCCCCAGCTGCCCGGCCGTAAAGTTAGTCCCTGCCATCATCGTTACAGGACCTGCCTTTTGAGCTGTTAGAGCAGTGACTGTATTGAACCAATCGGTCTTAAAGTTACTCATCACCGAATTAGAGAATACCCCCATAAACCCTTTATGTTTGTAAGAACCGTATAGAGTAGTATTCAGGACATTCTCACCGGTAGTGTAATTCAGATTAACTCCTTTGATAAAGTTTTGCTTGGTATTGACATGGGTGATAGAGGAGTTGAACCTAAAATTATCTTGACCTGTGTCCCTGATGTTGCCGGAGTTCCTGATAGCGACAAAGTCACCGGAACCTATGAGAGCTCCTCTGCCTACTTTTTCTTGCCTGCTTTTTTGTTTTTGGCCACCGCCACCTCCTTTACCGCCTCCACCACCACTGGATGAACTTTCGGATTCACCACCCGATGCTGAGGTTGTATTTTCCTGGCCTCCGACTGCTCCTGCATCTGCACCACCGCCTTCTGTTGAGCCGCCTCCGCCCGAAGATGGAATAGATCCTCCGCCGCCTTCACCCTGACCGGAGGAAGGTTGACCTGATCCTGAACCACCCGATCCCGAACCGCCTGAGCCTGAGCCGCCTGAAGAACCAGAGCCTCCAGTTCCTGAACCTCCTCCGGAACCTCCCCCAGAACCCGAGCTAGAGCCACCGCCACCAGTACTACCGCTACCGCCACTCCCCCCAGTGCTCCCTCCGCTACCTGTAGAGCCTGATCCGGAACCACCGGAGCCAGTCCCAGCACCACCACCACCATTCCCAGAACCACTAGAACCGCTACCAGAAGAATTCGTACCATTGTCATTTGAATTAGAATTAGAGTTACCGCTTCCGGCCATGCCTCCACCCGGGATAGAGGAAGATCCTATACTCCCGCCAATGTTGGCTGCAATACCGACTATGCCTGATACGTTATTGACCGTATTAGTTCCAATAGCAGCATTTGATCCAGTTGCGATAGAACCCCCATTTCCAGCGCAGGGGTTGCTTCCAACAGGAGCAGCTGCATTAATGCCCTGTACCCATAACTCGAAGGCTCCAGACTGTAACTGGGTAGCTGTGAAGGTCTGATATTGCCCGGCATAAAAAAGAGTCACCGACCCGGAGGGCTGTGAGATAGTAATAGAGTTTAACGTCCCCGTACACGGGTCGGTGTAGTTGTAAATATACTGACTAAACCCTTTAAACCCTGTAAGAAGAAAAATTAAGACTATTCTCCATCTACCATCCATAAGTTTCCATCCGCTTGACAAGGTTTACTGTCGCAACCTCTAGCGCACGTTGTGTAGCAACACCTACTGTTGAACCGTCAAAGCCCATCTGAGGGTTCTTAAAGAATCCTTCTCCTACCTGAGTTGAAGTTCCTTGGCCTGAAGCAACTATGTACTGGGAGTTATCAACGTTCACCATCCTGATCTGAATACCAACGATGGTGGTGTTAGTCTTATTAGTCTTTCCCTTATCGTATGTTTCGGCATAAGATACAGAGAAGTCATAAATTTCAGCATAGACGATGTATTTCGGCAAAGCTATACCTTCCATTGAAAGCTTAGTTTTACCATCGCTAAGTCCATTTAATTCAGTCTCCCACGCATCTAGCATCTGAGTCTGTATTGCTTCTTTCTCTTCGGCGTAGCTAAAGCGACCTGTCTGTTCGAAGTTCTCAATTATTCTATTTGATACTCCCATCCCTACTCTCTTGTCTCTAAGCTCAGGAAACATATCCCATAACTCCTTATTGACATTAAGCTTAGATAGCTGAACGATCTGTCTCTCACCTGCAAAAGCTGGCAGAGAGTTTAAAGGTTCTGCTTTCTCAAACTCGGCCTGGTACTGCTGCACCCCAATCGAGGATTTGCAAGACGTAGCCATAGTCCCGACAAACATCAAGGATGCGATTACAAGTAGTATTCCTGCGGGAGCAAAAATGCTCTCAAGGATTTCGTCCTTCCTAGTTCTCATTCCGTACCGCCGGCCTGGTCAGCCTTCTTCTGTTTAAGACGAGCCATTCTCTCTTGAGGAGTTTCTTTCTTCTCTTCTGCAGGAGCTGCAGCTGGAGCTGGCTGGGCAGCAGGTACCTCTCTAACAGTCTCTCTGATGACAGTATTGGTTCTGGCAGGCTGCTGATCAGGTACATTAATAGTAATAGCAGGACCGGAGACGTTAACGCTCTGATTGTTAGACTGCTCTACAGGAGCTACCTGTTCAGTAGCTGCTCCTTCATCTTCTATACCTAGGATGGTATTGACCTGGGTGGAAGCCCAGATACCTATCCCGGTAACGGCTGTTCCTAGGACTCCTAGGATTGTTTTCTTTACTCCGGACATTCCGCCTTCTTGCTCTTCACTCATGACATTTTAGTATTTAATTATTTTGTAAACTTTATCTCTATCGTTCATAACCATTCTTACGAAGTAAGTTCCTCTGGGTAGGTCACCCATATAGATTCCTTTGACTTGGAAACCTAAATCAGTCTCTTCTATTTTTTCAGCTTTTAGAATCTGTCCCTGCATGTTAGCAACTACTATGGTGAGGGGCTGCTTGTCTTCGGTGTAGAATTCAGCTATAGCCCATCCGTTGGTAAGTTCTGTGATCGGGTTAGGGTAGACATAGAAGCCGTATATCTTCTCCAATGTGGCAGGGTCTAGAGCAGCTCTTCCGTTGATGATCGATCCATCGTTAGGAGAAGGCTTAACCGATAGGTCAACTGCTTTTTCGTTACCAGCTGCCTTATCAAAGATTCTGATCGGAGTAGAAGTCCATCCTAGGATTGATTTAACTCTGAATCTGAAAGTGAAAGCATTACTCATCGCCTCTAGCACTCCTGGGTTCAGCTTGTCTTCGTGACCGGCCCAGAACACTCTTCCCTTCTCAACACTGATCAGGCTAGTCCATTTAGCAGCTACTGGTCCTGCTTCTATGGAAGTAAATTCGAAGATGTTGGTGTCGTATTCAAAGCCCATCTGAGCTGCTCCGATCTTATTGCCGAAGGTGTACATGGTAACCGGTACGTCAACGAAGTTGTCAGTCGATAGTACTAACTTAGGGAACCTAAACTGAACTGTGTCTAACTTGTTTGAAAGATAGACTCCTGGGTCTAAGATGTACTGGGTAGTTCCATCACCGGTTGGGTCTTTCTTGGCAAGGATGGTGGCGGGGTTGTTATACCCGGTTGTAGTAGCATCACCGATCACATAAATGTAAGGGTTGATTGAGTCTAGTCTGTTAACGATTGTATCGATGCTGTACATTCTAGGATTGGTACTCCAGTTGGGAGCTGCTACTGCTGATTGAGCTGTTGCAAAACCATTAGGCCATTGCATTGCAACGTTATTGACTCCTGTAAACAATCCGCTCCAGGTAGTGCTCTGTAGAGCCAGTCTACTGAATACTGAGAAGCCGTCAGAGATGGTTACCGTTCCTGATTCATTGATATCACCAGCATACCACTCGGTACCTGCAAGAGTATCTTGACCGGTGACGTGGTTGGCTAATTTGTAAGCATCGGTTATAGAGATAGCACCTCCGTCTGACATCGTATCAGTACGAGAGGCAATCTTAAGATGCCAGTAGTTGGTATCAAGAGGATGGGTGAACTGTACTAAACCGCTTCCGTTGGTGGAATCAGAAGCGATAGACTGCCAAGTAGCTTGAGGAGTTGACTTAAGTCTCTTTGCTGCTGAAAACCAAACACCCTGTGCAGGAGATAGATCTGGGTTCTTAACCCTGATAGGGAAGGTTAGAGGTGTCATTTGGAATGCTCCTCCGTAGTTAAATAAGGTAAGAGCTACGTCCGTTCCGTTGCCTACTGTGGCTAGACTGGTGTAGGATCCGGCTCCGGTAGTGACTACAGGAGTAACAACTCCTTTGTAGTTTGCACCGTGAGTAAGTCTTAATTTAAACATCGCACCGTCATTCCAGTCGTAAGTAGTATTGGTACCGGTGTAGGTCGCTACTATGTTGAGATACCCGCTAGCATTTACATCGAAGTAAGATCCGTACTTATCGGCGATGGGCTGTGCTGTTGGACCCCAGAACATCGTCGCTCCAGAGAATTTAGTATTGTCGTAGTATAACCTAAACTGAACAGCTTTAACCGGACTTGCAGTCGGGTTGGCAAAGTGGATGTACACGTCAGTGTAAGTGGCTGGATAGTTACTCAGAGTAAACAGAGTATCAACCAATATAAAAGGGGTGGCGGAGTTAGGGGCTGGCAGTATTTCGTTGGCACCGTTCTGGGCTTGGGCTGTTGCTCCTATTAGTATAGCGAGGGCTACAAAAATTCTTTTCATAGAAAGTTATTAATTATATTTTGTCTTCTAAACAACAATTACTAATAACAATTCCTTAATAAATAGAAACAGGAAAAGGGACCTGAAGTCCCTCCCTAAAGAAAAGTTACCTTTTTAGTTACTCTTCTTCGTCCGTAAAATCATCGTAGATAGACTCCTGAAGTCCGTCATACATCCAGATCGGTTCGTTGAACTGAACTCTAATTTGTACTGTCTTGATCACCCGGCAAATCTTTTAACTCTTTGGGTAAAAATTCCGTGTTAACGTGTCCGCATGCCTTACACGCAAAGACCGGAATCGGAAGGTATGAGGTCTGTCCAGTCCCCGTTAAGAGGCCTGATACCTTTCGGATGTGGAGAGCCTGTTCAAAGTAAAGCCCTCCGCACTCCTCACACTCAACAGGGAGGGTCTGATCTAGGCTTACGTTCAAGTTAGGATTCACTACTTGCTAGATTTGCGGCCGTTGGAGGCTGTTCTCTTGGCAGCAGGAGTAGCTTCAACTGCAGTTGCAGTCGGTGCAGGAGCATTTTTTTTTGCTGCTGGCTTGCGAGTGCGGCTCGGTGAGCCCTTCACAGCTTTAGCGACATCGGAGGCTTGCTTACCTACTTCTTTTACAGCAACAACTACATCTTCAATCTCTTTTTCAATCCTTTCTGCTCTTACTTTGATCTGATGAACTTTCTCAACAATCTTTTCATCAACAGTAGTCTTACCTAATAACCAATTCCAAAAACGCTTTAACATAATTTTTACTTTTTTTATTTTATATAAATATATACGGATTTACTTTTCCTCTATTTAAATTTAGGAACGGCAACAGTTTTTTTTCCGTATTTTTTTTCTAGCATCAAATAAAGATCCTTAACACTATCGCCGTCAAGATTCATTATCTCATCCTGGACCTGCTCCTTAGTCAGGTCGTAGTTCTTTTTACAATCCTTATAAAGTCCTTCCAGGCGCTTGGTATCTTCTTTGATCTGATCTTCAAGCAGTCGCTTGCGCCGGGACATATTCAGACCCTGAGCTTCGTTAAACCCGGTAATATCATTCCTAGTCAAGTAGGCATGACGTAGCTTATGCTCCACAAGCTCGGCCTCGTACCCGTAATGAGGTAAGTCGTAGTCCCCGTTCATTACTTTATCCTTGAGGTGAGCATGAGCGAACAAAGGCTTCTTCTTAGTAACGTATCCCCTCCACCACATAAAGCGGTCGTAGGGCTTCTTAAAGCAGTTCTCGGCAAAGTAGTTCTCCAGCCACTCCACCGAGTGAACGGGCTTAAACGGGCACATATCTTCCATACCTAAAGATACGAAGAGCCTTTTAGTCCCCCAACTTAGTATACAAATACTTTTTCTAGCTTGGCACTATATTTGATTACATATAATCCTTTAAGTCTGTCGTAGGGTATATGTTTCCCAATATAGACTAAGTTACCGTACCAATCATAAATCTCATAAGTAACATCTAACTGCTCTTCGTTAACTGAGATAGTGTTACCGATCAAGTTTGTGTCGGTGAAGCTTGCTCCTGTGTCTAGTCCGCTAGTAGCTGATGGACGATAGTCAGGCTGTAGGTAGCTGTAGGGAGTGGTAAATAATCCAGTAGAAACTGCTAGAGTATCATTAGAAGTAAAATACCAGGCACCGGCATCAAAAGAAGGATTAGTGCCTCTGAGGATAAATTTACCGCTGCAGCCAGCAATCAGATTATTTTGGAACACTAACCTACTCTGTAGTGCATTTGTTTCTGTGGAAGTTCCGTCAATATGAATACCATCTTTAAAGTCTATAAAGACTGAGTTGAAGATTTTCATTTCACTGTTCCGGCGGAGTCTTAAAGCTCTTCTAAACTTAGGATCGACTGTAGCTTGTAGGTCACCTCTTAGTGGACCGATAGCAGTTACGTTAGAGAATGTAGCAGCTGTCTTAGGTCCGTTGTTAGAGCCGGAGCCGTCATTATCACATTCAAATCCTTCTGAGGTTGAACCTGATGACTGGTCAGCAATAAAAGGATCTCTAACAATTAAAGCAAATTGAACTTTACCTCTGTAGCCAAAATCGCAATCCATGTCGTCGTCCAGGTTGCGGTATGAAACCAAGTGCTTGCAATTTATAGTACCTCCAAACCATTCAAAGGCATCATCATTAGCAAACGATACTTGAACGTAATCTACTAGAGTACCTCTACCCACTGAACCAAATGTTATACCATTGATTTCCTTATCAGGCTGGTAAGCATACCCGGCAAATTCAATCCTGATATACCTTAGAACTCCTGAGGTGTCTTCATCGTTGTTGCCTCCGTATTGAGTATTTTTGGATGTAGGTAAACCTTCAATATAACCAATACCTGCAGGAGTACCTGAAGCAGTGTTAGCTGGCAGATTATTTTTAGCCTCACCTAATAGTACAATTCCTCCCCAGTCCCCGATTGATCTTTGACCCGGGATGGCATTTGAAGCAAATATGATTGGGCTGTTCTCTTGTCCGTCTGCAAATAGTCTACCCTTATTGGTTACAATCAAAGCAGAACCGGCTGCTGTCTTATCAAATAAAACTACAGTACCTGGCTGGATAGTAAGATTAGCTTTTACGTAGAGTGGGCCTTGAACTAAATAAGTCTTGTTGTTAGTCCAAGTAGTATTTGAAGTAATTGAATCCGATACTACATCAGTAGGAGTTGGATAGATTGTATACTGCGGGTCCCAGTTAGTCCAGCTGTCAGTCCACATCGGGGCCGGAGCTGGTTCAAATGCTCCTCTATATACTGTAGGAGTCCAAAATGAAGTTTGTGCAAGTAGGGTTGTTGAAATAAACCCAAATAGTAACGCTAGTTTTTTCATAATCGTTAAGTTAATTAATCTTATTATAAGATAGAATTAAACTCTCTTATCAAGTTTAACTTAAGTTTATGTTTAGTTTAAGTGTGGGCCTGCCAGGGCTCGAACCTGGGACCTGGGGATTATGAGTCCCTCGCTCTAACCGACTGAGCTACAGGCCCATTTTTGACATACTGGTAAATTAAGCGCTCATGGATGGATTCGAACCAACGACCAATAGATTAACAGTCTACTGCGCTACCACTGCGCCACATGAGCTTAAAAAAAAATAATGATAGGATTCCTGACTACCTACACGTCCTGGACATACCCCTTTTCACCCATGGTCCAACAGAGTAGCTAGTTCTGCTGTAATGACCAGCTGGCTTGACTACCAGCACCCGTTGCAAAGATCATAATTATCTCACTTGGCGGGACCTCATTGACTACCGGGTTGCGCATTCTACCCTATAGTTTGAGTGGTTTTAACTCATATGTCTGTATGACCCAACCTCACTGCTTTTCAGCAGATCGACCAGTGCCTTAAGGACTCTTAACCCTTTATTCAGCCACATTACTTTTGAGCGGTAAACAGGATTCGAACCTGCGACCCCGTACTTGGAAGGAACGTGCTCTACCAACTGAGCTATTACCGCATTAGAGCGAAAGACCGGGTTCGAACCGGCGACCCTGACCTTGGCAAGGTCATGCTCTACCAACTGAGCTACTTTCGCAAACGGTAGAGCTTTATCACCAACAAGGACTCACCTACTCTACCTGGTAGGAAACTTTACGCGATTAATCGACAACCTACAGGACCATTCGTGAGGTTAGCTTCCTCCAATGGTTGTTACCGTCCTAGTGCTAAATCAGGTAACTGCTGAGCCTCCAGACGGACTCGAACCGCCGACCTGCTGATTACAAATCAGCAGCTCTACCAACTGAGCTATGGAGGCAAATTGGGGAAGCATTTCGACGAGGCGCTTATTGGTTCACGCTCTTCCCCTGCTCTGTTGTTGACTTTTCCCACGTCAACCTAACCATCACCTTTCGGCTATTAGGATTTGGAGGCTAGACTCAGTATTATTCTGCAGCTGCTTCGTCACCTTCTGCTACTACAGTAGTATCTTCTACTACGGCGGTAGTGTCTACTGATACTTCTTCAACAGCTACTTCTTCGGTGTTAGCGCAAGAAGCAAGAGCGAGAACGGCAGCAGCCATAAGCATGAAATTTTTCATAACTTTGAATTTAATTAATTGATTAACTTATATAAATATATGAACTTACTTTGTACTTTCCAACTCTTCCTGGAGCTTAATTACTTCCCGGCGATTGGTAAAGGCGTTATGCATCCACATAAACCCGGTGATAACCCAGATTGCATGGCCGTATTCATTACGAGCAATTGCAAGGATTGTACCAACGGTGAACAAGGTGTACATAACCATGTAGAGAATTTTCTCTGCTTTTGACATAAGAAAGGGGGATTTAAAAGTTAGTCGGGATGACAGGATTCGAACCTGCGACCCTCTGGTCCCAAACCAGATGCGCTACCACCTGCGCTACATCCCGATGGCGGAGGCTCAGGGATTCGAACCCCGGGACCTGTTACAGTCAATAGTTTTCAAGACTACCGCAATCGACCACTCTGCCAAACCTCCAATATACAAAAGAAACAGGAACAACTTTATCAGGAATCTGACTAAGAAGCTTCACACACCAATAAGAGAGCTACTAAGTGTGTACCCTTGCGTCGCCGCTCTCCCGGCTAGTTGCTCTACGCCTCCTCTGTTTCTATAGCGGTGCGGACGGGACTCGAACCCGCGACCCCAGGCGTGACAGGCCTGTATTCTAACCGACTGAACTACCGCACCAAATTACCCCACCTGAGATTCCAGTGAGTAGATATTCCCGGTTTTTTGCTTTCAAAACCCTGCGGTTCTTACACCTTGAAAAAGTCAACACTACTGGGAGGAGGTGTGTCGCTCTCCTTTGTTCCCACGAAACCGGCGTTTAAGGATGTCCGGCCCAATACCCTATCCATTGTTTAAGTCTTGGATTAAAGACTCTGAGTATCTCTTACTCATTGTAGTCAGGACAGGATTTGAACCTGTAAGCCATTATTTAACTTCCTGTCAATTCAGGTCAATAGTTTAACTATCTTTTCGGTTGTTAACTCCGATATTAAGGTTGCTTTCATCTCGTGGCACGTAACCTACAAACCTGCGTCTACCAAAACTACTCATTGACCCCACAACGGATTCGAACCGTATCTATTGCTCCGACTGCGCGGGGTTGAAGTAGCCATTCCGCCACCTGACTATGTTGCTTGTCTTTCCAAGCTGTCAACCACTTGCATTTTGTTTAGTTGCAACAACTCAATGCCAATCCTCTTGTGGCTGATTGTGTAGTCAGGACAGGATTTGAACCTGTATAACTTTTACAATTAAAAGTTTAAACTTTCAGGCCTTACTACCTTAAGGCAGCAACCTATATGATTATTTTTCCCTCACATACTTTGGGTGCGTCTACCATTCCGCCACCTGACTAACGCATGTTTTCTTTATTCGCTATAATAAACATGCAAAAATATAGCCTCGTAGTCAGGACAGGAATCGAACCTGTTCTACCGCGTACATAGCCTGACACATAAAGTTCGTATGACTATCTCTTTAAGTTGCGATCACGGAGCCACTCCGCTCCTGACTATTTAAGAAGCTAAGGATTTTCACCTCCGGACATCTTTTATTGATACGTCTATCAATCAGATTGAAACGCGTATTGCGACACTTCTTAGTGGAGAATAACGGAGTCGAACCGTTGACCTACTGCGTGCAAGGCAGTCGCTCTAGCCAGCTGAGCTAATCCCCCTATCTAGTTGCGGGAGAAGGAATCGAACCTCCGACCCCAAGGTTATGAGCCTTGTGAGCTACCTCTGCTCTATCCCGCGATATAAGAAAGTGTTAACGAGTTTATGGCGTTCTTATGGTAGCCACCTATTCTATTCAAGTATATCGTACTCGATACTTCACCCTAGTAGGTCGGGTGGTTAACACTTTTGTAGTCGGTACGGGATTCGAACCCGTGTGTCTACCGTGAAAGGGTAACATCCTAGACCCCTAGATGAACCGACCATTGTGGTGATCTCGATTGGATTCGAACCAATGACCGTCGCATTAGAAGTGCGATGCTCTATCCAGCTGAGCTACGAGACCATATTTTTGTACCCCCGGGGAGAGTCGAACTCCCAAAACCTAGATCCTAAGTCTAGTACGTATGCCAGTTCCGTCACGAGGGCTTATTTAATTTTCCTACCTCTAAAGGTAGAAGTTTGGGAGTGGCAGTTAGGACATAGTATAAGTAGATTTTCTCTCGTATTATCAAGTGAATCTCCATTTATATGTTCTAACTCTAAAGCTAGAGGCTCTCCTTGCCACTCCCCACTATTTCCACATTTTTGACATCTATACTCTCTTTCCTGCAGAAGCCATTTCTTTACAATAGCTCTACCGATCTGTTTATCAACCTTTTGAAATACGTCATCAGCCTCTTTATAAATTTTAGCCTTCATACGTCCTTTCCCCGCTTGATTAGGATTAAAAACTCCGTACTTACGAGCATAGCTTCTAAAAGTATCGTAGCTCATTCCCAACAGTCTAGCAGCTTCTTGCATAGAGTTTGAAGCTTCTATAGCTTTTTGAAAGTCTTCTCGTGTTTCTTTTCTCATACCTCTTTTATATAAATAGGTAGAGGCTTGGAAAACACGAGAACGTGTCTAAGTTTTTTTACCAGTATGTCAAAGATCGTTGTTCTCTTTCAACTATATAAAGATACGAACGTTTTTACATTCTGGCAACTCTTTCAGAATTAATTTCTGATAATGTGATCGGCTGCTCTGGTTGCAATCTGCAGGGCAGGTTTGGTTGTAGACTTAAAGCCTGCAGCCGATACCCATCCTTTAGAAGCAGAGACTAATTTATTTGAAGCCTTATACTCATCATCATTAAAGTCAAGATCTATTGACTCCACCTTTAGAGGACTATTCTCCACAATAAATGTAGCAGTTTCGATTGACATTTCTGTCTCTCTCCAGAGCCTGCTCCAAAAATCTCTTACCAGAGGAACTCTTGTTTTGTAATACAGAACATGGCATCCTCTTGTTCTGTATCTCAGCACTACCGTAGTAGCGTAGATTGTCTCCGGACCCCTGTTCTGGGAGTCAGTACCAACGTAAATCTTTGTCTCTGGATATTCTTTTATGTAATCCAGAATGTAACTGATTAAGTTGATAGGTCTGCCGGTAGTACCGCTTTTAAATACCTTGTTCATGATTAATAACTAAAATGCGGAAGGTACAGGATTCGAACCTGTGGACCGGTTAACCCGATCAATAGTTTAGCAAACTACCGCTTTCGTCCACTCAGCCAACCTTCCTTTGTTTAGGGTGAATGACGGGAATCGAACCCGCGACCAATAGAACCACAATCTATTGCTCTACCAACTGAGCTACATCCACCATGTTTAAAATAAGAGAGTAACCAGGATCTTGTTTTATCCTATCATTAATCTTTGCCCCTACCTTGTCTAATCAGCTCACCATTATAGACTGTTTCGGGTTGCATCCTCGGTGGTGTAATGTTATAAGGCTGTAACCTTATAATCGTGCGAGATAAGGCGTACACCTTATATCTTCCACCTTAAGCTGTGATGTCCTGAGTTTCCTCTTCTTTTGAAGCGATAGGTCCTCTTATTTTAGTAGCGAGAGGCAGGATCGAACTGCCGACCTCAGGGTTATGAATCCTGCGCTCTAACCATCTGAGCTACCTCGCCATCTAGCACGCCCGGAAGGATTCGAACCCTCAACAAAGGTTTTGGAGACCCCTATGATACCCTTTCACTACAGACGCGTTTGTTACCCCGGATAGATTCGAACTACCATTAAATGAGTCAAAGTCATTTGTCCTGCCATTAGACGACGGGGTACTGTAGAGGTCCCGGCTGGATTCGAACCAGCGAGTGGCTGTTTTGCAAACAGTTCCCTTTGACCGCTTGGGTACAGGACCGTTGTTGGAAAGATAGGACTCGAACCTACGACCCCCTCGGTATCAGCGAGGTGCTCTAAACCAACTGAGCTACATTCCAGTGCTGTGGACCCGAACAGATTCGAACTGCTGACGCTCGCCTCTTCAGGGCGACGCTCTACCAACTGAGCTACGGGTCCTGTTTAGCGGTAAGTCGCTACCTACACATTCCTGATTTTTGACCGGTATTCTGGTACAGGTATTTGTTATAACCATCTTCAGTGCACCGGCAGGGAGTCGAACCCCGAACCTCTTGATCCGTAGTCAAGTGCTCTATCCAATTGAGCTACCAGTGCGAGTGTGGGGGCAGGTGGACTCGAACCACCGAACTCGAATGAGGAGGGAGTTACAGTCCCTTGCAATTGCCGCTATGCGATACCCCCGTTAAAAATTTAAGCTTGGCACGACGTCGGTGACCTATTAGTGCTAATTCATTCACCCGCTTCTACGTCTCCTCAACTCTTATCATCGATACCCTACTTCTAGCTGACAGTCTATTTTTCGGGAATCTCTTTACGAGATACAAGGAACTTAAATTTTGTGCCTGCAGAAGGACTCGAACCTCCGAACCCGAATGGGAGCTGATTTACAGTCAGCTGCAATTGCCGCTATGCGATACAGGCATTTTGTGCACCCTGAAGGATTCGAACCTCCGACCCTCTCGGTGTAAACGAGACGCTCTGAACCAACTGAGCTAAGGGTGCATTGTAGTCAGGACAGGATTCGAACCTGTATTTATACCACCATACACCTCTCTTTATGGTTGAGCCCGCAGAACTCTCGTTGTATGTGCGTTACCAATTCCGCCACCTAACTATTTTAGAAAAGATATGTGGTGTCGCTCCACTGCCTATACAACCTAAGAATTTCGCTCAGACAAAGCCGTACTAATTCGAATTGCTAACAACACTTTTTGAGTGTATATCCCTGTAGTCAGGACAGGATTCGAACCTGTATGGGATTTACTCTTTAGGATACCCTACCACTTGCAAGGAGATGTTGGCGTAGTTCCTTCTTCTCCGAGTGGCATTTGCGTCTACCATTTCGCCACCTGACTGTATGATGGAGTCGAACCATCGTAAACAAAGCGTAACATAAACTGACAACCACTCAGTTTTAGTTTTAAGCATCGTAGTCAGGACAGGATTTGAACCTGTACTCCCCAGCCGCCGTGTACCTTGCTGCAATAGGGATCGTGTGTACCCACTTAGCGTCTACCATTCCGCCACCTGACTATTTTAATTTATAGATTTGGTTGGTTATCCAACACCGCCACGTGGAGGCATCTACTTGGTGTCACGGGCTTCGTTGCTACTTCTATGTTTATCGGCCGTTACATATTTTCACCGTTGTTGTTTTATTTAAGTGTATATCCCCTACTTCACCCACCTGGATACCAACACTTTGTAGTCAGGACAGGATTCGAACCTGCACTCGGTGAAACATTTCGAACTGCTCATTCCGATGCCAACTTTTCCCGACTCCGATGTCTTTCCATCAGTATAGATTTAGTATTGACTTACCCGCAAACATGTACGAGCACTTGCCCCAAATCAAGGCTAGGTAGTCAGGACAGGATTCGAACCTGTAACTTTCGTAGATACCTCTTTGGCTCTCCCTACTGCGTCTACCATTCCGCCACCTGACTGTTTGCTGGACAGTGTGGGCTCGAACCACATCTTCTTGAGCCTAGGAACCTCAAGCTGCAATACCCTGCTCTGTCCAATAATACTCGTCTTTCCGAGCCGTCACCACTTTGATAGTTCCTCCAATATTACTCTTTGGTTGTGTTCATAGATGGTTCACTATGAATCGTAGTCAGGACAGGAATCGAACCTGTGTGTGAGCCTTCCAAGGACACTTGATCATCCATTGCTGGAGCAGTCTGTATCTCACCTGCTTTTTCGTGCGTCTACCATTCCGCCACCTGACTGTGTTGCGGTTTACTTTTAAGTAGTTACCACAAAACTACTCACTTTTTGATGGGCTCATCGATTAGGTGTCTCAGTCTAACCAGCACTTCGGAAGCATAACCGCCTGTGATCCCGGTGGGGCTCGAACCCACGGCCCGTACATTAAAAGTGTACTGCTCTACCAACTGAGCTACGGAATCATTTTTACCAGTATGTCAAAGAACTTCGCCGTGTTACCGACTCAGTGACCTAAAGATAGAACCGTTTTTACTTCAGTCCAACTTTTCGGCTATTTTTTTTTTTGTAACTACTTAAAAACAAAAAACCCGGCTTTGGGGGCCGGGCTTCTGTAGTCTCGTAGTTACTCTAAGACTGCTTCACCCGGCATACATAGGACCATCCTTCTCAATGCTCTGCACTGGAAGTGTCCACGACGCGTTATATGTAAAGCAGTGTCTCATCGTTATATAAATATATGAAGAATTTTTTATTAAGGCAACTTTTTTAAAAACTTTTTCTTTTGTACACCAGGCCGGACTCGAACCGGCACGAGCATTCCTGCCCAAGGGATTTTAAGTCCCTCATGTCTACCATTTCATCACTGGTGCTTGGTTTAGGAGTTTACTCCTCTTCCTCCTCTATATGGAGGACGTGTCCGCTCATAGGACTGTCGGGTGCCCAATTGTCGTATTCGTCAATCCAACTCATTTCGCATCCAACTCTTATCTCGTCTATACCGGGTCTTTTCCGCCCCGTGATCCCTTTGAATCATTTTCCGGCGTATCTTCTGTGCTAGAGCTCTCTCCTCTGCTGTCTCCCTTAGGCGCTTCATAATCATCCCAATACAAAAATCTAAAACCATTCATCTAGCTAAATATAATAACTTGTTTAATTTGATCCAACTGTTTGGGAGTATTTTGCGTAAGCTCTTTCGTAGGCTTCAGTAGAATCTTGGTAGTTCTCTCGCTTTAGATAACGCGAGGCAGTGTCCTGCCATTGAGTGAAAAAACCTTCCTTGTGAGCTAAGAACCCTAGTTCTTCAATCCGATTAAGATCCATTTTTAGTAAGACAAAATTAAACTAGAGATAGTACTAAGATAAATAGCCCCGAAGGTCTAAAGCTGCTAAGAAGAGTTTTAACCAAATAGTAGCTGCTTATGGAGCTGTTCAGCGAATACTTCGTGGATTGCTCCTGAGGCATCTTCTATACGGATGATAGCACCTTCTACTTCTACTACCTTACATACTGTAAAGCTGATTCTAGGATCTAGAACCTTGACTGTATCACCGGGCTTGAACTTCATCGCTGAGGAGTATTGGAGTTACCGTCCTGGGAGTCAGGGCGTCTTTTCTTTTTTAAAGAAGCGTAGCGATTGGACGCCCACTTATACCACTCCTGAAATGCCTCGTACCGGGCTTTGCTTGAAACTTTGCTCATTACATCATTGAATTAAAATCCATAGGGTCACTGCTCTTCTCCTTTAGGTTGCTTATAACGCATTCGGTTGTAAGCATAGTACCTGCAATTGAAGCTGCATTTTCTAATGCCAGGCGTGTTACCTTGGCAGGATCGATAATACCTTCCTCAAACATATCAACGTACTCTTCAGTCCGTAGATTAAAACCTTGCCAGGGATTACCCGTGTCAAGAACCTTAGCCTTGATGCCATCACAGTACTCGGTACTGTACCCGGCATTAGTCAGGATCTTAAAGAAGGGCTTATTGATAGCCTGCAGAAGGATATTATATCCGACCTCAGTAGAGGTGTTAGCGAAATGCAGATCACCTTTATTTGACTCCAGGAAGCGGCCGGCGTTAAGCAGTGCGATACCACCACCCGGCAAAATGCCCTCCTGCAAGGCTGCCTTAGTAGCATGCAGTGCATCCTCTACCCTATCTTTTTTCTCCTTCATCTCTAGTTCAGATTGACCTCCTACGTAAACGATCGCTACACCGCCTATTAGCCTACCTAACCGGTCCTGCAAGGACTCTTTTTCGAAAGGTGACTTTGAGTTATCGATCATAGCTTTGATCTCTTCAACCCGTTCCTGGATAGCTTCTGAGGTGCCTTTGCCGTCAACGATTGTAGTCTCTTCTTTCCCGATGGTGACCTTCCGGGCTGAACCTAGCCAGTCGGTATTGAACTTCTCAAGTCTCATTCCTTTCTCGGCTGATACTACTTGACCGCCGGTCAGTGTAGCGATATCCTCAAGGATAGCTTTTTTGCGATCTCCGAACTCAGGAGCCTTCACAGCCACCACCTGCAAGATACCTCTCATCTTATTGACCACCAGCGTTGATAAAGCCTCACCGTCGATGTCATCGGCGATAATAAGCAGAGCCTTGTTCTGTGCCGAGCAAGCCTCTAGTATAGGTAGCAGCTCTTTAGCAGCGGTAACCTTTTTATCCGTTATCAGCACCAGTGGATTAGTCAGAGCTGCAGTCATGCTATTGTTATCGGTAACAAAGTATATCGACTTGTAACCTCTATTGAATTGCATACCCTCAACAGTCTCTAGATAGGTCTCACCCGTCCTTGACTCTTCAATAGTAACGACTCCATCCCGGCCTACCTTATCCATTGCAGCAGCAATCAGCTCTCCGACCTCTGGGTCGTTGTTGGCTGAGATAGTAGCTACCTGTCTTAGCTGATTCTCGTCAGTGATTTCGCGGGCCTGTTTCTCCAGATACTCTACCACTCCTTTAGTAGCCTTGGCTACTCCTCGGCTGATATCAACAGCGTTATGTAAGTCTAGATACTCTAGACCCTCTCTGTAGATCTCGTACGCCAGAAGGGTTGAGGTAGTAGTACCGTCACCGGCTCCGTCAGCGGTCTTAATGGATGCTTGCTTTACCAGCTGGGCACCCATGTTCTCGATAGTATCTTCTAGCTCCATCGCCTTGGCAACCGTCACACCGTCCTTGGTTGAGGTCGGGTTACCGGCTGATTGCTCGATGATGACATTCCGGCCGTTAGGACCTAATGTCGAAGTTACTGCGTTGGCAAGCTGCTCAACTCCTGCTAGGAGCCGTAGACGGGCTTGATTTGAAAATTCTACTCTCTTACTCATTTTTCTGTTACTTTACAAAGGATTTCTCTTGATTGACCGATGTAGTATTCCTCACCGTCGAACTCTACTCGGATAGTTCCGATCTTAGGCAGCAGCACCACATCCCCAACATTTACGTTGACGGGAATGAATTTGCCGTATTCGGACATCCGACCGGGTCCTACTGCGATGACTTCACCCATCTCCGGGCGCTCTCTGCCCATATCAGCAATAATAATATTGCCGTACATCTGCTCGGACTGCTCGATAGGTTTTACAACTATCCGATCATTGAGCGGAATTAATTTTTTCATACTGGGATTCTATTATTGATTTGATTTAGAACAGTATCGTAAGCCTTGAGAAAGCTATTCAAGTCAACAGTAGACTGATTAAGATTCTCTACAAGCTTGTATTTTGCGATACGTTTGATAGCTACTTCCAGAGTACTGAAGTACCCAAGCGGGAGAGTAGAACCTTCGATCTGAACGGTGAATTGATTCTCATCTACACTAACGTAGTAAGGATTGATCATCTCATCCTTAATGGTAATTTGCGGCTTAATATGCCCAACTTTTTTTCCTCTTGTCATAACTATATTGATTAATACTTAAAGATACGAAAAAAATTGCAGGGGACCAAATGCAACTCTATTTAATCTCTACTTCGTGAGGCTTATTGCCTTCAGCATGAGAGATTGAAATAGTTAGTAATCCGTCTTTCATCTGAGCGTCAATGCTACTCAAATCAAATCGACGGGCGATCTTATAACCTAGATTGAACGATCGCTTACTAAGTCCTTTGTTGTAATAACGAACTTTAGTCTTATCGATCTGCTCTTCCACTTTATCGTGAATAATTCGAAGGACGTCACCTTCAATGGAGATTTTGGTATCTTGTTTCGAGAGGCCGGTAGCGGCGATCTCGAAGAATAACCCTTTTTCGTTTTCATAAATATCTACTGGATGTCCGATCTTTTGATCGATCGGGGATACAAACGTTGAGTTTGTGTTAAAGAAATCCTTAAAAAGGATATCGAATGTGGATGTATAATCTACAGTCCATGGGGTGTACTTGATGTGTGTCATAGTCCTAAGATCTATTTTTAATTAATAATTTAACATAACCTGACTCCCAGTCGGTGAGTCGTTTAGAGCGGTCCCCTGCTCTTTTATATAAATATATACAAATTAACTTTTATATACAACCCAACAACCTTCAGTTTCTCTCACCTCTAGTCCTAGTGGGTCAAAAAAATCATGTACAGCCTGCTTAACTTCCTCGCTCCAGCTATAGTCATGACCTGCAATACTTCCTTTTACTTTTGGAAACCATGCTTGAATATCAGCTAGTACACTTTGGTAGTCGTGGGCAGCATCAATAAATACAAAATCCAATGAAGCTGGCTGATAGAGCTTTACTGCCTGCAGCGATTCCATTCGGTAAGGAGTATACCATTCTTGTACTGGTTTCATATTAGTTATAAAGGTATCATAAAGCCAGTCTTGGTTAGTCAAGAGGTTGAGTTCAAAAGCTGAACTAGCAGGGTCCAAATGTTCTTCTGATCCCTCCCAGGTATCAATACAGTCAAACTTTATAGTTTTTCCCGAATTTGCTATTTCTACTGCCATGTAGGCTGCACTAGTTCCTTTCCAAACCCCTACCTCTACAAAATGTGCAGGAACTAAAGCTCTATTAACCATTTCAGAGTATAGATTTGGGTAAGTAAACCACCCTTGTATATTATGGTAAAAATGTTCCATTAGTTAAATAAAAATTTTTTCACAGCAGGTAATTTAAAAATAAGATCTGGAAGGTCTTCAGTGCTGTAAGGTTGAAGGATACTATCTTCTCTTCCTAGCGGATCAGTACTTTCGGGAGCCGGATTGTACTCGTCTATAAATTTATCAAGTTTATCGCTATCTAGATTTCCTATACCGTCAATCTTATCATTCCAGTGAGCGAAAGCTTTCTTTTTAATCTTACGTCTTTGAGGGTTTCCCATCCAGGTGAAGTGCCATCCCATAGTCGGGTGATCTTCCAGTATTAAATGAGAGTGAGTGTACTCTAATAAAGGTTTCCCTAATGTAGCAGATTCTCGTAAATCAGATAAAGACCACTTCTGTAAGTGAAAAGTTCCGCATACAAATCCTGCCCACCAGTGAGCTGGTTCGCCAGATGTTTTGTGCACTCGTAGATCTGCTCTCCCGTTAAGATTCACCATTGGAAGCCTTAATATTTTCTCAGGGAGGTTATATACTGAAGCGACATGGTGACTGATAACAGCTGGGTCGATAATCTCATCACAATCAGAGACAATAATTACATCTCCTTCCTGTATGAACTCTTGAACAGCATTGCGCTGCATTCTCTCTCGAACCCAGGGATCTGGTTCTTGATCGTATGAAGGCATTTTAACCTCTACAACCTGTACTTTATCAGTTAGAAGTCCTAGTTCCTTAAGAGTCTGTTTACAGGTTAGAGGTTTAGGATCTCCTTTGTGTGTATGGTCTCCTTCACAGATAATAAACTTATCTACGTGATCGTACAGAAGCTTGATACGTAACTCTAAAAGTTCTCGTTCGTTAAAGTATGGAAATGTATCTATTAGCACGTTAGAAATTTTAGTGTCCGTCTCGCCAATTATTGGTAATCTCAGGAGGTGCTTTTAGAGTTACTCCTTCTAGCTGGGTGGTGTTTTCCATGATCTCTTTTACGATAGGAGCTACTAACTCAGCCTGATGTTCCGGGACGTTGATTATGAGCTGGTCATGGACCTGAGCCTGGACTCGTCCGTCGATACCCATCTCTTTAAGTTTTCGATTGATCTGAATAGCAGCCCGGTTTACAACAGCCGCTGCTAGTGACTGCAGCTGATAGTTCAGGCAGTTATTAAGTCCGTTGCGATAATCCCTATACATGCTCATGACCTGTTCCTTGCCGTAAGTATTAGCGAGCTCATTCCTATATCTCCAGTCCATGATCTGATCTCCGTACTTAAGGTAGAGTCTCTGGACTTTAGGTAGGTGCCTCACTCGGCCTACTTTATTCTTAATAGAGCCGTGCTCTTTGACGTGCTGCCGGGAGTTGATCCTCCAGGCCTTAAGCTCAGGGAACCCATCCAAGTATCCGTCAACTAGTATCTGGGCTGCTTTCTGATCTATGTCAAGAGACTTTCCTAACGCGTAAGCCTCCATACCGTAAGCGATTCCTAGCGAGTAGGCCTTGGCTTTATTCCTTTTAACGGGATCAATCTTCTTAAGGTAGACCGGAGATTTTTTATCCGGACTAACTCCATTAGGGTAGTTGACTTTATCTAGTTCTAGCTTCTCGGCCTTAATAGCAACTGTAGAGTAGAAGTCCCATCCATTATTAAAGATATCTTGCAGACCCCTATCCCCGGATACTGAAGCAAAGCAGTGAGGTTCTAGTGACTCGTAGTCAGCATCAATTATCTTCCTTCCTTCTCCCGCTATCAAGAAAGCCCTAACAGCGTTATTGTACTTAACGATAATTGGAACGTCCTCACCCTCTTCCTTGGGTTTGGGTAGCTGCTGGGCGTCGGAACCGTATCGGCCGGAGACAGTACCGTGCTGCTTGAAGTAAAAGAAGTACTTCCCATCTTCGGCGTTATCAACAAATCGATCGATGTAAGTAGACTTAATCTTAAGAAGCTTATTATACACCCGGAGGTTTTCGGCCCAGGAGTGAGTCTTAGATAAATCCTCCAACATATCCATATCGAACTGGTCCTGACCTTTAGCGGTCTGAGACCTAGCCCGGATATTCATATACTTAAATGCTATCTCTCCTAGGTGCTTTTTAGACTGGATGTTAACATAGTCACCGTCGTTCTTTTGCTTCCATAAAGACATCGATATCTTCATAGCCTCCATAGTATCTAAGAGGTTTAGATCCCCGGTTAGTAAGTATTCCTTAGCAGGAGAATCTTCTAGCTCCTCTAAAGTCTTTTTGGTTATAGAGAACTTACCAGTCTTATCAGATTTAGGCAGAGAGAGGGAGTAGCGCTCGGCTAGTGTCTGTGCCCATGTACCTTTGTTAGAGGGCGGGAACTCATTTAGAGCAGTGTCTACAACCCATTCCTGACCGGCCTTAGTACCTATCAGAGATTTGAGAACGATCTGCTTATTCTCAGCCAAGTCTTTTAAGATCTCATCCCTGGTCTCAAGTAGCAAATCTATATTCAAGTCAACACCCATCTCCTCCATCGGGATAGTAACCTCCTTGTAGAGGGGCATTACTTCGTCTTCGAAGAAGAATTTCTCAAGACCCTCTCGTTGAAGGACGTCCATAAAATGACTACAGAGACGAAGAGTAAGGTCGGTATCAGCAGCAGCGTACTTCCCCAAAAGCTCCATGTCGGCTTTGTAAATCTCGTAGTTTTCCTTAGTAGCTGAACCTCCGTTGGCTTTAATAGATTCCTTGAGCAGGACCTGCTCTTCGTTGGCAGCTTTTTCGACGTCGAGTCCGATTTCATTCTGTACTGATATTGCTAGAGATTTAAGACCGAATACTCCCATCCCTGCTCCCTCCTCTTGGACGGTGTGGACTAGTAAGGCAGTATCTACCCATAAACTTTCCAGGAGGTCAACCTTATAGAAGTTTTTAGTAAAACGGCAGTCAAATGATGCGTTGTGCATCACAAGCTTCTTGCCGATTAACATAGGTAAGATTTTTTTTGCTATAGAGTGGCAAGGTACCCCTTCGATGTTAAGTTCATCTAGGGTACCGGTCTGGTGGTTCCAGGCCATAGTAGGGAGGTAGAACCCCATCCCGATATCCCCCGATACGGAGAATCCTATAATCTGACCTTTCCTCATATTGAGGGAGTCAGTCTCGGTATCATAAGCGATTACTTTTGATTCCTGGATGTGTTGGATTAAGAGGTTTACAGTCTCTTTATCGGTGACGAGGTAGTACTTTTTTTCTATTGACATATAGCTAAAGATAAGAAAGGCTCCCGAAGGAGCCAACTCTTATTGACGTAAAGTTTTCTTCATCCGCTTGGTAGGATCTTTGTACCAGCCCGGGATCAGATTAGCGTGCGTTGATCGGATAGGATTAATATCCAATCCTCCTCTTCGGGTGTAAAGACATGCTACCATCAAACCTTCAGGCTGATAAGCCTCAGTAAGGTGGGTAAAGATCATCTCACAAATCTCTTCGTGGAAGTGGGATACCTGGCGGTGAGAGACTATGTATTGGGCCAGTGATGCCTCATCAGGAACGTTCTTACCAATCATATGAATATAAACATCACCCCAATCCGGCTGATTGGTCACCCGGCAATTAGATCTTAGTAGATCAGATTCAATCTTCTTAACTACTACATCCTCTTTTGTGTGCCAGATCTTAAGCTGGGTAGCATCAGAATGGAAGGAAGTAAACTCTACTGCATCCAGATCAACCAAAGCACCGAGGGGAGTAAACTCTACAAACTGATACTCGTGAATATCGTTGCTGGTGAAGAACTTACAGGTCACCTCTCCTTGCAGGAGGTCGGTAAGATCTTTAGAGACCTGACTTTCGATAAACTCGATACACTCTCTAGCAGTCTCGCCGAAAGCAGTCATGTTAAAAGAGTTCAGATAAAGTTTAATTGACTTTGACTCTACGTGGAAAGGTGAGTCAGCAGGACATACAATCTTAAGCATCCCTGCTACCGGTAATCCTTTCTTAGTGATCGCCGAGACTTCGTAAGCATTCCAGACATCCACTCCTATAAAAGGTAGGCTCTCTTCTTTGATGCCGTAAGCCTCTCGGTTTAGGTAACGCGGGATCGCAACCAGCAACGAAGGATCGTACTGATCGGAGTACCCGGCACCTCCTACCTGGCCGAGGTGTTTGCTTGCAATCTCTACAACTGCACTTTGGTTCTTGTTATGGTCCATTATTTAATGTATTTAAGGATTTGATTTATTCTCTGCATAGGTGAGCCGGTCACAGCCAGGTAATGCCTGTCAGTCTGATCCAACTGGTATTTAAATTCTTGATCGATGATCTTTCTCCAATCTTCATCAACACTTCTTTCTCCGTCATCGATCGCCTGGAACTCGATAGGGAAATAAATATAGTGAGTATATTCATCCTGGACTCTCTTCCAAGTATCTTCTATGTACTCTAGGCCGGACTGGGAGAGTCCGGGCATATGACGGGAGTAAACTACTAAGTCTAAGTAGCAGCGATCTAAGATTAGGTTATAAGGCTTGAGTAATGCCTCTAGATGAAAGCTTGAGATAGCTAACTGAGTTTCGGTAGTACCGAGTTCGTTGATAGGGAAGCCATACCGAGCTACCGTCCTAGTACTCTCATTTACAAACTCCCACTTAGGGAGCTGATTCTTAAGCAGCTCATACACAGTCGTTTTACCAGTACTGCTAGCCCCTACTAATGCCAATCTCTTAATCATAACCTTTCTTTAAGGAATTCTACCCACATATCTACCGAAGTCTTATGCAAGATACGAAATAAACCCTCATGATCCAACAGCCTGATTCCTACTTCTCTTTCCATAAGAATCTCTCCTTCGTCTACCCCAGGAGTTACTTTATGAATAACGCAACCTCCTGTATTGTAATTTCCTTCGAAGGCTCGGATCTGAGGATCTTTACCTTTGAGTTCAGGGTACTTGGTTATAAGCCCTGGATGTCCGTTATACATCTCGTAATTAGTACAAATTTCCTCTGGTACTACTCTCAGCCATCCGTGAAGAGTAACTATCGGATCTTCTACCTGACAGAGATAATGAAAATACTCATACCCCTCTGGACTATTGGAGGTATAGTAAATCTTATCTTCAGGTATCCCGGAATTAATAATCCTAGCAGACTCAGGCCGGCGATTACTAATAATCATATCCGGCCACCTTCCTAAAGCTTCTGAGATCTGAACGATCTCGGAACCAGTCTGACTAAAGAATGCTACCCACTTGCGCGTTTCCATTTGCAAACCATCTAAAACGTGAGACATTATGACGAATGACCTCCATCTGAGTAGAAGTTACTTCAGAGTTAATCATGGTAAAGAGTTTCTGAGATTCTTTATTCCATAGCCCTTGATCCTTGTAGTAGACCTCCTTCAGGCCGTGGACTACTGGGTTGGAAGTATCTAAGGAGTAAATCCAATCGTAGTTAGCTTCGCGGTAAAATTGAAACTCTTGAGGTAGTCCGCAACCTAGAAGGTGGTGAGGCATATCAGTATTAATTACTCCGTCTTTAAGCATTCGACCTAGCAGCTGAACCCTACCCAGCATCCAGCTGACGTACTTATTAGGGTGAGGAAACTTTTCCTCGTAGTAGCTGTAGTCAAAAGAGATAGCAACCATATCAACTTGAGCTGAATTGATCATGTGATCGTAGCAGTTAGCGAGCTCGGTATAAGTCTTACCCTGCACAACCCCAATCTTCTTACATTCAGCGGGTACTTTGTGAGCATACCTAACATTCCACTCTGCCATATTAGACATAGTCTTCTTTACGTTCTCTAATGCGTCAGGAACAATATACCAGGTCGGCTTAAGTTCGTTGATCCAGTAAGTAAAACGCTCGGCATCAAAAGCTTCTTCAAGTTCAAAGATAGAATTATCTAAGATAACCTCCCTGCCTGCTGCTAAAGCGTCTTTGAACTGCTGAAGGTATTCAGGATCTTCTTCAAAGAGATGCACTAAAGCATAATCGTAATCAGTAAGTTCTTGCATCTTACCGAAGATGGCTTTTGGAGCTTCATGAGCTATCTTAATCATTTATCTTATTAATTACTGAATTTAATTCTTGCATTACTTCTTCAAGCTGTTTAATACTCTGGTCGACCTCCTGAGCAGTTTTCATCCTAAGAGCTTCGTCTACAAAGATAAGAGGTACAATCCATTGCTGCAACTCTTCTGAGAAAGTTTTATTTTGATCGATTAATTCCTGGGGTGTCATTGCTTGGCTTTTTTAATTTCTTTTTCAGTGAAGAATTGCTCGAGATTAGGGGCGAAGTAGTTAATAGACTTCATAACCTTATCGTCGGACTTTCGGTAGACAACATATCGGTCTCCTACCTGACGGTAGTAACACTCTCCATGCTCTTTAGATCTTTCCTCTACTGTAGCTTTTGCTTCTTCTTCAGTAGCACAGCTCTTAGACATATTCGAGGCCTGGACCTCTGCATAAGCTGGGACTAGTTTATCCTTGAGACCAAAGACCATAGTTGCGTTGCCAACTGCAACATACAGAAGATCACAAATAGCATCCAGTACCTCAACGATATCTTTATCCTTAATAGCCTGCTCCAACTCATCAGTCTCCTCCCTAATAAAGCTAACTACAAAGTCAGTAAGCTTTTTATCATTAGGGACGATAGGGGTGTAGTTGTTAGGTTTTCCAAAGGTAGAATTAAAAAGCTCTACCTCGTCAACAAATTTTACTTTTTCTACTTGCATGAGTATCCTTTTACAAACTCATAAAATTCAGCACGGGCTGAGTCTTCGTTTAAGAAGCTTCCTGATAACTTAGAAGTTTTCATAGAGGCTCCTGCGTGTTTTGTTCCTCTGCAGGAAACACAGTTGTGAGTAGCTTCAATCATAACAGCTACACCGATGTTATCCTCGCAAACGGTATTGACTGCGTTATGGATGGCGACCGTGAGCTGTTCTTGGATTGCTCCTCGGCGACCGAAATGCTCTACTACTCGGTTTAGTTTAGATAGCCCGATCACTTTGCCGCCCGGACCTGGGATATAAGCGATATGAACCCGGCCTTGAATGGCTTGATGATGGTGGGAGCACATAGAGGTTAAAGGGATATTACCTTCAAAGACTATCCCGTCGTAGTCGTCGGCAGGGAATGCCGTGATAGCGGGCATAGGATTGAATCGTCCGGCCCATAAATCGTTTACGTAAGCCTTAGCAACTCGGTTAGGGGTGTCGGAGGAGTTAGGATCGTTCTTCCAGTCAACACCCAGCGCATCTAGGAACTTTCCAAACGCCTGCGCAGCGTCTTGGATGATGCTAAGTTTTTCCTGCTCGGAAAGATGAATATCGATCATCTTATGCTTCTTGAACTTATCAGCGAGCTGGGTAGAGATGCCGTTAGCGAACCCGGCTTTAGCTAGTTCAACATCATAATGCTTTTTATCTGCCATATTAATTAGTGTTTTTAAGGTGGTGCTACGACACCGTTGTATAATATACGAAACTTATCTCAGAGTGCAAACACTCCATCTAAATTTCTTGAATAACCGTTTTCGTCATCCATCCCGTAACCCACCACCCATTCATCCTTGATAGACAAGGCATGGTAGCAGGTCTGTTGAGGGGCTGGAGAGGTTTCTCTTACAAGGAGAGTTATAATCGAGATAGAGGCAGGCTTCTTAACCTCCAGGTACTCAATTAGTGCTTTCATGGTAGAGCCTGTATCGTAGATATCATCTACCAAGTATACGTGTTTACCTTTGATAGGAGTCTCAAGGTCTTTAAGAATTTTGATATCACCTTGCTTAAACTGGGCTGTATAGCTTTTGACTCTTATAAAATCACACTCTACGTCAATTGACAGATTACGTACTAAGTCTGAGTAGAACATAAACGCTCCATTGAGAAGCCCTACCATGACTACGGGAGTTTTATCTCCCTGGTGTTCCGCGGAAATCTTTTTAGCAATTATCTTAATCTTAAGATCTATTTCCTGAGGTGTAAAAAGGTTACGCATTATTTAATAGCATTTCTGCATGGGCATTTATAAGTCTGAAGATCTGATGTGTTCGGTTGCACGTTCTTAAAATAGTAACATTCTCTATTATTTCCAACTTTTATTTCTTTGTAGTACCCTAAAGGTATAGCAGCACCGGTAGTAACTCTGACGGGTTCAGTCGGGTACTCTATTCTAATAAAGACCTTTAAACTTCCTTTTGTAGCTAATTCTCTTTCTCGGACCTCGAGTTTCTTCCAAACTCCTCTATTAAGGCTCTGGTGCTGCAAGCTAGAGTTTACGTAAGTAAAGGTAGAGAATAACATATCCCGGTTGCAGTTAAATGATGCAGCAGGAGCCATATGTCCTTTATCCCATTCATTTGCTTCATAATCTTTGTGATCTGAAGTGTGAATCTTTTTTTCTTTGTAGAACTCCATACCCGATCTTGAAGCTGTCCCGGTTGGACATAGTACCGTATATCGAATGGATCTTGGTCCTTCCAGAATCTCGGAGTAGTTTACAGTGAAATGGGTGTTGTTGAAGTAGACGCTATCCCGGAGCTGTGCAAGAAGGGGGACGGGAAGCAAAAGTAAGAACAGTAGGTTTTTCATTGTTAGTGGTGTTGTATAAATTTAAAAAAAGCTTTAGCTAACTGGTTAAGGAGACGTTTCATTGAACTCATATAAAATACTATTCGACGTCGAAAAAAAAGATCTGAAAAAATCTGCTTGATGCTATATCCCATCCGAAATAGTCATTACCGGAATGTATTAATTGACCGTCGAAGATTACCAGCCTATTATAGACATTTCCTACCGTATCTACTCTCTCAAAAGGTGTAGGATCAACAAAAGTTTTTTGATTAAATGTCCGCAGTTCATCCCCAGTCCCCCAAGCTATCTCGCTGGCATGTCTTACTTTAGTTTCTTTATGTCTGTAAAAGCTAGTGCCGCTCTGAGGAGGTGCATCGGGAGTTAGGTAAAGCACAGCAGCCCAAGATTGTTTGTCACAATGGTATACCATCTTAGTACCTGCTTCACAAGCTTGGAATCGCCCATTAATACCTACATCGTACCAGCCGGTACCTTCAGGTGTATGGTCTAAGATCTTCTTACCCATGATATCCTCAAAGCTTTCCTTAAGTCCGTCAAAAAGAAACTGTTTGCGAGTCCTCCAACCTACTGCGCCTTCTCCTTCAAAAAAGGTTTGAGATAGTGCATATTCTCGCATCGCATCAGGATTCTCATAAAAATCATCTACTACCCAGAACCGAGGCTTATCATGCTCTGATCTAGTTCCGATATTCCCAGATACTATCCCCCATTGAGACGATGTATCGCTGTCACGTTCAAAATACTGTTTCATAATTAAAATCCTAAATGCTTTTTTCTTGCGAATTCTAGATTAAAGGTTGTTGTAGTGATAGGAGTTCCGTGCCTTCCAAAAGGGTGCACTTGCGGGTTCGTCATTCTCCAGCCTGGACCCCATTTTTCGTACATATATTCAAAATTCAACACATTAATTTGGTCTAATTTTGTATTAAGTTCTGTGGAGTGTTTTTTTGTCTGAGCTCCGTCTCTGTAGTAGTCAGGGTCGGTAGATATTGCATGTCCGTGGTAGTACGGACTCTTTAGTCCTGCTAATCTGTTTATATTATTTTCAGGATTATTCCAATTCCATCTTGTAACTCTCATTATATAGTCTATATCCTCGCAGTAAGCAGGATAAAAGTTTTCATCAAACATACCTAACTTCTGGACTACTTTATCCTTGAGTAAGAATAGGTCGTATGCACCGTCGCCAAATTCACCTGCATTAGCGTGTATCATTTCAACTTCAGAATTTTGAGCTTCTGTGCAGATTTCTTCTAGGAGGCCAGGTGTAAAAGCTACATCGTGGCTTGCAAAAAGCCAGTAAGGTGCAGTTAAATTAGTTTTAATTATTAGGTTCCACGAAGCGGCTACTCCTAAGTTACTTGGCAGTTCAATTAAATAAATTTTTGAAATAAATTTATGTGGAGTTTCTGCAAGTTTGCGAAGCTGCTCTGTAAGCTCTCCTCTACCGTTATTATCTACAATAACAAATTTATCAACTGGAAAGTCTACACTATCTACTAGACGTTGTAACCATTCAAAGCCGTTAACAATTGGGGTTCCTATAACTGGAATTGAGTTCATATTACTTCTTCAAATTTAACTTTTTCAATCTCCCTACAAAAATAGAGCACACCATCCTTACGGAAGGTATGTGTACAAAACCAGTACTGTTTAAGAAGTTCAGCATCCCATTGGCGATCTTCTCTAACTGTTCTAAAAATTTTATACCAATCATCTCCTACGTTTATTGTCTCTCCGAGTTTCATGCTTTATCGGACTCCGTGCTTGAATTGAAACTTTTCACTCTCACTCTCTACCCCTAATCCGTCAAGGGTGATGTAGCTTAGCCTGTATCCGTAAGGGTGTATGGCGGCTATGATGCCGGAAGGTTCTATAACCTTAAGAGCCCATAACTGATGAAGTACCTGAAGGTAGTTGTGCGGCATTATTTTAACTCTTTTATTTCGTAGATATTCCCGGAGGTAGAGTTGGCCTGGAAAAGTTCTGCTAGCTTAGAAGCACTTTCAAAAGTCGTAAACTCCATAGAAATTCCTTCACTATCATTCACAAGGATAGTCCTGGGACTACCGTTGATGGTGGTGTGTTTAAGAATTATGTAGGGCATTAGACTTCTCTTTTAGTATCAAAAGCAATGATATGTTCCCGGCCTGTGAAGTTGTACATATTTTCAGTACACCAATTAATTACCATAGGATAAACACGGATTAGCTCTTCACGATTATCACCCGGGGGCATAATCCATATCTTGTCTTTTGGTACCTCTAGCTCATCCATAAATGATCTAATCTCAGTCCAAACATCAGGACGCTCAACAGGATTAACAACTACCTTCATATGGTAATCAGAATGATAAGCCATTGATTGCTTAATAGAATCTTTATTTAAACGTAAACGATTATGGGTATCAATAAACTTTTGATCTACAGTACTTCCTAAGGGTGTAGTAGCCCCCAAAACAGGTACGCTATTGCTAAATTTAGGACTGAAGCTAATAAGGCCAAGAGGGTAATCTGTTTCGACGAAATGACTTCCTTCAGTTTCAATAGTAATGATGATTTGTCTTTCATTTGCAAAATGAGTAAGTTCATTTACAATGGTAGGGTGCATCGAAGGAGAACCTCCAGTAAGCATCATCTCCTTAATTTCAGGATTAGCATCGTAAATATTGATAATATCCTGGAAGGTATATTTACCTTTTTCAGGGTGAATGCTTGTATACCAAGAATCGCACCAGCCCCCTTCACCGAAATAGCAGCGGTGGGTACAGCCGGTAGTCCTAACGGCGACAGTAGGTCTACCTGCCCTTGAACCTTCAGACTGTATGCAGGTATAAAGCTCTACAATAGGTAGAATCTTATTATAATCTTCAACTCTTTTTAGTGCCATAATTATGCTTTGTAAATTGCTGTATTCTTCTCATGCTCCCGGAACTCTACCTGTACTACTCTCACCCGGTGCTGGGTCTCAGCCTGGACGAAATCGTTTAACTTCCCGTGGAAGTATTCTGCAAAGCGTTCAGCTCCCGTATCAGGGATGACTCTCAACTGAATAAGTCCTCTTTCGTGCATTGCTTTAAAGTTTTCAAGCTCAGGATCATCTTCAGCTATAATGGTGGTATGATCGAGCATATAATCCATCCATGTCTTAGGATTCATTCCGTCTATATTACCTATAGCACGTTTCATACCTCCGAAATCCCATACCCAGTTCCTTTCGTCTAGTTCGCCTTCGAACCATACCTTCAGACTTACTCCGTACCCGTGCAGGAATCGGCAGTGAGTCCCTTCAGCTTTCCATTGACGGAACACCGTCGAGTAGCCGTCAAATACTTTAGTTGCTTGATAACTCATTTTAATAATTTTAAACCAGTTCTTCGATAATGCCGATCACTTCACTAAATATAAGAACGATAGCCGCAGCTACCAAATCGAAAGGAATGATTCCGTAACCTACAATCCTAACTCCGGACTTGATGAAAGAGATGATCTGGTGCCACTTCTGGTCAGGCATCTTCTCTAAACTCTTTGTAGTATATACAAATTCAGGGTTAAGGATTCTCTCCTTAGGGAGGACCGGTTCGGTCAGCAGCTGTTTTTTGCTCATTCTATTATAACTTTAAGTGTGTCTCCTACTATTTTTTGTTTACCGGTATCGTAGTTGTACCGTGTGCGGATG